ATTGTGGAGATAAAGATTCTCGACAATCTCGATTCAATCTTTGGTAATATATAGCTAACGAAAGGCGATAGAAAGGAGCCGACATGAAGGACAAGAAGCTACAGGAATCAATCAATTACGTTTGTTTCTGCTGCCCGTATATAGACGCTGAAACTGATGTGTCAGATAAGTATTGCGATAGGTGCATGGTTCGCAAGATGGTCGATTACTATGACGCATTGGAAAAGCATCCTTTTGATGTTGACATGCCAGAAGTGCAAGCTATTATCAATTACTAGGAGTGTTTGGGGTATACCATGAAACTCACTACTGGTGCCGATGTTATCAATTATGAGATTGCTCCCGCACTTGGAGAGTACGTTAACGACTTTGACCTTGCCGCTATCGTTGACGATGTTTATACGTATGATGAACATGATGGATATAAGCAGCGTGAGGATGTTGATTTTTGGGACGTTGTAAGCAAGCACGATATAAGCAAGACAGCCTAATGAAAATGGTATATACTTTTTTCACCATGTTGTTTATGGAGGTTTATTATGAATCTTTTTGGTGGTCTAGCGGAATATAAGTTCGCTGTTATTTCTACTGGTTATAGAAACGCCGCACTTTATGACATTACCTTGTTTAAAAGCCATGATGATGGACGAAAGTTTATGCGTGAATGTGCGCGAGAAATGCAAAAGAAGATAGGCGATGAACTTATAATTGACAATAACGGATGTAGCATTATCGTGTCTGATAAACATGGTAAATATATGCGCTGGACAATTGACTTGACGCGCAACCTACTTAATCGCGTGGAGATATGTAACTAATGTGTTAGATTGGACGGTTATGTGTGAGTATTGCGAGAAGAGTAAGAACATATACACCAAAGACAAAATGAGCGTTGTGTATATCGAGTGGGACGATTGTAAACCTAAGTTGGTCACTGTAAGTGGCGGGTTCAATTCGTGTACTATTAGAGTACCTATATTCTTCTGTCCCTTTTGCGGCAAGGAATTACGTGAATTAGATTAGAGCGGTTATTATGCCGCTCTTTTTTTATATGGAGAATTGTGTAGAGATTATGGAGGATCGCTATTACCACTTGTGTAGGTTGTTGTTGGCAGTATTATATAACTAACGAAAGGGAGCGGAAGAAAGGACGCAACCATGAGGGACGAGTTCAAGCGCAAGACCATGAGCAACAACCGTGGCGAGTTCGGTGGCTCCTACCACAACTCCGACCTCTATGGCGCTGGTCACACTAAGCGTATCAACGAGCAGAAGCGTAAGGAGAATCGCCGCGCTCGCCGCTCTATGAAGCAGGACTTTGAGCGCGTGTACCTTGGCGAGTGGTTGCATTGGTAACATTGTTTTTATCTATGTAACATTTCATATGTTACAACTCAAAAGATAACGTTACAAACAATTTGATTGGAGAATTGAAATGTTTATTCTTGTCAACCATAATCAGGAAACTGGCCTTGGTGTAATTGGCAGGTACGCCACGCGCGAGGATGCCGCGAATGAAATTGCCAAAGTTATTGTTGGGGACTATAAGGTTAATATTGATATGGATAGATTTATCACACCGCATAAACATGCGGGTGATGTTGATTTTAGATATAATGACGGCAATGCAATTGTCTGGTTCAATGGATATAATTGCTGCTGCTATGATTATCTTTTTGAAGATAATTGGATTATTATTGAGGTCAAAGGAGCATAGCAATATGGATAAGTATAGGCGCGTTAACAAGTGGTGGGAAGATAAAGACCGTGAGTGTGCTTTTTGCCATTCAAAACTTAGTGTGAAATATGACGTTCTGATTCTCGCGTCTAGCAATGGCAAGGTTAAGGACGGCTGGGTTTCGTGTTGTAATGAATGCGTATTGCGCTATGCGTTTGGGGCGGAGTAATTCGTCCCTTTTTGTTTTGGTGTCGTTTCAGCAATGAATTGAAATTACACTGAAATGAATTGTGTATGATCTGTGAAGGTGGAAAATCTCGGCTGTATCGCCTTGGATTAGAGTATTATATAGACATGGAAAGAACAGACGAGAAAGGAACTGCGATGGACATTCAGGTTAAAGAGTTCAACGGCAGGCACTATAAGATTTACAACGACACTTGGTATTGTCTTGATACGCCTGATAGGGTTATTCAGATTCTCGATGGTGCAATGAAAAACCATAAGCGTATTCGTGTTTTCTATGGAGATACTGAAACTGGTCGTGACTGGATGGAGATTTACGATACCATTGGTTATGTTAGCCGCAGTTGTGGTAACGTCAAGATTCCTTTGCTGATTAAGAATAGTCGTTCTATTGGCGGCACTGGTATTCTTGATGACAGCATTGTTAAGATTACTATTGACAAGGTTATTGTTTATCAGCAAAGTAATTATCGTTTGCCTAACATGGAGATTCGTGAAGCGAGTGATAACCTTAAAGCAATTGGATATAATTATTCTACATTTGAAGATGGAAAGAATGATTTTAATTGCAAGACCATGAAGCAGGCAGAAAATCACGTTGATTTTCTTAAAGGCAAACGCAATCGTGAGTTCTAGCAACTCTAATTGGAAGGATAGAACATTGTCTTATACTATGAACTTTGACTATGACGAGACGTACACCCTCATGCGTAAGTTTCGTGAGCTTACCAAACAAGAAGTCCGTATCATGGACTATCTTATGAAAATGTCCGTTTTCGAGGGGACGTATAGCGACCTTGCCAAAGCTATTGGCGATGAAACGCTATGCAGCAATGTACGTAAAGCGCTGTTGCATCTTCAAAGCATGGGTATCGTAAATATCGTAAACGTATATTATGAGGACGAAGCGAAAGAGCACAATACCAACCCCATGAAAGCGTGCTTTATCGTGGACGGATGGATGTACGCTTTTTTAATGGGTGGCTGGGACAAGGTTGAGTTCGGTACACGTGCTTAGACTTAACGTGTCTTAAATCGTATTACAGTGGCTTAGAGAGGTGGTTGCCATGAAGGTTGAGCAACTTAGCGATGATGAAATGTATGAGCTTAAAGACAAGCTATATACTGATTTTTACTACAATCAAGAAGCATTGCCGCAGATGATTGAGAGTGAGCGCAATGTTGTTGCGACTGCGACATACCCTAGCGACATTCCAAATTGGCTTATGTATAATCTTTTCCACGGTACAGAGTTTACCGAAGATGACTTTTGGTGTAACTTATAATTTTACCATATGGGAAAACTTCTTGTATCAAGGTAATTATATTCCCATATGGGAATATCTAATATCACGTCTCATAGGCGGCAACACTATCCCACGCCTTTTCTCACTTCTTTCCTTTCATTTGTGTTGCCGTCTATAAGGCGTGATATTTTTTGTGGAGAAAATATGAACTTGAAATATAGTTGACATGTAGTTACCAACTATATATACTATTAGGCAAGAAAAGAGAAAACCTTAGAGAAAGGTACTTTAATGAACGATACGATGAACCACAAGATTCAGACTTCAACCGCTTGTATCGGACATTTCATCGACACCACTATTTATGAAACCTACCTTGGTGAGCTTTGGGGTGGTATTCCCTACAACATGCGCGACAAGGCCGATGATGAGCTTGGTGAGAGCGCGGTTGCGTATATTGAATCTGCTATTTGTGATATTCTCCCGTCTGATTATGATGATGATTTTTATATTACGTATACTGGCACGTACCATCCGAAGTATTATAACTTTGAGACCGATTCGGTTCTGTTTGATTTTGCATACACGGATGGACTGTGTGAGTTTATGCTTGGCTACGCTGCCATGAACCGTAATAATTTTGAGGAGTTTCTTGAGAAGAAGTATACTTCTCACGATGGCTATGTATGTTTCACGCCTAACAACTGGGATGATTGGTATGATGGGTATGTAAAGGATGATTTTCGTTGCGTATCTGCCCTGCTTTATTTCATGCTTATTATGTGTTCTTGCGTAAACATTGACGATAACTATAATTTCGTTGACGAGAATACATATCAGATGGGGTTTGTAGAGAGCGCTACGCAGATTATTTCCGAAGGTTATACGCCTTATTCATACGCTGTGAAGTATGAGAACGGAATGGTTATAGCTGTTTTCAGCGATTATGATAATAACGGGGCTTTCTTCAGCTGCTATCTGGTTGATGCTAACGGCAACGTAATTAAGCATGAGCAGATGTCGGATGCTTACGAGGAGTTTAACGACAGTGCATTTGCCGCCTTTGAGTACGGCGATATTGAAAACCTTTTGGATGATGATTCGATTCTTTATCATCTTCGCAGTGAACCGTGCAGCGTTCCCGATATTCCCGAGCATGAGTGCTAATGTGTGATATGGCGTATTGCATTTGGAATAATTGTCAAGGTGCCTTTGCAGTCAAGAACAAAGCCGATTCTGAAAAGTTCAAAAAAGATATGCAAAAGCATCTTGACGCGCTATTTAATATGTGCAATAATCTATCGCAGGTTTATTAGTGTCCGCATAAAAGGAGTATAATATGCTGACTGCGATTTGCAAGAGTGTTGAAGATGCTGATTATTGGGCTTATGACGATACGATTGAGGACGTTCTTGAGGATATTGTCTATGTAACAGACAGTGAGCATTGTGCTGGCGAGCATGAGTGTGTGGCTTCTGCCCTTGATCCAAAGGGTAATGATTGGTATACTGATTCCTTACAGACAAATGAAATGATGTTGTCTGATGATGAATTGTTTGTGGTTACTTACTATGTCTATGATGGTAACGGTTCATTTGACGAGCTGGTTGATTTTGCTATCACTAAGAACGATATTATCAATAATGTCCTTACGAATAAGTATGTCGAGGGCGCTTATTATTGGACGTTTGGACAGATGCTAAAGACTACTAATGACTGGCTTAATGGCAAGTACGGTGAGTATGACGATTAGTTTTTAATTGTACCTTATACGGAAAAGTAAAACGTTTTAGCAGGGCTATTTAAGCCCTGCTTTCTTATCTACTTGATAGCTACTTTTATATGCAATACAATATAGTTAGACTAATGTAACATATAAAGGAGTGCTTATGTATGTCAAATATAAAGGCAAATGTACAGAAAAATGAACGCGCTATGCTTAATACGACAATAAACAAAGGCGTTTTAGATAGTTTTAAAGTCCATTGTAAAGGCGCTGGGATGCCTATGAACACGGTATTGGAGACGTTCATGGTACAGTTTGTATCGGGCGAGTTCGTGCTAAAGATAGGCAAAAGCAATAAGATTGATATTAAAGACTAGCATTTAGCTGGTCTTTTTTATTTGGAATATCTACTTGACAACTATATGATAAGTAGTATCATGTATGTTGATAGTCGGAAGAAAGGATAGACCGTGGGTATGAATAGCGATGACTGGAAAATTATAATCTTTTGTTTTATTTTTTGTACGACATTGCTTGTCTTAGAGTTTATCCATATATATAGTTAGGTTGGAAAATTATGAGTGATGTTGGTTTTATTGTCATGGAAGAGCCAATTATGATTCCACAAGCGGTTACGGAAAAGATTGATAGCACGCCTATTGAGATTGCTCAAGCCGCCAAGGACAAGGTGTATGTTGTATGGTATGACAATGGCTGTGCATACGAGGATGGCTATCAGGAGATTGATAGAATCTTTTCTAAATATGATGATGCCGCTAAGTATCTTGATGATTGTGGATGTTATAGGGATGTTCGAAATGGATATAATGGAGAATATATGATATGGTTTCCACCATATGACGTGGAATATCCTGATTTTGGACACTATACCATTCGTGAGTTTGATTTGTACTAATTGTTAGGAGAAAAAAATGTCTAAGATTCATCCACGTTGCTGCGCTAATTGCCGTAACTGTGAGCCGTTTGATAATGGCTTTGAGATTCAGGACGATGAAGCTGGTTATTGCAAGGCGCATGAGTGGGAGATTGTATACTTGGATGATGATTCGTGGTGTGATGATTTTGTAGCCGTAAAGTCTACCCGTGTGCGTGACGAGGATTGGGATTAGTATGGTGGAAAATAATAAGGTCGTACTCAATACAACTATTGACAAGGATGTCAAGGATGCTTTCAGCGCTTACTGTAAACAGGTTGGTTTCTCTATGAATACGGTGCTAGAGATTCTTATGCGACAGTTTGCAAATGGCGAGTTTCGTATTAAGTTTGAAAAGAATAAGTTGGATCTTGATTTAGAAGAATAATACCTTATATATAGGTTATAATAGATGGGTGGAATGTTTATCGTTCCACCCTTTTTTATTTTCAAAATTGACTGCAAAAATATGAGCTAACTACTTGATAACTACATTGATATAAGGTAGAATATAGTAAAGAAAGACGAGAGGAAGGGATTGATAATGGCTAGTCCAGCATTTGCGCCAGTTGTTGTGGAAGAAAAGCAGCAGAACAATATCATTCCGTTTAGCGTTATCATAGGCACCAAAGACGTTAAACCCAAAAGTCCGAAGGCTCGTGATAATAGCGGCGGATTAAAGCCTGCTGGTGTATCTTCTGAGGTGTATGCTTTCCGTACCGATGAAGAGATTAAGTCTATGATTGATGTGTTTGACAAGCATATCAATGAAGCCACCGATGAACATCATCGTCAGCTTGCCAGTCGGAATAAGCTACTGTTCGTTATCGGCATCAATGTCGGTCTGCGTGCAAGCGATTTGATTACGCTTAAATGGAGTTTCTTCTTGGACTGCGTTAAGGACGGGGAGTATAAGTTTAAGGACTTCTATACTTTGCAACCTAAAAAAACACGCAAGCAGAAGAAGTTTGTTAAGCTGTTCTTTAATAACACTGTCAAGAAGGTTGTCGTAGAGTACCTTAATGAATTTCCTGTGGATAATTTAAACGAGTATATGTTTAAATCCCGTGAGGGTGACGGTGCTATTGCGGCTACTACCCTTTGGCGTATCGTTAAGAGCGCGGCCAAGGAAGCTGGGATCAATCAGAATATCGGTAGCCATTCCTTGAGGAAATCATTCGGCTTTAGGGCGTGGCATGATGCGGAAGATAAGGATAAGGCGCTTGTCATTCTAAGCTATGTGTTCAACCATAGCAGCGTGGCTACTACACGAAAATACATCGGCATTATGGACGATGAAATCAAAGACGTGTTCGACAGTCTTGAGCTTGGTTACGATTTTATCTGATGAAAGGTGAGTATCATGGGTATCTTTGGTCGGAAAAAAGACATCACAAACATGGTATTTGATTGGAATTTGTACTGGGAAGATATTGAGAATGGCGTTGATAATAAAACCATAGTTAAGAAGATGGAAAACCTTGATTACTATGTGAGTAAGGCCGAACAGTCATACGGAAAAATTTCAGTAGCGGCATACGCAAAGTAATTGATATAAGGCGGTTGTTTTTTGACAGCCGCCTTTGTTTATTATAATCTTAGATATTGGAGAGTGTTGGAGTGGTAAAACAAAACCAATAGAAGGGAGCGCTTATCTTTGCGGAAAAATTTTGATGATTTTATACAGACATTTGATTCCGATAACACGGCAAAGGTAGCTAAATCATTATGTGTTATAGGCGAATATGATTATTCAAATTGCACACCTATTGATTTGCAGAATATCATATTAGGAATGAATCCTAATAGCCCAAAGGCTATAACGACTATTATATATATCCTTGGTTTGTATGCCAAATATCTTGGCAATAAAGATATGGAATATATGTTGAATGACTTGGATCGGAATATTCTTTGGTCATTAGCCAAACCAAATGCTTCTAAGAAATTTATTTCCAATACGCAGTTTGAAAAGATATACCATGATATAGGAATGTATGAGGACTATAACGGATTCTATATACAGACACTATTTAGAAGCCTATATGAAGGCATCTATAATGATGATATGAGCGTTGTGAAGAACCTTAGAGCGGAAAATATATGGTGGGATGGAGCAACGCTAAAGCCCGACAATGGTGAGTCGTATGATATATCTATATCGGAAAAATTAGCCGATGATTTGATTAAGCTGAGTGAAATTGATATATGGGAAAGACGGAACAGGTATGGTACATGCAAGATACCAATAGTTGGATTGCATGAAGACAGCTGTTTCAAGGTGGAGAATCGCAAAGGCAGTTCGGAATATTCCTATAGGTTCAGTTACTATAGGCTATTGCGGAATATATCTAAGAACTATGTTGGATATAATCTGTTGCCGCTACAGATATATGTGAGTGGAATAATGCACAGGATAACATTGGAATTAGACAAGTGTGGAATAAATATCAAAGATGCCTTTGCGGATAATAACAAGGATAGAAAAGTGAATGGAATAATTTCAGATGAATTGAAGCGCAGCATGTGCGATACGCCAGTGCGGAACTTCAGGGAAATGGTCAAAGGCCATATAGATATTTTCTCTTCTTAGATGGAATATTTTATATGATGCAAATGATATGGTTTGGTGCTAATATCTTAGTGTTGTGAAGTATTGCTATATTCTAAATATTTCACAACACACTTCTTGAGAGGAGCATTTGCATATGTTCGACTATAGTAAATACGGATTTTCCAATGGCGATAAGACCGAGCTTAAACGTGTTCTCGAAGACAAGATAGAGTTTGAATCGGTAAACATAGATACATATATAGCAAGACCATATACATTTATTTTAAGGTCTTTTGAAGAAAATGTCACAGCTTCGCTAGAGGACGATAGAATGATAATCAGACGGAATGACTGCTTTAAAACTACTATTTCAAATTTCTCTTTTGACAGCGTGTGTGACGTGCAGTTTAAATTGACGGAAGATTTTAGGTGTTCTATATTTTTTACCATTGCAAATATCTGCTATAATATCATTGCTTATGTTTGTTGATACATATTTAGTCCGCTGATGCAATGCGGACTGCTACGAAAAAAGTTTTCAAAATTTTCTAAAAAGTTGTTGACATAGATATAGGCACCGTGTAATATAGTTGATGTCAGAAAGAGACGCGGACAAACCGCAGATCAATCTGATGAGTACCTTGAGAAAAGAAGATGGAAAAAAGTTCAAAAAAGTTCTTGCAACTGATAAAGTTAGATGCTATAATATCTGACACAGAGAAACGAAAGTTTCCAGTTGCACCTTGATATTTACATAAAGTATCAGCGTTGAGAAATCAACGCGAAGGATTGTTTCAACCATGTGTATTCCAAATTCCATTGGGTCATGGACGTGTTCAAAGAGTTCCACTATAGAGGATACCCTATAGGTAGGCTTTGCCTGATGCAGGTAACTGACATCTTTAGAAGGGCAGGAGAGATGGAAAATCTCAACTGGGGGCAGACACGGTGCTGTGATGAAACGCAAGAAAATGGTATCGCTAACTGGTCGCTATCGTAATAGATATGAGGTACGCACTTCATTGAACCAAGTAGAGGATAGTGTGGCAGCTATGCCAATCGCTTGGAGTGCCACAAGATAGTTGTCCAATTGATGCTGGTAATCAGCTATAAGACCAGACGTGAGTACGAGTAGCCCAAACTTGGATAGTATAGAAGATTAATATGCTGAATGGTGGGTGAAAGTTGTTGGTAGCCAATCCAGCCATAGATTGACGCAAGTTGGGATGGAAAGATACGAGGTCGCTCCTTGTGTCTCAGCTCCATTTCCTATGTGACCGAATTACCACTACGTTTTATGAAGGTAAGGCGAAGGCCTGAGACAATCTTTCGCGTTGGTTTGCTTGACCGACAAAGCGAGGTTCGATTCTGTATTAGGTTTTTGGTTGCTTTGCTGATACAGATGGTGCGGTACGATTCCGCAGACGGAAAATACAATGGCTCCTTTCAGTTTGGTTTCATGGTTTCTGCAATTTAATTCAAAGTATTTTCCGTCAACGCTCAGTCCCAAGTCCTACGATGGAGATAGCTACCTGACAGGTCTTGGGCGCATGGTGGCGGCGTAATGTCATCCCTTGTCTTAACGGAGGAGGCGGACTGTTAAGCGTACACCGTTGCGTAAATCGGTAGCGTTGGAAGGTCTGCCAGCGCGGACGGTATTTAAAATAAGTGACCCCTCTGGTAGCTGGTGAGGACGTTAGTAAGCTACCACCGTCTATGGAATATATATGTTTTTGCATCTTTTCGATTGTTCAGAATAGCGCGATAGATGGCGTTCTGGCCGTATATATTCCATAGACGGTAATGTGAACTGGCGGTGTGGCGCAAACGGTACACGCTATGCTTTAATGGGCAAAACAGGTCGCTCCTGTATGTTGGTTCAAATCCAACCACTGCCATACATTACCGTCTATTTTATGGCTATGGGAGATTAGCACAACGGTTAGGGCAATCTGCTTATAACGGATTGAAGAGTGTTCGACTCACTCATCTCCCACCATATTCGGGGTTGTAGCTCAGTTGGTAGAGCAGGGGACTTTTAATCCCAAGGTCGTGGGTTCGACACCCACCGACCCCACCACGGACGCATGGCGCAGCTGGTCAGCGCAGATGCTTTACACGCATAAGGTCGTAGGTTCAAATCCTACTGCGTCCACCAATTGCCGCAGTAATCCTTTAAAGACAAGGGTTGGACTGTAAATCCAATGTCTATGACTGGCTAGGAGCGTTACCTAGGTGCGGCACCAATTGTCGGATTCGTCTAACGGTTAGGACATCACCCTTTCAAGGTGGAAACACGGGTTCGATTCCCGTATCCGATACCAAACTCGGGGAAGTGATGGAATGGCAGACATCGGAGACTTAAAATCTCTTGCTCGTAGAGCGTGAGGGTTCGAATCCCTTCTTCCCTACCAGATATATTAAGATATGATATTATATCTTTTATATAAGACAATTGATTGTGTGCGCTATTAACTCAGATGGATAGAGTGACAGACTTCTAATCTGTAGGTCGTAGGTTCGAATCCTACATGGCGCACACAATCAATTGTACAATTGCCGATGTAGCTCAATTGGCAGAGCAGCTGATTTGTAATCAGCAGGTTGCAGGTTCGATTCCTGTCATCGGCTCCGTGATTTTTATTGTCATAATTGACATTGTATAATAATTGGGGCGTGGATATAGTCACGATATAGCTTGATTTTCATGGATGATGATGGCTCAACTGTCTCTGGTTCGAGTCCAGACGTGTCTCAGTATAGACGGAAAATAAGTAGCCATGTACTTATTATTATGTTATTTTACAAAAAGACATGTGGTGTAGTCGGTAACGCACCCCGCAACAAGGAGACATGGCGTAAAGGTAGCGCAACACACTGCTAATGTGTCCTAGAGAAATCTAGTCTGGGTTCGATTCCCAGTGTCTCTGCCATTTATATCCTGCCCCTATTGGCAGTGGGTTTCAAGATTGTCCCGAAAACAATCTTTTGCGGAAGAATAGGCAACACCGCATAGCCATTCGAGAGGATGGCAAGCCTTCTTGCTAGGAGATAAGCAAGTGCTTTCACGGAGTAATTGGTGAGCTGAAACACCGTAAACAGACCCTCTGGATGTGCCGTGAATACGCATCCTGTTTTTTTTGTTTGAATGTTGTACGTAGAAAGGGTTGGTATGATAACGTTTGTTGTCGGAATTATTGCATTGCTTATTGCAATTCCATTCATTGTCTTTGATATTCGCACAAAGATTCCCGAACCTGTCGAGGACACCAATATTCTTGGGAAGTCATATATTAAAAACGAGACTGATATTAAGACTGTAAAGTTTGCGCACACTTGCGCTCGTGGCGTTGCAGTAGTATGTATTGCCTTTGCCTTTGCATTTATCGGCGGTTCTTGCATCTATACACAGGACACTGGTGAGGTTTGCGTAATTCGTAATCTCGGTGGTTCTCTTGCTGATTCAACTTCTGAAGCTGGTTTCCATATCAAGATGCCTTGGCAAGATGTTATTACGTATGATGTACGCAACAATCTTATCAATTTCTATGGTGATACCGATTATAAGGTTGATGGCGGCTCATATGAGGGCAAGCAGGTATCAATCAATGATAAGTCTGGTGCCAGTGCCAACATTGATATTCAGGTTAACTATAGTTTAAATCCAGACTCAGCACTTAATCTTTATTCTGAGTACGGTACTCAGGAGAGTTTTGTCGAGAAGTATATTTCTAATGATGTCCGCGCTGTTACCCGCGAGGTTTCTGGCAAGTTTGATACCGTTACCATGCTGACCGATCGCTCGCAATTCACTAAGGCGGTTCAGGATGCACTGACTAAGAAGTGGAATAAAATCGGTCTTACTGTTGAGCAGGTAAGCGTACAGGATGTACGCTATCCTAAGTCTATTACCGATAGCTATTCACAGGCTCAGGCGGCTGAAGTGGCAAAGCAGAAGGCGCAGAATGAGCAGGAGACTGCCAAGGTTCAGGCTGAGACTAAGAAGATTGAAGCTCAGGGTGAAGCAGATGCGAACCGCGTGCTTGCTGAATCTTTGACCGATTCTGTTATTCAACAGAATTACATCGATGCACTGAAGGAAATCGGTGCTAACGGAAATCTAGTGGTGGTTCCAGAAGGTTCTACGCCAATGGTGAACACTGGAAAGTAACACAAACGCCTTGGAAATTCTTCGGATTGCCCATGAAAGACAGATGGCTTCGGTCATGTGCAAGTAAATGACAGGTTCATTGAAAGCTTAATGCGAAAGCGATAGTGTTTAATATATGTAGAGAGGGTGTGCTGAAAGGTGCGCCCTCTTTTTTTGTGCCTAGATGATATAATATATACAGAAGGTAAGCGTATTGGAGAGTGTATATGCCGACATTTATATGTACAGTGTGTCAAAACAGAATCAAAGAACATGGAAGTAGTGTTCTCTGTGGATATGATAACGAGTTGCATGATATGATTGAGGACACGACTAAGATGTATGATAAGTCATTTCTGTGTCCCAATTTCATACATGTGCGCGGAAGAAACATAGACACGTGTAAGTCAAAGAAGACGTACTCATGTAGGTATGATGCTTTGTATGCCGCAATGAAGATATTTAAAGGCTCTGGTAACGTCTTAATGCCGTATAGGTGCAAGGTGTGTAAGAGGTGGCATCTGACACACAGCTGCAATGACGGATACAATCCGCAAAAAGAATACATAGATGCAAGGAATAAAAATAGGTTATACGATTAGGGTTTATAGTGAAGTTTTCTAAGTTTGATATGCGAATGTTTAATGAAGCACGTAAAGAAGCAATGAAAAGCACGTACAAGAGACGTTCCCAACATGTCGGTGCGGTGATAACATACAAGGGACATATCATAGGACGCGGGTGTAATAGCGATAAGACACATCCTCTGCAAAAAGAGTTCAATAGATATAGGGATTATAACAACGCCGACATATATTCGCCAGATAAACTTCACGCCGAAATCTCTGCAATATGTTCTGTCTCATACACTATTGGAATAAATGTAAGGTGGGACAAGGCGAACATTTATATCTATAGACCGATGAATGATTCTAAGATGGCGTGCGCAAAGCCATGTCCAGCATGTACGAACGCATTGAAGAGCCTTGGGATAAAGAATATCTACTATACCGATAGCGATGGATACAGCTATCTACAGCTCAATATGTAATTATTTTGTGAAGAGAGTTCCATTTATGTTACTTTTCTGATATAATATCATAAGAATAAAACAGAATTTTCTGATGGAAGATTCTTTGTGATGTAAATAGATTGAAAGAAAGTTGGAATATGATATATGGAAACACCCATTAAAGAACAAACAGTAGAAAATGATGATTTCTACTATAATTTTTATGGTTGTCTTGATATTGAGATATCAGATGCGGATTATGAGTGCGATCATGTTGGTGATTGTTCGTTGGAAGCTATTGAATGGTTATTGGAAAACGAATATAAACTTAGAGAGTTTTCTAATGGCGAGACAGATGAAATGAATAGAATCATTGATGATGCGCTTAACGATGCGAACCCATATTATTTGTTAAACGAAGAAAAGGAATTGGCAGATTATTATTCATATGAAAACATGTGTGTTTCTGATGAAGAAATTAACCAAAATTTGATTGATTATGATCTTGATGATAGAATTATCAGTAACATGATGGTCAAAGAATTTACCGACAGCTTAAACGATAATGAAAAATATATTTTATCATGTCTATTAAATGGGATGACACATCAAGAGATTAGTGATACAATGGATTGTACAAGACAGAATGTCACTAGGACTGTGGAAAGACTCGGCACAAAAGCTATTGATTTTCTGTCTTATAATTAAGGTTATATGCCAATAGAAAGGTGATTTATTATGGCACGTACAAAGAATACGGTAACTCAGGCTGTTGTAGATGAACTTATTGAGAGTTCCGATATTGCAATTACCAAGGCATTTGATAAGTGTACTATTGTGGCATGTCAGCTGCCAAATGGTTTTGTAATTGTCGAATCTTCTTCTTGCGTTGATCCTGCTAATTATGATGAAGATATGGGTATTGACATTTGCATGAAGAATATTGAGCGCAAGGTGTGGGAGCTTGAGGGCTATCTCCTACAGAACAAACTATACCATTATTCAGATGTTTCCGATGGCGATGATGTCGTTGATGAGCAAGATTGCGATGGAGATTGCGAGCATTGCGACCTATATGATTCTCAGGACGAGGATGATGTAAAGGATGAGCCGAAGCGCAAGAATCATGATGATGAGGACGATGATTATTGGGATAAGCTCATTCAGACTTACAGTGATTATCTAGATTATGTTGATGATTATCTTGATGATTTAGCGCGTCATAGTCATAAGCGCCGCTATCGTGAGTTTAATCCTTATCGTAATGACTATTATAATAAGGTTTACTGCTAAACAATAGAATACATATAAATTATATGGAGAATGGTTTGGATAATATGTATTCTGATAGAATACTAGTCGCTGCTATTCTCCATATTGTTAAGGAGTTAATGTATGTACTTAGACAATGCAGGAACTACTATGGTTAACACAGAAGTTCTTGAAGCCATGATGCCATATTTGAAGGACGAGTTTTATAATCCTTCTGCTATTTATAGTAGCGGCGCTAGGGTCAAGCACGCCATTGAAGATTCACGCCAGACGATTGCAAATTTCATCAATGCGGATGTAGATGAAATCTATTTCACTTCTGGCAGTTCTGAAAGCAATTGCTGGGCTATTCAGGGTTATGTGCTTGCTGGTATGATGGATATTTCCAGTACTTCCATTGTTACAACCAAGATTGAGCACAAGTCTATCATGGAATGTGTTGATGCTATGGAGCGACTTGGTAGCAGTACTTACTATTGTGATGTAACATATCTTGATGTTGATGAATTTGGGTTTGTAGATGTAGACCAACTTGAGTCTGTATTCGAAGAGCGTGAAGAACCTACTTATTATGATGTTTTAGTGTCGATTCAGATGGCGAATAACGAGGTTGGCACTATTCAGAACATCGTGGATGTCTCTGAGATTGTTCATAAATATGGTGGCGTTCTTCATGTAGATGCAACGCAAGCCTTTGGACAGATTCCTATTGATGTTAAGGAAATGGGTATTGATATGTTAAGCGCATCGGCACATAAGGTTGGAGGTGTTAAAGGGGTTGGGTTCTTATACAAGAAAAACGGCATTGAAATTCAGCCCATTATCTATGGTAGCCAGAATTCTGGACTTAGAGGGGGAACTGAAAATGTTGCTGGTATTGTCGGCTTTGCGAAAGCCGTTGAACTCGCATTTGAGGAAATGGAAAATAAAGATGCCATATGTATGAAGCGTAATTATTTCATGCGTGAGCTTGTCACAAGAGGATGTGTTCCAAATGGCAGTTTAGCGTCAAGACTGCCAAATAATATTAATGTAAGGTTGCCTGAAGGCATTGGTTCAGAAGAGCTTTTGTATATGCTTGACCTAGATGATATTCAATGCAGCACTGGTTCTGCCTGCAATAGTCATTCTAAGAAGCCGTCTTATGTTCTCAAAGCCCTTGGATTAACGGATGAAGAATGTGCAAGGTCTATTAGATTTACAATTTCTTCTGATATTACATTTGAGGGTATTGATTGTGTTGTTGGAAAAATAGAAAAGGCTATGAAGATTATGAGGAGCAGCAACTAAATGTGTTGCATGTAGTGGTTTGAAACTAAAATAGTTGCTATCATATGATAACAACAGGTTAAGCATAGTAGAAAGGTTGCAATATGCTAGTAAATGGTGAGCGTGCATTGGCTTATCCAGTTATTATTGAAGAGATTAAGCCGATTCCAAATTATGACCGCGTAGAGCACGCGCGTGTTGGCGGCTGGTGGATTATTGTCCAGAAAAATCAGTTTAATGTTGGTGATAAGGCTCTGTATATCGAGACTGATTCGCTTGTTCCCAGTAACGATGAGCGTTTTGAGTTCCTTGATAAGAAGCATTATAAGGTTAAGACCATTAAGATGTGTAAGGTCTATTCACAGGGCTTGCTTATGCCTATTGATGTGTTCCCTGAGATTAAGGATAAGGACGTTCACGAGGACGTAACAAAGCTGCTTGGTATTAAGTATTATGTAGCCGAGGATAATGCTCGTAAGGCCAAGTCTAATCCCAATGCCAAGTACAATAATATGTGCGCACGTAACGCCAAGCTCGCCAAGAAGAAGTGGTGGAAGTGGCTGATGAAGCGTACATGGGGTCGTAAACTGTTGTTTGTTTTCTTTGGTCGTAAGAAGGACAATCCTAAGAATTGGCCTAACTGGGTAAAGAAGACCGATGAAGATCGCATCGAGAATGTTATGTTCATGCTTGAGGATAAGAATCCTTATGTAGTAACTGAGAAGATTGATGGCACCTCTACTACGTTCTTTCTTGATTTGACTGGTCGTAAGCCTGATTTCGGTGTGTGTTCGCGCAACGTGCGTCAGATGGATGCAGACCAGAAGAATTTTGTTTCTGATATGTCTGGTATCGGGAATGTCTACTGGGAAATGGCTTTCAAGTATGATGTTGAGGATGCCCTTAAGGACATTGCAAAGAAGCATAATCATAAGCATGTTGTACTACAGGGCGAGACATATGGAGAGTCTGTACAGGGGAATAAGTACAAGCTTGACGAGCGCCGATTTGCCGCCTTCAATCTGATCTTTGACGGAGAGCGCCTTGGTTCTGTCGAAGCAAAGAAGATTCTAGCTGAGTACGACATTCCGTTTGTTCCTATTATTGATGATAGCTATATTCTGCCCGATGCTGATGACTTTGAGGAGTTCAAGCAGTCTGCCGATGGCAAGAGTGTAATCAATAAGAAGTGTCTGCGTGAGGGTTTTGTGTATCGTAGCCAAGACGGACAGCGCAGTTTCAAGAACGTCTCACGCAAATTTTTGCTAAAGGCTGGTGAATAAATGGGCGCTAGCACCAAACCAGTGCTAGTTATGATGGTGGGTTTGCCTGCAAGCGGTAAATCCACCATTGCTCATAACCTAGCAAAAGAAAATAATTATATTATATTCAGCTCAGATGAATTGAGAGAAGAGCTATACGGAAATATCAACGACCAAGAGCATAATCATGAGCTGTTTGTTGAACTGCACAGGCGTATCAAGACAGCATTAAAAGAAGGTAATAATGTTATCTATGATGCTTGCAATCTAAGTTCTAAAAGACGTATTGCTTTTTTGCAAGAGCTAAAGCGCATCCCTTGTCGGAAAGAATGTATCATCGCGGCTACTTCATATGAGCAATGTCTGAGGAACAATATGAATAGAGACAGACATGTGCCAAATTATGTTATTGAACGTATGTATAAAAGCTTTGACACCCCGTATCATTACGAGGGTTTTGACCGTATTAGTATTGAGTATTGGAAAGACAGCTGCAACGGCTCATTACTTCCAATGTCTTGGGCGCTAGATTATAAGAATTATAATCAGGATAATCCACACCACGAGTCAACTCTTGGTGTTCATTGTATGAAGGCTATGTATTGGCTATATGACAGCGAGTGGTTTAATCATGCTTCGATTGGCACCATAATAAACGCAGCGCTAATTCATGATTGCGGCAAGCCGTTTTGTAAGACATTTAAAAACAACAAGGGCGAAACAACAGACATAGCCCACTATTATGGACACGAGCATGTAGGCGCATATGATAGTCTATTCTTTACATATGTTGCTGGCATCAATACCTTAGCTGTTTCAGCCCTTATCTCAAATCATATGAAACCTTGGGTGTGGGAGAGAGACAACAACGAAAAGATGTATAATAAATATCTAAAATTGTGGGGCGATTACTTCATGCAATGTGTTATGATTCTACATGAAGCAGATAAGGCCGCACACTAAAGGAGTTTTTATATGCCGTATAGGGTTTTTGATCTAAAAAATCGTGAATGGGTAGACCCCGATAAAATTCTAATTTCATGCGGAGAAAACAGGCTTCTGACCTGCGGAAACGCTGTGCTCGGATGGCGAAAATTGAAGGAATTGCCTGAAGATAAGTATTTATTCCACAAAAGTCTAGGAATTGTGGATAAACATGGTGTCGAGCTATATGAAGGCGATATCTGTGCGGTTGATATGCCAGAGGGACATGAAGATGGCGATACAATCACTGTTGAGGTTGCATATATCAAAGAGCGTGCTGCTTATTTCATGTTTGACTGGGAGCATTCTAAGTATTACAGCTTTGGTGAAGATATTAATTTAATCATTGAAGTTGTAGGCAATGTATGCGATAGACTTGATGGAGAAAATGAGGAGGATGTAGCATGACGGTAATTGCAATCATTATGGCAGCTGTAGTTGTGGTATCATATACATGTTGTAAGGTTTCCCACAAGGAAGATGAACTCCGTAGGTATGGGAATGAAGACTATGGTATTTGGGACGAGTGGTGATTAATATGATTCAGATTCGCAATGGAGTATTTGAGACTAACAGTTCAAGCACACACAGTATTTGTATCTCAAAGACACCTGTTGACGCAGATGGTTGTCATGTTGACTTTCATTTCGGAGAGTTCGGTTGGGAGAATGACGATGCCGATGTAGCTGATTATCTGTACACAGCCATCTATGAGCTTGACCCGAATGGCGACCGTGGGCTTCTTGATAAGCTAAAGGATATTCTTGATGCTCATGGTATCAGCTATACATTTGAGAAGCCAAAGCTAGTCCATCACGAATATAATACGATGGACTGGTGGGAGAATGAGACTGGATATATCGACCACGGATACGAGACATCTGAGTTTGTACATGCAGTGCTTGACAATGACGATATGCTGATTCGCTATCTCTTTAGCGATAGTCATGTGTATACTGGTAATGACAATAGTGATGGCTGCGGGATGTGCAACGCCGCTTGTCCTACTATTTGGAAATGGGATACCGATTGGCACAACAGTTGGAAAGAGCCAAATCCAAATCATGATGAAGAGAAGTACGAATACTTCTATAAGGGAAACTAGGTGTTATACAATGATTCAGATTCGCGCTGGTGTATTCGAAACTAACTCAAGCTCAACGCACTCACTATGTATTATGACGAAAGATGATTTTAATAAATGGGTTTCGAGTCATAATGGTGAATATTATTTTATTAATGGCGAATATGACTATTCCTTCAATCGTTGCTTCTCAGATGGTGTCGGAAGTGGAATCTACAGTAAAGATGTAGTGAAACAGGCTATCGAAAAGTACGCGAAGTACTATGAAGAGCAATATAAAGATGAGAAATGGTATACCCCTGTCGATGTTGACATGTTGGAGTATAGCGATGACGAAGAGGTAGAGTCTAGCCGCGAGGATTCAAGGCTGTACGACCTAGGTATCTATACATATGAGGATTGGTGTAGATATAATGATGAGCTAGAACAGTATGAGACATCTTTTACAACGCCGTCTGGCGATAAGATGATTGTATTTGGAGCCTACGGGTATCGCTAGGAGATGCAATGAAGATTCTTGGAAGTTACAAGAATAACGACTATATGGTAACTATGTTCTCAGACGGCACTAAAATAAGGTGGAATGATAAGGATTCATTTAACCCAATTAAGCCTGAGTCTATCGACCTTAAGATTACCAACAGGTGCGATATGGCGTGCAACATGTGCCACGAGAACTCAACGCCAGACGGGAAGCATGGTGATATTCTAAACCTTCCGTTTATCGATACCATGTTTCCCTATAGTGAAGTTGCAATCGGTGGCGGCAATCCGCTAACGCATCCAGACTTGATCGAGTTTCTTGAGCGCCTTAAAGAGCGTAAGATTATCGCAAGCATGACGGTGAATCAAATGCATTTTATGCAGAATATTGATTTGCTAAAAGAGCTTACGGATAATAAATTAATCTATGGTCTTGGTATCTCATATATCGGTGGCCGTCATAGCAATTGCATTGAAGCGATCAAGCAATTTCCAAATGCCGTTGTTCATGTTATCAACGGTATTGTGCATATGGACAGCCTAGAAGCCCTTGCCAATAATGATTTAAAGATTCTTATTCTTGGATATAAGGAGTTTAGGCGTGGCAAAACTCTATATGATGAGTGCGGTAGTCAAATTGATTATCTAGAAGCGCAGTTCTATGATATGCTGCCTAAGATGGTAAACGATGGTTGGTTTAAGTGCATTAGCTTTGACAACCTTGCGATTAAGCAGCTTGAGCCTAAGCGCCTTATGAGCGAGGAAGACTATGAGCAATTCTATATGGGCGATGATGGGTCGTTCACTTTATACGTAGACGCTGTTAGCCGACAGTTTGCCAAAAGTTCTGTTTCTACTAAGCGTTATGATTTGATGGATGATATCGCTGATATGTTTAAGGTTATTAAGGATGGTGTCAATGGAAAATAAGTTGCTTTACCTTGCTGGTGGCATGAGCGACCTAAGTCGTGATGAGCAGTGGCAGTGGCGCAAGGATGTGCGTACTAAGATTCTTGAGAACATTGATTTTTATGGGTATGATTATATGCCAGTGTTCTTCAACCCGCTGATGCACTACACTCTAGATGATAAAATTCATAAGAGTGAGCGCGAGGTATTTGAGCTTGAGACTTACAATGTTCGTAAGTCTGATTTGGTTATTGTGAACTTCAACGCTCCTTCGTCAATCGGAAGCGCTATGGAACTCGCTATTGCCAAAGAGAATCGCATTCCCGTTGCTGGACTAAACGAGGACAATGTAGAACTACATCCGTGGTTGATTGAGTGTACAACGCGCATGTGCGATACATTTGACGAGCTTATCGATTATGTTGCATGTCAGCATTTGATGGCGTAATAGACTAATGTAAAACTAATGTAGACTAATGTAAAAATTTTTAGATTATCTACTAGATTAGTTTATACTTGTGATATAATAACTAATGTTATATGCCTTAATAAATATACGGAGGTATCTTAGATGGCAAATGAGAAGAGTGGCATTAAGAAGACTGACTGGAAGTCAAGCTTTGTTCTAGTTGGCGCTGCAAAGGTAAATGATTATACCTTTACCATCGATAAGCAGAGTGAGCGCAGTTCTTGGGTTTATAATTCTATGGGCCTTAACATTGACTGCGGTGAGAAGTATGGTACTGTACGCGCCGAGATGTTTGGTGGATATTCCCCAGACCGCGAGAACATTATCTATGCCCACGGCAAGGACGATAACGGCAATGATGACTTCTCTAAGCAGATGACTGTTGCTTGGGAAGACCGCTTTGATGATACGATTCTAGATGAGGTCGGCGACCTTTCATTCATCGTTGTCGGTCTTGAGAAGACCACGAATGGAAAGACTTATTATAAGAACTTCCTTAGCGAGTATGATGCCATTGCCTATGCTCAGGAGCATCTTGAGGACGGCATGGTCGTAAACGTCAAGGGTCGTTTGCAGTATAGTATATACAATGATACCGTTCAGGTTCGTAAGACTATTCAGAGCATTGTTCTTAGCAGCGCAGATGAGCCTTCTAAGTACTATGCTCGATTCACTCAGTCTGTTCTTCTTGATAAGGATTCTGCAAGCCTTAAGGATGTTGACAAGGACAAGGGCGTTATGTATGTGAATGCTCGTGTTCTTGATTATGTGAGTGAGCTTAACGGTACTGAGATTAATGGTCAGTATCCGTTCACAGAGCAGTTCGAGTTTCCAATGGACTTCACTAAGCCTGAGCTTTGCAAGAAGGTTTATAATAAGCTCTTTAAGATTAAGAAGAATGTTCGTCAGGTAACATTTGATGGTATCTTTGTTGAGGGCGGAGCTACTGTTACCGCAACAATGGATGATGTTCCCGATGATATCAAGGATCTAATTGATGCGGGTATTTATTCTGAGGAGGAAGCACTTGCCAAGTGTAGTGCAAGCGGCTCTCGTGAGCGCCGTATGATTCTTCAGAAGCCGGTGATTAAGCTTGTTGGCGATGACAAGACTCCTGTTGTCCAAATCTTTGATGATAAGTATGAAGAGGATGAGCTTGTAATTAACACTGGTAGCGATGAGGATGCGCCATTTGATACTGATGAGAAGTCTTCAGATGACTCGGACATGTCTTGGCTTGATTCCCTGTAAATAATATATACTATTAAGGTTATATGCGGGAGAGATAAGTTTGAACTCTCCCGCTCATTCTCAATTAACATCTTAGAAAGGTGAATACATATGGCATTTGGTAAGAAAAATAATGTGCGTTTAGATCCTCTTTCATATAACATTTGTCTTCTTGGCGAGTCTAAAGTTGGTAAGACTACCCTTATGAAAGAGGTTTGTGAGAAGCTTGCAGGCGATGACGGCTATCTGTTCCTAGAGTGTGGCACTGAGCGAGGAGCCGATGCCATTCAGGGAATTAACTATATTAACTGTCCTGAGTGGGATATGGATTATGATGAGCTTACAAACAGCGCTGGTCTAGCTGATGTTTGTGAGGATATTATCGAGAATAAGACTAGCGAGTATCCCAATCTTAAGGCGGTAATTTTCGATACATATGACCACCTGATTGACATTGCGGAACAGAAGTCAATCGATATGTGGAACAAGGAGTGCCGCAATAGCGGACATGCCGAGAAGTGTGTAAAGAGCATTAATCAGGCGTGGTCTGGCTATGGTCGCGGTGAGAAGAAGGCCATTGAGATTATGTTTGATATGATGGCTCGACTTCGTAATGTTGGAGTTGCTTCTATTATCATCGGGCATGTTAAGACGAAAGAGATTCCTGATGTAGTCTCTGGTGAGTCTTATCAGACTCTTACTTCAGATCAGCAGCAGAATTATTTTAACGCGCTCAAGAAGAACCTGCACTTCCTTGGTCTAGCATATATTGACCGTGATGTTATCAAGGAGAAGACTGGTCGTAAGAATGCTGTGACTAAGAAGGACGAGGTTGTCAACAAGGTCGCATCGGAGTCTCGCAAGATTAAGTTCCGTGACGATAACTACGCTGTCGATTCTGGTTCTCGTTTCGCCAATATCATTCCAGAGATTGATATGAATGCAGACGCATTTATTCAGGCTCTTACAGACGCAATTAAGTCTGAACAGTCTAAGTCTGGCGTGTCATTTGATACAGCCAAGAAGAAGCAGGCTAAGCAGGAGAAGGAGCTTGAGAAGCGCGTTGCCGAGCAGGAAGAGCAGGCTAAGTCTCAGGCAGCTGTGGATGATGTAGTTGCTCAGATTGTTGATTTCTTTACTGAGAACAAGTCTGACATTGCAAAGATTAAGCCAGTTCTTGCAGCCGTCAAGAATCTTGGGTATGACAACCCCAAGTCCATTGATAATGTCGAGGACGCAAACAAGATTCTCGCTCTAATTTCTGAGTAATTCTGATATAATGTATAACCATGCTACAGAACATAAAAAATGTAGTATGGTTATACTCACTAAAGAAAGGTTTGATTATGGCACAGTCTATTGAGGTCATGGAGCAGCGCTATCAGATGCTACTTAACCGCAAGGGTAAGAATTCCGAGAATGTCGGCATCATGCGCAAGTTACGCCGTAAGATTAATAAGGCTAAGAACGGCATTATTCTTTCCTAGTATATCTTCATGGAATGTTACTTCAGCGAAAGGAGTCTATATGTCTTCCGACCTTAAACAAGAATTCCTGAAAAACAAGTATGAGTATATTTCAGACGATGCTTCCAATGAGCCATTAAAGAAGACGAAGAAGCAAAAGCCCAAGAAGTCTAATCATAAACATGAATATAAGAATTTAATTATTCAGTCGTATGATAAGGTGGCTGGCAAATGGACTGATACTTATGTAAGTTATTGTCCTGTTTGCGGCAAGCTGAACAGCTTTCAGGAAACTGATGAGATTGCAAAGATTTTCCCAAATATTCGAGTTGGTACATTCGGTTTTTGTATCGGTTTAACTTACAACAAGAGCAATAAAGAGTGGCAGAGCTTTGCAAACTGGTCTAGCGAAAATATTCCGCATGTCAAGTGGAAAGATTTTGTTTATTGGAAAGACAAGTATATCGACTTGGATTTGCTAGATAATTAATTGACTTGAATGTTCTGCCCATGACATAACAGTCGTGGGCAGTTTTGTATAAGGAGGTTCCGCCGTGGCTAAGACATCTAAGAAAAAAATGACAGAGCAAGAGCTTGCAGATTGGGACGAGCTTTATGAGTATGTGCGTTCAAAAGTAATGGGCTACGATAAGAACCAATCGTTAGAGCCTTATATCGTATTAAGACTAAAAGGTCTTGCTGACGGTAAGGCTATTGCAAATAAAAAGATTAAAGACAAGGCGCATTACTCTTATAAACTTATTTTAAATACATTTAAGTATTGTATGTCAGATATTCAACGTGCTGTTGAGCGTATTGCTTTTAAGGATACATGCGGTAAGTTTAACTATATTATGAGAATTGTAGAGAACAATATCAATACAGTGTATATGCGCATGAAGAATGTAGAGAAAGCAAAAGAAGAAGCAATTAAAACTTCTGCTATTGAACCAGCATATAAAGATGTACAATACAAACCTAAGAAACAAACTGTAAAGACAGATAAGTTCTCTGACTTGTGGTAATAAAGGTGGTGTGTGCATGGCAGAAAAAAACACTAAGTTAAGCCCATTTGAGCAACAACAAAAGAAAGCTGCTGAGCAGGTTCTAGAATATAAACTTGGTGCAGAAGCATCCATTGTGCCAATGATTTATAAGCAACCAGATTTTCTTATTGAAAGCAATCTAGATATTAATGAGTTTCACAATAATGCATGGCGCGTATATTTTGAGATTGCTCGTGACCTAATTATCAACGAAAAGAAGACCGTTCTTACCGATGTTACGGTGGCTCTTTATCTTGAGAAACATCCAAAGCTCTCTAAGAAATACGATGAATATGGCGGCTATCAAACTATTGAAGATTCTGATGCATATATCGACACTGGAAACTTTGATGGTTATGTAACTGATCTTAGAAAGTGGAATGTTGTAATCAAGCTTATTAAGTGCGGATTCCCTTGTGATAAAAAACGTATTAGCGAATTATGTGATATGTCAGCAGACGAGATTTATGCTGAATATACGGTATATCTTAATGATGTTTTTGCTAACATTGACAACAATGTTAAATCATATAATGGCTTTGAAGGTATGCGAGAGCTTGTTGATGAGCTTGATGAGGGAATGAATGTTGGCATTCCGTTTGCAAATTGTTCAATTCTTAACAAGGAAACTGGTGGTATGCTAGGAGGAAATATCATTGGCATGGGTGCCAGTAGCGGCGTTGGTAAGAGTACCTTGAGCATTAATTATGTTTTTCCTTCTATGATAAAATATAATCTTAAGGCTTTATTTATTATCAATGAGGAAGATCAAAACAAGTTTAAAAAAGAAGCACTTGTCTGGTATTGTACAAATGTATTAAAGCATCCAGTTCAGAAGCGTGTTCTTCGTGACGGTGGTTTTGACAAAGAAACAAAAGAAGCTCTTTATAAAGCATCTGAATGGTTTGAAAGTCAGAAAGACAATCACAACATTACAATTATTCCTCTTGAGCAATATACTGCAAGAACGGTAATCAAGCTTATTAAGAAATATACAAGGATGGGTATTGACGTTATAGTTCTTGACACACTGAAAGAAAGTTATGACTCTCGTAATCAAGAGTCGTGGAAATCGTTAATGACTGACTGTGTTGATTTTTATGACCGCATTAAGCATACCAATACGTGCATGATTATCACATATCAGCTTGTAAAGAATAAGAGTAAATACCTTACTAATGCCGATATTGGTGTGTCAAAGGGCATTCTTGATGTATTCAGTGTTAATATGTTCTTTAGAAGGCCGCTACCATCTGAGTTCAAAGATGAAAAAGAAGAACTATATTGCTGGAAGAAGCCAACAGAGAATAGTGCTACGACCATTCCATTTAAACTTGAAAAAGGCGAACATTATATGATTACTTTTTTAAGTAAGAATCGTTTTGGTCAAAGCGATATTCAGATTGTTAGTGAAGCGGACTTCTCAATCAATAGATATGAAGACATTGGATATACAACTGTAGCAGTAGATTATTAATTTTTCTATTAACGTTATATGCAAATAGTGCTATACTTTAATAAGTGACTAAACGTGAAAGGAGTGATATTTAGATGGATGCAGCTTCTTTGAAGAAATATATCTTCAATAATAATAAGGTTGAATTTGTTCTAGAGAAAATTGGTTGTAAGTCAATTAAATATCACTCCTCTAAAAATTTTTATTCATCGACTAATTACAATGGCGATAATAGCGGCGCTGTCAATGTCTACAATAACAAATATCTTCTCGTTCATAATTGGACTAGAGAGAATGAATTTGGTGATATGTCAGATATTATTTCTCTTGTCCAATACAATAAGAAGTGTTCATTTGTAGATGCTGTTAAATATCTTCATAACATTCTTGGACTTGAATTAACGCCGTATAAAAAAGAAGAAAAGAAAGACCCGCTTGCTGTATTTAAGAATGCCATTAATAAACGTAATAGGCGCAATAGACATAGAAATATAGTAGACGTATCAGAGATACAGGCTATCAAAGAAGAAGCTATCAATGATTACGTTCCTTTGCTTTATATTGATTGGTTGCGAGAAGGCATTATGCCTTGGGCTGCTAAGAAGTTTGGGTTGGCGTATTCATATAAATATCATCGTGTAGTTATTCCCATTAGATATTGGGAAGATGGTGAGCTAGTTGGGTTTAATCAAAGAACTACTGTTGAAAATTATGAAGAGCTAGGAATCCGTAAATATTTCCTGACACCTTCATATAAGAAAAATCTTAATCTTTATGGACTTTGGGAAAACAAAGAAGAGATTGAACGCAAGAAAGTTATAGTTATTTGTGAGTCTGAGAAGTCTGTATTAAAGAGATATTCGCGCAATGACGGAACTTGCGTTGCGCTTCAAGGAAAGAAGCTAAGTGAAAAGCAAAAACAAATTATCTTAAAGTTAAATGTTAATGAAATTATTGTTGCTCTTGATAATGACGTTCCGATAGAAGAAGTGCGATATATATGTGAGCAATTGCATCTTCACAAAAGTGTGTCATATGTGAAGGATCGATGGAATTTACTCGGTGACAAGGATGCTCCCGCTGATGCAGAAAATAAGGTGTATAATTTTCTTATTAAACATCGAGTTAAGTATGATGAGTCGGAACATCAAAAGTATTTAAACAGTCTTAAGAAGAAATGAGGTAAACAATGAAACTCGTATTTCAGAATAGCCGAGGGCATAAGCGAACTATTGCAGATGTTGCAACGGCTGACGATGCATATTCTGAAATTAAAAAATTCTGTAGAGAACGAGACTTTCACATTTATTATACTCGTGTTTGGCAAGACGATGATGGTGCTACGGTATATGATGTTGGCTCACATGTAGAATTCTTTAAGCTGTATCCAGATAATAAGGGGCAGAAATGATTACGAAAAAAGATTTTGTTTCCGCAGTGAATTCAATTAAAGAAGTTGAGAACTTCTATCATCAGTATGGTCATAAGTGCTACGTTAAGAACTCGCTAATCCAAACACTTATTGATTCTGTTGGCGACAAATATGAGTGGATTGCATGGTATATCAATACGACTCGATACGGTGAAGTGAACAACACTGTAAGTTTCGGCGAGTATGGTAATGAAGCTAAACACTATGTCGTCAAGACCGTTGATGATTTGTATGACTTCCTTGCTGACTACTATCATTGGAATGAAATGGATTATAAGTATGAGTAACTATCCAGACTACACTTGGGAACAAGATTCCTACGCACCGTGGAATAGCGATGAGGATTATATCGACAAGAAGTGCAAGCAGTGTTCACTGTTCGCAAAAATTCCAGATGATATCTGTGCAACAGACATGGGATATTGTATTGAGTGCTGTGATTATTTTAGCGGCGAAGACGATGCCTGCGCTTCTTTTGAACTATATTAAGGATGTTATATATGAGTGGTAATTGTTCAGATGACTTAAATTCATGGCATACTAATTTCGCTACGACAACAGATGATATCCAAGAATTTATGAAGATTACATATTATATGATGGGCATTGTAGATGAGTTCATTGGTATGTGTGATGCTTCAACATATGGCGGATTTAGAGATAATGATTTTCGTATGTTCAAAAGAATGCATAAAGAAATGGACGATATCATAGAGCGCCGAGGAATATACATCAATAAATAGAGCGGTGTGATAATGGAAATTGTAAGCATTGACCGTGTGAAGGCTCGCAAACCACATAAGTGTGATATGTGCGGCAAGAAGATTGAAGTCGGCGAAGAATACGAAGCCCAAAACTTAGTCTGTTATAATGAGATGTATACGTTTCATCAGTGCGACAGATGCAAGCCATATGTCGATGAGCTGTGGAGTATAGGTTTTGATAACGACCTAGACGGACTTGATTCATGTACCTTTTATTCGTTTATGTCAGAAGAGCATAATGATGTTTTGGATAAATGGTATGAAGAAGATGGTTATGATGAGTAAGAAAAGCACTATAATCTGCGACAGGTGCGGCAAAGAAGTACCATACAATGTAGGCAAAAGGTTTTATCATCATACATGTATATTGTTTGATAGGTTTTGTCTATGGGATAGCATAGAAGATAGGCTTGATTTGTGTGATGATTGCTCAAATGAGTTTCGCAAGTGGCTAAAGAAAGAGGTGTAGATTATGGCATTGGATTTAACATGGTTTGACGTAGATGGAGATATCGAAACATTCTATACCTATTGTCTTCATCACATGGAAGGCTGCGATGAGCCAGAATGGACTATGTACAATCGAATCACGGCGGTAATTGAAGATTATTGGATGAAGAAGTTTAAGTTTAAACTTAAGGATTCAGTTGACAATAATCTTAAGGGCTTGGTAGTTGGCAATGTGATTGAAGACACCATTGCAGAGATGCCAAACGCATTGAAGATGTTAGAGGATTCATAGAGAGGAATTGATATGGCTATATACAAACTTGAATTTGATTGGTGGACAGTCGAGGACGAGGACAAACCTTGGTATGAACAGGAGCAGCGAGTATATTATTTCACGCACGCCGAGGACGCGCTTGATTTCGTTGACCGTGTAGTCTGGAATGAAGCTGCATATGTATCTATGGGCAGTCCGATTAACGCATATCTTTATAAGTTTACCGAGTCTAGGCAGTATGATGAGCGAGATTGCCGATATATCGCTGCATGGCACGATATTGACAAAAGAGTGCGCTAAAACAACGCTCTGACCTGCGGTTTTGTTGACGAAAAAAGCTTTAAAATCGTGATTTTAAAAGTTTGGTCAATTCCAATAAAAATGTTACTTCCAAATAGCAATTGGAAGTAACAAAAACATTGGAAGTGTAAAAGTTTAAGGAGCGTTATGGAGCAGGTGAAGCCCGAAGACCTTCTTATTGTGAAGTGCCAAAAGAATATGCCGATAGCAAATGTAAATGCTATGCACAAGTGGATGTGTGACATGAAAGAAAGTGGCATAGTTGTATTGCCAAAAGATGTTTCACTAATTGTCATTTCAAAAGATGTTCACGTTTACTAATTCAATATTATGATATAATAATAGCTGCGTATTAAGCAGCTATTTCTTTATAGGGAGACGGTATGGAACTAGATACATTTTATGTCGTGACGATTCCAGAACATACAAAGAAAGAAACTTCTTTTAGTACAAAAACGTATGGCACGTGCTTAGGACTTGCACCAAAAGAAGCACAAGTATATATTCCAGAAAAGAAATACTATTTCTACAAACGTAAACAGGCTAAGAAGTTTTGTCTAGAGAATGATTATCCGTTTGAATACATTACAAAGGAGTTGTATTAATGGCACGCTTATCAAAAGAAGAACTTGATAACATTAAAGAGAAGTATAACGTATCACGTATTTATTCATGGAGCCGCGTAAATACCTACATGACTTCTAAGTACGAGTATTATCTTAAATACGTCAAGCACGCGAAGGAAGATAGAACGGACTGTGGATATGCGCCTTTGGGATCAATCGCGCACGACACTCTTGACGCATTTTATGAGGGCGATATTTCATATGAAGATATGATTGACCAGTTCGAGGACGGTTGGCTTACTGCCATTGACATTGCAGACCTTAAGCTTGACCGTAATGATGAAGAACATGATGCTAGCATCAAGGCCAAGTACAAGGAAGACCTGCAAATCTTCTTTAAGAATCATATCAAGTATAAGCATAAGCTGCTTATCGAAAAGCCTGTAATTGCACAGGTTGGTGATAATGTATTTGTTGGCTATATCGATGCATTGTTTAAGGATGACAATGATTGTTATAACATTATAGACTTTAAGACTAGCTCTATGTACAAAGGCAAGACGCTTGAAGAGCATTCAGGACAATTAACCATCTATGGATTAGGTCTGGTACAGGCTGGCATTCCTCTAGACAAAGTAAAGATTTGTTTTAATTTCTTGAAGTATTGCAATGTGCAGTATCATCAGAAGAATGGCACTGTTAAAGAACGTCAGGTAGAGCGCTATAAACTGGGGGATAGTCTTAAGACAAATGTTAAGATGTGGCTTAAAGCTGACGGGTATTCAGAAGATGAAGTTGATGATTATCTGAAGCTTCTTATTGATACAAATACCATTGATGTATTGCCAGATGATGTACGTGATAAGTATGTGATTACAGATTGCCATGTATTTATTCCATTTACACAAGAGTTGATTGATAAGTGGACTGATACGATTGTATCTACCATTCAAGATATTAATATGCGCGAGAAGGATTACGAAGAGACTAAGAGCGATGCTGCATTTTGGGATTCCGAGGAAGATGTCAAAGCTCAATCGTATTACTTCTCGACATTAATGGGATACAGCGCAAATCTGCATAAGCCATATAAAGAATATCTAGACAAACTAGAAGCTCAGAAGAATGATACAGATATATTTGGCGGTCTTGTTGGAGATTCTAAAAATGACGTTGCAACTAGTCAGGATATATGCAATAATAAGACCGATGAAGTAGATTTATCTTGGTTAGATGAACTAGCCTAACTTGTAGGAGGATATAAATACAGAGCATTGTATTGTTCAAGATGGTGGCGAGGTATACATCGATTGTAAAAAACTTCCCACATGCCCATCAAATTCAAAGCGCTCATCGGTCAGTATTATCGGTGATAAGATTTATATGAATGGCTATGAGTATAAAAACGGTAAGTGGAAGAGAACGCTACCAGCCTTGTTCTATAACCTGTTTTAAGGAAAGAATACGTCATAATGAAGTCGAAAGAGCTTGCAGAAGAGTTATTGAAATATCCAAACCTTGATGTTGTTGTGCGCGTGTGTATATCCGCTTCGACATATGGCTATCCATATGGTGAATATGATATGCGATACATAGATTCTGTTGGCTGCACTGTCACTAGAGATGGCAATGTGGTAATGGTTCTTGAATAGATGAGGTTGATTATGCCTATTTACATTGTACATTATTCTGATTATGATTCCGAGTTTGATGTTGGCTATTTCACAAGTAAGAGAATGGCTAAACTTTGCAAAGAATACTATGAAAAAAATGAGCCGTGTAGTTACAGCGAGTGTGGCTATGAGATATTAGAGTTCTCTCCAAATGATGTAGACTATGAAGCTCTAAATAAAAATTTTGACGATGCTATGAGAGCGAAGAAACTAGCAGAGGAAGAAGAATTTAGAAACAAGGAGCTTGCAGAACTTGCCAGACTAAAAGCAAAGTACGAAAATTAATATATAAAATTATTGTTTTAAGGTGGTTAATATGGTAGAATTTGATGTTGATATGGAGTATCTTGCAATCAACGATGAGCTTGATTGCGTTGTGCTACATGATGAGAACGGCGTAATGGACGATGTAGTTTTTGTTCCGCGCTGTACTGTTGATGACGATGAAGAGTAATAGTATGGATATGTTTAATAAGATTCGTGATTGGCTTGGCGCTATCGTATATGCAATTAGTATTATCATCGGATTCTATGTGAGCATTTGGGTAATGCTAGTTGAGCCTATTATTTACGCTTGCCAGTGCTTTGATGCTGGTATTTTGACTGCAACAATTGTCGGCATAACGATTATTAAAATTTTGCTGTCTGGTTTTGCTGGTATATTAATAATGCTTATTGGGTTTGCAATTGCATTTTTTATTTCAAACCGATAATATTTTAATAAAACACAGGCAAATTAAAGCGAATATATGCTATACTTAGGGGAGACGTTTGTTTCCCATAATTTTTTATTGAGAGGGTGCATATATGCAGGATAACTATTGTGTGTATCATTTACATAGCGATCTCAGCAATGGGGTCACTAATGTGGATTCGGTTACAAAATATACAGAGTATGTTGATTATGCCGCTTCCATTGGTATGAAAGCGATGGCATTTAGTGAGCATGGCTGCATCTTTGAGTGGGTTCATAAAAAGCAAGCGATTGAAGCTGCTGGTATGAAATACATTCATGCTGTAGAAGCATACCTAACAGAAGACAATGATGTTGAAGACAAGCACAGGGATAATTATCACTGTGTTCTGATTGCTAAGAACTATGATGGCGTTAAAGAGCTTAATAAGATGGTGTCTAAGTCATTTCATCGAGACGATTATCACTTCTACTATATGCCGCGCATTACTTTTGAAGAGCTGTTCGCAACATCGGACAATATCATTATTACAACCGCTTGTCTTGGCGGTGTGTTAAACAAGGGTAGCAATGATACAAAGAAGAGATTTATGAAATTCCTTATTACTAATAAGGATAGATGCTATCTTGAGATTCAACATCATAATTGTATAGACCAAATTACATATAATAAGGCATTATATGCTATTAGTATGAAGACTGGCATTCCTCTGATTGCTGGCACAGATACACACTGCCTTAATGACGAGCATGTTGAGGGGCGAAAGATTCTTCAAAAAGCCAAGAACGTGTTCTTTTCTGATGAAGATGATTGGGATTTAACTTTCAAGACCTATGACGAGCTTGTTGCTGCATATAAGATCCAGAATTCACTACCAGAGAACGTATATATGCAGGCAATTGATAACACAAATATCATGGCTGATTCTATTGAAGAGTTCGAGCTTGACTATTCAAAGAAGTACCCTAAGCTATATGCTGATTCTGAAGGAACGTTAAAGAAGAAAATTGTTGATGGCATTAAGAAGAGGGGTATTGATAAATACCCAAACTTTGACGAGTATAAGAAGAAGATTCAATATGAGCTAGATACATATAAGCATAATGGAGCCGTTGACTTTCTGCTACTTGACGAGGATTATAAGGCCGCTCTTAAAAAGCATGGTGTGTCGTATGGATATTCCCGTGGATCGGTAAGTGGCAGTGTAATTGCGTATCTTCTTGGTATTACAGAGGTAGATTCAATTAAATATAACCTTAACTTTGAACGTTTTATGAATAAAGAGCGTGTGTCGCTTGCTGATATTGATACAGACTGGTCTAAAAAAGACAGATATAAAGTAAGAGATTATATGTTCAATAAGGATGGCTTGTATTGCTGCGATATTGTTACATTCAACACTATTGCCATGAAGGGCGCTATTAAAGATGTTGGCAGGGCGCTTGGTATGAGCGTTGAGGATACTCAGACTATTAGCGATGCTGTTTACCAAGATGATAAAAAGAAGGATTGCATTGATGCCTACTATACAGATAAATATCCAGAGCTATTTAAATATGTTGATATTGTAAAAGGTACAATCGTATCAATTGGCAATCATCCATCTGGTCTGGTTGTTTCTCCTTATCCTGTTGACGAGTGGTTTGGTCTTTGTAGTACTAAATCAAACGACAATATGATTTCTCAAATCAACATGAAGGAACTTGATGGTTTACAGTTTGTTAAACTTGATGTTCTTGGTCTTGATTGCGTTGGTCTTATCAATGAGACGTGTGATTTAGCTGGCATTCCTAGAATTACTCCTGATAATATCTCATTTGATGATGTGAAAGTATGGAATGAGATTAGGGATGACTGTACTATGATTTTTCAGTTTGAGTCTTCATATGCAGGTGACTATATCAAGCAATTGTTTAGTGATGAGACTATTGCAAAGATTAGAGAAAAGAACCCAGACTTCTCATATATCGAACTAATGTCAATGGCAAACGGCGCAATCCGACCTGCTGGTGCAAGTTATCGAGAGGAACTTTCTATTGGTAAATATCGTGATAATGGACATGAAGCACTAAATAAATTTTTGGCTCCAACGCTAGGATATTTGGTATATCAGGAACAGATTATCGAGTTCCTGCATTCTTTCTGTGGTTACACAATGGGAGAAGCCGACATTGTTCGCCGTGGCTTTGCTAAGAAGACTGGTACTGATAAGTTTATTCCTAAGATTAAGGAAGGATTTATCAAGACAATGAAGGAAAAGTATGGTGTAGAAAAGGAAGAAGCAGATAGGCTTATTGAGAATTTTATCAAGGTAATTATTGATGCAAGTTCATATCTATTCTCACATAATCACGCTGTACCATATAGTTTCCTTGGCTATGTTGTTGGTTATCTACGTTGTTATTACAAGCTTGAGACAGTTACAACAGCTTTAAACATTTATGCAGAGGACGATGCTAAGTGTTTGGAAATCATTGCATATGCAAAAAGAAATGGCATTGAGCTTAAGCCGATTAAGTTTGGCAAGTCAACTGCTGATTATACAATGGATAAGAAGGAGAACTGTGTATATAAGGGCATTGCCAGTGTAAAGCATTGTAATCGTCAAATCGCAGATGAACTACTTGAGCTATCTAAGAACAAGTATGATTCGTTTACGGAGCTGCTGAAAGACATTAAAGATAAGACATCTATTAACTCTAGACAGTTGACCATCCTTATCAGTCTTAATTTCTTTTCAGACTTTGGTAAGAATAGGTATCTGTTAGATGTTGTTGATATCTATGATAAGTTTGCCAACTCAAAAATCATTGCCAAAAAGAAGATGGAGGAGCTTGGCGTATCTGATTATCTGATGCAAAAGTATGCTGGCAAGGAGACGAAATCACAGTGGAGACAGCTCGATAACCAAGGATTAATCAATGAGCTTTGTAATAGACTTGAGAATAAATCTCTTGATATTGTTTCTCAAGTAAGAGCAGAGATGGATTATCTTGGCTATGTGAATTATGTTAACTCCAATATGGCAGACGATTATTATATTGTCACTGGCTTTGTGACATACAAGAATCCCTGCACTCCCAATCTTGTTTTGCGTAGAATTTGTGACGGCGAAGAGATAGGGTGTAGAATTAAGCAGTCAAAGGTGTTCAAGGAGACTCCATTTGGCATGTATTCTATCTTGAAGATTGAAGGATTTACATATGACTTCAAGAACAAGAAGATTAATGGTGAATGGCAAAAGTCAGATGAGCGCGAGATTGTACTTGAAAATTATGAATATATGAAAGGGTAGACGCGATGAATGGCAATCAATTGGAGTTTAAAGGCACTGTCGTTAAGTGCGTTTACTCTTCTTCTAATTTCAAGACTTATGCACTTGATGTGGACAAAGAAAAATATCCAAACATCAAACACAATAAATTCAATAACGTTTCCCTCATTGGAGATTTATCTGACCTTACTATAAATCTTGAATATGATATTGTTGCTACAGAGGAACAAACTAAGTATGGCGTTAGCTATCGCGCAATTAATGTTCATAGAGACATGCCAACTAGCGCTACTGGCACAAAGGCATTTCTAGAAGAGGTGCTTACTCATAATCAGGCTGAAACTCTTTACGCAAACTATCCTAACATTCTTGACCTTGTAATGCAGGGCAAAGACGATGTGGTGGACATTAGTAAGCTTAAAGGCATAGGCGATAAGACGTTTGAGAAAATCAAGAATAAGATTATCGAAAATTTTAAGCTTGTCGATATTGTAGATGAATTTAAAGGCACTATTTCACTTAGTATGGTTAAAAAAATCTATAATACTTATTGCGATATAAATGTTTTGAGAGAACGCCTTAGAGAAGAGCCGTATGCTATGCTTACTATGATTAGCGGTGTAGGTTTTAAAACAGCTGACTCTATTATTCTTAATCTACAAAAAGAAGGCGCTGTTGATTTTGGGCATGATGTGAAAACTAGCAAAGATAGATGCTTAGCTTGTATTGTATATTTACTTAAAGAGAATGAAGATGAAGGCAATACAAGGATGAACCTTGCCGATCTTCGAGAACAGTGCTGCTCAATGGTTCCAGCTTGTGCAAATCATTTTGTCGAAGCGATTCAAAATAGTAATATTTATTATGATAAATTTACAATGGATGCAGCCATTGCATCAACATACAATAAGGAATTGTACATTGCCGAAACGATTGCAAATAATGTTTATAACGACAACAACGTTTGGGATTTTGATACAGATAGATATCGCAGAATTGGAGAATTTGAGCTTTCTGACGAACAGATGCACACTGTAGAGAATTTATGTAAATATAACATTAGCATTCTTAATGGTGCGGCAGGAACAGGCAAGTCGTCATCTATGCAGGCCGTTATCAACATGTTAGACGATGGGGGGAAAAGATATGCGCTCTGCGCACCTACGGGGAAAGCTTCAAAGGTGCTTTCGGAATTCACAAGACGAAAAGCTTCTACAATTCATAGGATGTGTGGGTATAATCCACGAAGCGGCTGGACTTATAATAAAAATAATAAGCTTGATTATGATGTTATCGTAGCAGACGAGTGCTCTATGGTGAGTGTTAATTTGTTTACGCATCTTATCGATGCAATAGATTTTGGATGTACGAAATTGTTGCTCATTGGAGATAGCGCACAGCTACCTTCTGTCGGTTGCGGCAATTTGTTTCATGATTTCATGCAGAGCAAAGTTATCCCAACAACGACATTGACCAAAGTATTTCGTTACGGTGAAGGAGGTGTATCAACTGTTGCAACAGATGTACGATTCTGCAAACAATATCTTAATAAAGATATGAAGAATAAGGCAACATGGTTTGGTGTAAATAAGGACTATATGTTCATTGACCTTGCAAAAGAAGACATACCAAAAAGCGCAGTTGCATTATATAAGAAGTTATTAAACAGCGGCGAGCGCATTGAAGATATTCAAATCATTACCGCAAAAAATGTAGGTGAATGTGGTGTAAATACGCTTAATAATATGGTTCAAAAAGAAGTTAATAAAAATTTCGGATCTAAGCGCTGCATGAAGGTCGGAGATGTATTATATTATGACGATGACATAGTTATGCAAAAACAAAACAACTATAAAGCCGTCATATGTGACGAGAACGGCAAAGAGAGTGTCAATGGTGAAGAATATGAGACTGCATTTATTGCAAATGGAGAGACTGCAAAGATTTTATACGCATGTCCCTCGTATGTTGTTCTTGATTTCGATGGCACCATTGTTAAATACGGGAAAGAAGTTATGACAACGGTTGGACTCGGTTATGCTTCGACAATACACAAGTCACAGGGTTCTGGCATTAAGAATGTAATCGTATGTACTTCTAAGAGCGATATCTTCATGCTCAATAGCAACTTGGTATATGTAGCTTTAACACGTACAACGTCTCGTTGTTATCATTTAGGCTCCGTAGATGCTGTTAATATTGCAGTTAAAAAGAAGGCCAACTTGTCAAGGCGAACGTTTATGCAGAAAATGTTGCGTCTACGTGACACAAAATCTGCATAATATTAATAGGAGTTTGTGGTATTATATATACTGCAAACTCCTAATGTTATATGCAAAGAGGTGATTGGATTGAAGAATAAAGATATTCTAGTGTCTATTGGTATGTTGGGTATATTTGCGGTTCTTTTATTTAGTATTTTGTACTTCGTATTTCAACCAGTTCATAGTGACAATGATGGCAAGGATAGCGATGATACAAGTGTTGTAATTATTAAAGACAAAGAGAAAGCAGAAGAGTCTGATGATGAATACGCTGATTTAACTGCAAAGTATGTAAGCTACGAGACTTATGATGCTCCTAAGAATAGTGGATTTAAATCTTTTATGGATTATAGAACGATAACTAATACCGATTCTAAACAGTACAGGCTACAACAGCATTATGCCGAGACTGGCGAATACGGTATTAGGATGGCTGATAGCAGATATATCGTGGCTATCGGTACATATTTTACATCTGATGTTGGTCAGTATTTTGATATTATACTTGAAAATGGTACTGTTATCCCGTGTATTTTGGGAGATCAAAAGGCTGATGTAGATACCGATTCAGATAATATCATCACAAAGCACAATGGATGTATGAGTGAATTTATCGTTGATTCAGATGCGCTGAATGAGGATATTAAGTTCCACGGTGACATGTCTTACTGTTTAAAAGATTGGGACAGTCCCATTAAAACTATCAAGGTATACAACAGAAATATTTTTGAATATTAATTTATATTCTTATGTATATTAGTGGCTAAATGCTGTATAATATTTAATTGTATCAAATAAAGTTATATGCTTTAATTAGGAGGTAATGCGTATGATGTTTGTTATTAAGCGAAATGGACGAGAAGACGCTTTTGACAAGAACAAGATTTCAAACGCTATTAAGAAAGCATTTATTGAAGTCGATGGCGATGTTACCGAGGACGCAAATAAAATTGCAAATAAGATTTCAAATGAAATCGCAAATATCAAGAAAGAGAAAATGTCCGTTGAGGATATTCAAGACATGGTTGTGAACAAGCTTATGTCAACCTCGCGCAAAGATGTGGCTTCTCATTACGTTGAGTACCGTTATAAGCGTAAGATTATTCGTGAGGTCAATACAACAGATGAAACAATTATGGAGCTGCTAAGCGGAGACAGTGATTATTGGAATAACGAAAACTCAAATAAGAATGCTAGTCTTGTCACCACTCAGCGAGATTATATGGCTGGCGTTGTAAGTGAAGATATCTCCAAGCGCTTTTTGCTACCAGAGGATGTTGTTGAAGCTCATGAAGCTGGCATTATTCATTTTCATGACATTGATTATTTTGGACAGAATGCTCTCAGTAATTGCTGCCTAATTAACCTAGAAGACATGCTTCAGAATGGCACTGTTATCTCTAATGTTATGATTGAGAAGCCGCATAGCTTTGCCACCGCTTGCAATATCGCCACTCAGATTATTGCTCAGGTTGCATCAAGTCAGTATGGTGGACAGACAATTAGCCTTACACATCTTGCTCCTTTTGTTGACGTGAGCCGACAGAAGATTAAGAAGCAGGCGATGGATACATATGTTGAGTTTGTCGGACATGAGCCTAAGACAGATGACGAGATTGCTAATTATAATGATATTGTCGAGTCTATGGTAAAGGATGAGATTAGGCGCGGCGTTCAGACCATTCAGTATCAAGTTGTAACACTCATGACTACTAATGGGCAAGCTCCATTCCTTTCTGTAAACATGTATCTCAACGAAGCAAAAGATGAGCAGACTAAGAACGACCTTGCTCTAGTTATTGAAGAGGTTCTTAATCAGCGCATTCAGGGCGTTAAGAATGAGAAGGGCGTATGGGTAACGCCTGCATTCCCGAAGCTGCTTTATGTCCTTGAGGATGATAATATCCATGAGGGCGATAAGTATTTCTATCTCACTAAGCTTGCTGCCAAGTGTACCGCAAAGCGTATGGTGCCTGATTATATTTCTGAAAAGAAGATGAAGGAATATAAGCTATCTAAGGGCGAAGAGGTTGGAAATGGGGATTGTTATCCTTGTATGGGGTGCCGCTCGTTCCTTACCCCAGACCGTAGTGGTAATGGATATGATAACATTGCAAAGGCTAAGAACTATGATGGCAAGCCGAAGTATTATGGTCGCCTAAATCAAGGTGTTGTGACAATCAACCTTCCTGATGTTGCACTATCGTCTGGCGGCGACTTTGATAAGTTCTGGAAGCTTTTTGATGAGCGCACTGAACTTTGTCACAAGGCGCTACAGGCACGTCATAATAGGCTCATGGGTACTCCATCTGATGTAGCACCTATCCTTTGGCAGCATGGCGCTTTTGCTCGCTTGGACAAGGGTGAAAAGATTGACAAGCTTCTTTACAATGGATATTCAACAATTTCACTTGGATACGCTGGTCTTTATGAGTGTGTAAAGTATATGACTGGTCATAGCCATACAGATGGTGATATTGGTGAGAAGTTTGGACTTGAGGTAATGCAGGCTCTTACCGATAAGTGCAATCAATGGAAGGAAGCAGAGAACATTGATTACAGTCCATACGGTAGCCCAATTGAATCTACCACATACAAATTTGCAAAGTGTTTAAAGAAGCGCTTTGGTGTAATCGAGGGTATCACTGATAAGGATTATATTACCAACTCTTATCATGTTAATGTTACTGAACAAATCGATGCGTTTAGCAAGCTTGCTATCGAGTCTAAGTTCCAGAAGCTTTCTCAGGGCGGTGCCATTAGCTATGTTGAGGTGCCAAATCTAACAAACAATATCGATGCAGTGATTCAGATTATTCAGTTTATCTATGACAATATTATGTATGCTGAGCTGAATACAAAGAGCGATTATTGTATGGTGTGCGGTTGGGACAAGGAGATCCTTATTGTAGAGGATAAGGATACTGGCGAGCTTGTTTGGGAATGCCCCAACTGTGGCAACCGCGACCATGATAAAATGAGCGTGGCACGTAGAACATGTGGATTGAAGTAAAATGTAGTCCACGTTAAATCGGTTAAATTGCGGGGAAGCCCTTAGAGTCTTAACAACCAAACAATTATAGTAATATAATTGCGGCGAGTAGTAACGGACTTGGTATGGTAACATCGTTAAGAATTGGGTAATCAAACGCAGGGAAGTTTCCTAAACAGGAGAAACCTTCAACGACTATAATACCGACTAATCATTACCTCCAATGGGGTGATGCGCATGATGAAGCCAATAGAAGATTTTGATGAATACTTTATTTCTGATGACGGAAAGGTATATTGTAATTTAGGTAAGGGAAATAGAAGAAGGAACGACAAAACCACAGAATTATACGAAATAAATCCAAGGCCAACAAAAAATGGATATATGAGAATATGTTGTAGGCAGATGTCAACTGGGAAACGCAAAGACTTATATGTTCATAGGTTAGTTGCGAAATACTTTATTCCGAATCCAGATAATAAAAATGTGGTTAATCATAAAAATTGCCAAAGAGATGACAATAGGGCAGAGAATCTAGAGTGGTGTACCACAAAAGAAAATGTTGGCTATGCAGTATCGCTTGGTAATTTAAAACGAGATGAAGAAACTGGTCGTTTCATAAGTGGGCTTTAACGTATTGGTAATGATTAGATTGTATAGTCTACTCCCCTAATAAATATCGGGAAACCGAGGGTAGTAAGGACATTGGAAGTAATTTCTGGAATGCTGGACGTACTCAGGAGATTAAAGAGCGCGTCCTTCATGTAGACGATATGCCAGCGGAAGATGGTGATTAAAATTAGGTATGCATTAATTCGCAAGATGGATATTTCGAATGGCAGCGGCATCGGCGTTTCTCTTTTTGTACAAGGGTGCCGCGCCCATTGTAAAAACTGTTTTAACAGTGAAACATGGGGTTTTTCTGGCGGTAAAAAGTGGACTAAGCAGACTAAAGAAGAGTTTCTTAAGCTTGTTGCGCAGTCGTTTGTTGCCAGAGTAACCATCCTTGGTGGAGAGCCGCTTGAGCCTGAAAATGTATACGATGTTCTTTCTCTCATCAAAGACATTAAAGCTAAGTTTCCAGACAAGAAAATCTGGCTGTATACTGGATTTACATGGGAACAAATCTTTAAGCCAGCTATGTTAAATGATTTAAACCCATTAGACTTCTTTAAGACTGTTAAAGTTAAGACAGCTCGAAAGAACATTGTTTCTATGTGCGATGTTGTTGTCGATGGTAGATACGTTGACGAGCTTAACGACATATCTTTAAAGTGGTGTGGAAGTTCAAATCAGCGTGTAATAAATGTTCAAAAAACTATAGCAACAAATAAGATTGTATTGTATAATAATTAACGTTATATGCGATAACAAAGAAAGGTGATTTATATGCAGCGCATGGCAAATTTTTCTAAGGTGTCTTTCAACAGATTTCATGATGATTGGCTTGACACTTTTGATGCTCTAAAGGACGAGACTGATAACGACAAGCTTGAGAAGCATCTTCGCAATATCTACAATGGTATTAAGCTTCCTAAGCGTGCCACAGCTCAGAGCGCAGGTTATGATTTCTTTTCTCCTATGAGCTTTGTTCTTGAGCCTAACGACTCCATTAAGATTCCGACTGGTATTCGCTGTGAGATGTATGACGGCTGGGTTCTGATGGGATTCCCTCGTAGCGGACTTGGTTTCAAATACGGTTTGTCAATGGCAAACACTGTATCTATTATTGATGGCGATTACTTTGACTCTGATAATGAAGGCAATATTTTTGTAAAGTTGACAAATAACAGTTGTCTAGCCAAGGAGATTCGCATCAACAAGGGCGATGCTTTCTGTCAGGGCATTTTCCTTCCCTTTGGTATCACCATAGACGATAACACCACGGCTGTGCGCAATGGTGGTCTGGGGTCAACAGATGCAAAGTAAGTATACATGTGATGTATGCAAGCATTATCTTGGTTGGAATGACTGGGCGATTCCCTGTGAAGTCAAGTATGATGACATTGATAAAGATTTAAATGCATGTGAATGTTTTAGATCAATTGGAAAGGCGCGTTGCATGTTTCGCAAAGTACCTATTAATAAAAATGGATTGAATGCAAATATAAAAGCGCATATTCTCTCCGATGATGAAATGAATAGACTCGGGTTTTATGATTTAGGTGCTTCATCATGGTATCTATGCAAGCATGTACATAAATATCCGACAATAACATTCAATGTCACAATTCCAAAAGATAAGCCAGAAGATTTAAAAATTGACGTATTGGACGAAGAGTTTCTTCAGCCATATGATTATCAGAGTATGCTTGAGCGTAATCCAAAGTTTGCACCAGCTCTTGAGGTTAAAGAATCTGTGGATATGTTTATGATGTATCTTATTGGCAACGGTGTATTAAGCGGATGGTCTATCGGTGATTATCTGTAAGGGGTGGTTTAATGAGTGGTTATTTAGTTAATCATTATAAATCTGTATATCGTATTTTACCTGTTATCAATAATGCAACAAATGATTTCTGTCGTGATTGCAATGGTAAGATTGACGAAGATAACGTATATATCCCATGTTATTACAATTCAAGAATTTGGCATTATGGCAGGTCTAAACTAATTGCTTACATCCCATCTATTCAACGTGGTCATAATGTGGTCAAAGCCCTAAAGAAGAATGGTGTAAATGTTTTTGACTGTGATGAGTCAGATGAAGAGGTAGTATTTAAGTTCAACGCTTCTGATATGGATCAAGTTGCTTCTTTAATGAAGCCTAAGACTAGTGGTGCGAAAACTAGCCCATTCTCGTCAAAGAACCTACCAAAAGCGCAGGTAGATATACCCGAAAATGAGCTTGCTCGTTATAAAAGTCTAGTTTCAAAGCTAGACAACTATATCGTCATTAAGAAGTTTAATGATAGATTTCTCAATGAAGTTCTAGCGAAGAAACTAAGGCCGAAGGGTAAGCGCAAGTTGTTTGACTACAGGCAAGATATGAAGTCTTTGTGTCTTACACGCGATGTCAAGGGCTATATCTATAAGCGTGGTCTTTGGGAAGACTACCTAAAGTTCTTAGAGATTGCCATTGATTCTTATCTAAACAAATAAATACATATGTTATAATAGTGCCAAAAGACATATAAAGATATTAGTCTTTTGGCACTTCATATAAAGTTCTAGGAGGATATATGCTGAAAATTGAAAAGACCGAGATATGTGGATTGGAACCCGCTATTCGTGGTATGCGCAACCCCATGAACTCTTGGGCTAAGAGCGACAGCGAATATAAGTATTATGGTGGAGATTCATATAAGGGCGTATTTGAAGTCGGCGATAACGACCTAGGGCTTATGAAGCGTCTTCGCAATGCTGGCATAGACCATCGCAAATATCTACGCATGATTGCGGTGTATTGTGATATCACAGCTCCGCTATACTGGTGGAAAGAATACGACACATATAAGGTAGGCACCGTAGCAAATTCATGCAGCACCATGCATAAGATTCAAGCTAAAGAGTTTACAGTTGATGATTTTAGCCATGAGCATCTATCAAATGAAATCTATGGTGAGCCAATCCACGAGGAAGGTTGGGTTGATACGACTAGGAGTTCAGAAAACTTGCTAGACTTCATCGTATGTCACCTTAACGTCTATCGTGAGCTATACAACGAAACCAAGGATAAGAGGTATTGGTGGCAGATGATTCAGCTTCTACCCAGTTCATATAACCAGAAACGTACCGTCATGCTAAACTATGAGGTTCTTGCAAATATGTATAAGTCTCGTAAGAATCATAGGCTTAATGAGTGGCATACGCTCTGTGACTGGATTAAATCACTTCCGTATTCGCAGCTTATTACAGGAGAGGACGAGTGATATGATGGCTACGGTTCGTTATGATAAGAATGATATGGGCAGTCTCCTTATTAGCGGTGACGCAGTTGAGCTTACAAAGGTTATTACGTTTGTAAACAGCATGAACAGCAATAACGCTATTAAAAAGGCGTTTGGAGACGAAGAGAATAACGAAGAGCATGATGCCGTTAACCACCCCGCTCATTACGAGCATGGCATTGAGTGTATCGATGAAATGATTCTTCTATACGGTGCTATGGAAACGATGTCTTTCTGCAAGTTAAACGCACATAAATATCGCAAGCGTGCATTTGATAAGGGTGGCAAGGAAGATATGGATAAGTCTGACTGGTATATGAAAGAATATGCCTATCTCGATTCTAAATCAGACCTTGAACTAAAAGAAGAAATTTGCAAAAAGTATAATCTACTTGACAACTAAATATATATGCTGTGGGGCTATAACAAGCCCCATTTTTGTGCAAATATTCTTTATAGAACTTATCTTTTGTAATTTACGTAAAACAAAGATACAATATTGTTGTAAAAATATATTATAAAGGTGTGTTAGCATCATGGGGAAAGACCTTAAAGGCAAAGACTTGGGGCGCGGATACAGTCAACGAAAAGATAAACGTTTTGAAGCGCGTGCAATGATTAATGGTACAAAAATTTGCTTATACGATATGCATCTACCAACATTAAAGAAACGTTTTGAAGAAGAAAAAATTAAGATTCTAAGAGACGAAAAGAATATTAGACCAAACCTTACACTGTCTGAATGGTTTGAAGAGTGGTTTGAAAAATACAAAGAACCAGCATTGAAGTCGGAAGTGTCTAAAAAGGCATATCATAGAAAAGTATCTAACACATATATTGCCGCAATAGGAGATAAAAAGATAGAGAATATATCTCATATGAATATGCAAGATACAACAAACGAATTGCTTAGTAAATTCAAAGCAAGAACGCTGAGAGAAGCACTTGGTGTACTCAGAGAGTGTTTGGATATAGCGGTTATGAATCAAATCATTAAGTCTAACCCGTGTATTAATATAGCAATAAAAGACGAGAATGAAGCTGTTCAAGAACGTAGGGTTTTGAGTTCTCGTGAAATGAAGATGTTTTTAGATGAAATAGAACATGAGTATTATAATGAAGCTTACCAAATCTTATTACTTACTGGCATGAGAATAGGCGAATTCAGCGGTCTTCAATGGCAAGATATAAACTGGCAAAACAAAACAATCAGGATACAAAGAAGCCTGAGCATTGGTTATGTTGATGGTAAGAAAATGGAGTACCTTACAACACCAAAGACGAGCAATAGCTACAGAACTATTCCATTCTTCGGGAATGTAGGAGAACTATTTAAAATTTGGAAGGTAAAACAAGACCAATACAAAGCAAAGCTTGGAAGTAGATGGAGATTGCGACCAGAGTTAGGCGATTTAGTTTTTACGACAACACTTGGCTCGCCAGTAACAAGATATGCATTGTCCCATAACATTGAAAAGGTATTGAAGAACATCAACGAAAAAGAAGAATATAATGCGGCAATAGAAGGCAGAGCGCCAGAAAAAATGGAACACATCTATCCACATGCGTTTAGACATACGTTTGCTACTAGGTGTTTTGAAAAGAAATTAGATCCAGTGTTTATACAAAGAATCATGGGGCATACTAGTTATGCTACCACTTTGAAATATACCCACTTGTTAGAGACAAAACTGAATGAAGAAGTGGCAAAAGCAGAAGACTTCCTATTATAATGGGAGTCTTTTTTTTATATTCATTATTTGCGTATTTGCGTAGAGATTCAATTTGCGTAGAAATTTAAGCAAATTTATTTTTTACGTTTTAAAGCAGTTGCGTATCGTTTGCGTAAAATTTCTAAACAAGCTTGCAAACGCTATGTAAATAAAGTAATATATATAAGGGCTTTGCATTTGGAGTTCTAGGAGATAACAACGAGTAAGTAATTATGACTCCTTGATAGACAAAGGGTTTGGGATTTCCTATATTTGCTTAAATTAAGCAATACCTTATATTAATGTTGTATGTATTTGAGTCATATTTGCTTATGGATTTGCTTAAACACTATCGTCCATTTCCTTCAGCTAAGTCTACGCAACTAGGCTTAAACATACAATACCTTACACTCACTGAGGTTCTTAATTGAACCTCTTTTTTAATATCTAAAAGGAGTTGTTCACAATGGCATTACAACAAGATTCAATAATAAAGATTCTGGCTAGATTAGAAAGTGTTCAAAAGGAAATACAATCTATTTGCAGTGATTTAAAATACATTATTGAAAAAGAAGGCAACCAAAAATCGTAAAAAAAAGGGAAACAGAAATTAATCTGTTTCCCTGAATTATTTAAACACCGATTACGTAACGAAGAACCATGTTTCTGTTGTCAACTGTTTGACCATGAAGAGAAAGGGCTGAGTTGTTATTTACAGCATTGCCTTTTATCTCATTATTATTAATATAAAGATACTTCTTGTAGAACTTTCCAGCACGCTCAAGTATGAATGAGAACCCACCGCCGTTATCATTTGCTACAGCATATTTAGGAACAAAGAAAGAGTTCCAGCTAGAATTAACAGGAGATGCATTGTCAACGTCATATGCACTGAATATTAGAGAAATGCCATGAGGTTGCGCAGACACATTGCCAGAAAGGGCAATAGTAGTATCCTCTTTTACGTATAAGGCACCGCTCCACAGAACCTTATTCTCACCATAATTAGAACCAGAAAGTCCAGCGGTTTTACTCCAAATACGAACAGAGTTCCCGTATAGATTAGTTGCTCCGTCAGACTTTTGATAATTGTCATATCCAATTGCTGTATTGCCAGCAGCAGACACGGGAACAAATACGTTCTTTAAAGTTCCATTTGCGGTCTTGCCTTGTATAGCCGCTTCTACACCCATATTAATATCTTTACTTGTTGTGACATTTCCTGTGAGTGTGCCACCGCTTAAAGGCAGATAACTGTGAGTGTGGTTTTTAGCAGCATATCCAGAGTGCGTATGATTCTTCGCGGCATAAGTGTTTGACAAAGACTCATGAATTGTGTCCATAGCATCTAGATCGTCAGTTAGACACCGACTTGTATCATTGCCCCTCCAAATCTCATTGGTTGACATTGTGCCAATAAAAGATTGTTCTGATGTTTCAGCCATAATGTTCTCCTTAGAACGCAGCCTAACTTATGTCATGTATATTATACCACATTATGAGCTTTGCCATTTTCATCATATACTGTGATAATAGCATAATGCAGCTCTCCATTATTGTCATAAAAATGTACAGTGCCTTTATGCGCGTCACCATTCTTGTCATATATGGTAACAACAGACGCTTTTAATTTCCATACCGCGTATAGGGTTATACCAGAATTAGACGTATAATTTGAACCAGCAGAATATAAAACATCTCCGTTTTGTGAAGTAGCCCAACCTAAAAACTCATATCTTTCTCTTGTTGGAACAACGTCAGATAACTTAAGCGTTTCATTGTACCATTTTGTTTGTGAGCTAGGAGCACCAGAACCACCATTTGCATTATATGAAACCGTATATGATGCGAGCTTTGGAACGGTTATAGCAAACGATTTACTACCAGAAAATCCGCCACCAGAATACGAGCCAGACACATTAATGGTCTGGTCTGATTTGGTTCTTTTAACAGTCTTGCTTGCATAAGTGTCACTGGTATTTTGCGGATACCATGTGTCATCATAAAATCCAGTGTTTGTAGATTTGCTACTTCCGCCAACATTTGTCGTGACCGTTACACCATTGTATTGAATATTATGACTTTTGTCTGATTGAATTTGCGTATATGCTGACACCGTGTATTCTGTTGCGCTGCTTGATGTACTATATGTAATACGACATCTGTGCTTGTTCGTGCCGTATACATAACTAGTTACCCAATCAGAATAAGCTTCTGCCATATAACCACCTCCAAGACATTAATTAATTTGGATATATATGGTATTCGACTTTCCTTTTGATTCAGCTGGTTCACTTCCCCATGTAATACCAAGATTATTTAATGTGATTTCAAGATTGGTTCTTGCAGTAGCAGCATCAGAAGCACCAGTACCGCCATGCGAGATAGGCAATGTACCACTTGTAATATCGTTTACGCTATGCTTATGCGAACTTGTTGCAGCGCCAATATTAGCAGGCGTAATACCGAGTTTTGTTCTAGCATCATCAGCAGTCTTGGCACCAGTACCACCGCTCGATACTGGAATGACACCAGTATCATCTGCTACGCTAAACAACTTCTTAGCGGCTGCGAGAGTGGTACAACCAGTACCGCCATTTTCAATTGGCAAAGCGCCGTCTGTCTCGCCAAGACCAAGATTCTTTCTAGCTTCTGCAACGGTTGTGCCGCCAGTGCCACCAGAAGTCATGGGAACAGTACCATATAGGCCATTGGCATTAGGCTGAACCATATCATCAACAATCCAATATTGACCGTCATATATAAGTCTTACTGGCTTGCCGTTTGTAAGGAAATCTTCGCTTGGCAATTGAATAGTAGATTTAGGAGAGCTAGAAATACGCATCCTGATATTCTTAGCACCAAGACCATTGACATTTAATGTTGGCGCAGTAGTAGTACTAGTAACATGTGGCACCATAACAAAGTTAGCACCAACAGAAAGAACTTCAATTGCCTTAACGGTAGCAGTATATGCGGCACCAGTGCCAGCACTTGTAATACCTACAACGCGCTGTCTGCAAGCTTCGTCATACACCTCAAGACCGCCAAGGGATTTCATTATCTTATTTCCATCCATATTTTATACAGACCTCCTTGCTAAATTAACGGCAACGTTTCCACTGCCATCGTTTACAAGCTCAATGGCATAACCATCGTTAACAATCATAATTCTTATATTTTGCTGTATCTTTGCTTCTGTATTAGGAGCGACATCAAGAAGCTTATTATATATCGCAGCAGTATCAGTATCAATTTTGCGCAGTTTGCCCCTTACTGCTGGATTACCATCGGCATCATTCTCACCCAAAGTGAAAATCATATCCCGCTTTTCACTGGCAATATACTTTAAAGCATCTTGTTCAATTTTGTTGATTGTATTGACAGCTTCGGGAGTAATTTTTTCAATCTCATTAACAGCATCAGTTTTAATCTTTTTAATCTGCGTGTCTGCGTCCCACATTATCTTGTTTACATCGCTGACTACTTCTTCTGTTAACATCTGCTCGGTGATGCGCTCGATAGTTTCAACATGATAGGCAGTTGACATATCATCGCACCTCCTTTATGATTGGTTTACGAGAATGGCAAGATTTGCATTGCCGTTTCCATCGTTAACAGTCTTAAGATACACGCCGTTCTTTGTGATGAGCGTGTTTATGTTTGTCTCAATAGTCTGCTGAGTCTTATTTGCAACAGAAACGGCATTATCATATGTCTTCTGAGTATTATTCTTAATCTCAGTGGCGGTATTAACAAGTCCGTTGCCAGTGGCGATAAAGCCTTCTTTAGCTTCATCAACAGTACTAACGGCGTTTGTCTTAGTCTGTGTTATGGTATTTACAGCAGTATCTCTTGTATCTGTAACAGTAGCTACAGACTTTGTTTTAACATTATTAATCTCGTTAATGGCATTTGTTCTAGCCGTCTCGGTGCTAGCTTCAATTTCTTTTTTAATCATCTCGGCAGTAATGCGAGTAATATTCTCAACGTAGAGATAATCGCTTGGCTTTGCACGTTTACGAACAGGGATCTCGCTATATAGAATTGTTTTCTGAGAAGACGAATCATCTGCATCAGTTAAATATACATAGACAAGTAGGGGATAAGGCTCTTGTAACAGAATATTAGGAATGTCGGCAATAATGATATCTCCTGCGTGCATTGTTGCCACGCTGTCATCTTGAACGGCTACATCATCGCCACTATATTTTACAGTAGAGCGAACAACCAACGCTTCTTTTCTACTTGAATTAGAGAAATGTACTTCAGGTGGATTCTGAAGATATCTTTCATCGCATCCATTAAGGTCGATAACTATCTTCTGGTCTATGTCCCATTGATAGAATCTGTTAATTGTGTCTCCGTTAAGATTTAAACAAGGCACTTCGTACATAGACATACCTCCTTGGTCATTAGAGTTTATAAATATGGTTAATATTGTAACATAAAATGTGTTTTCTAATATTCAAAATTGTAGAACTTTTAATTTATATATAAATAAATTTATATGCACCATTGAAAAAATCCCACGCAAGTTATATACTCATTTCGAGTTAAATTGCGTGGGATTTTTTCAATGAAAGGACTTAAAGAATGAAACTTATCGACATCTATGAACAGCATTATTTACCCGAGAAAACACAGAAGAGGGCGGCATCTACTGTAGCTGGGTACGACTCATCAATGCGCCTTCATGTACTTCCGCGATGGGGCGAATGTGAGATTGAAGATATCTGCCCTGATGATTTGCAGGAGTGGGTAGACTCATTTGAAAAATCTGGCGCAGGAGAGAAAGCGTTTAAATGTATTCGCCAAATCATCCGTTGGTGGATTCGCAAGAAGCGCCTACATATTATCGATCCAACCGCATACATAGAAGTAAACCACCCCAAACCTTATCGTCCAGATGTTTTAGACGCACAAGAGGTATCAGAGATGCTTCGCGGCATGTGGGGTCATTGGGCTGAAGCTGTAACTATCTGCGCCGTAACTCTTGGTTTGCGCCGTGGCGAAGCTTGCGCTCTCGAATGGTCTGATATCAATCTTAAGACTGGCGAGGTACGTATCAGCAAGTCTCGTCAATACGTGAACGGTCAAATCATCACAGTAAAAACTAAGACAGAGAAGTCTACTAGGTCTTGCTATCTGCCTAAGTTTGCACGTCAGCGCCTAAAGCAGATTAAGGGGCATGGGCTTCTTATTGGCGATGTTTCTCCCGATAAAGCGGCTCGTGCTATCAAGTCACAGTGTAAGAAGATGGGTGTACCATATGTATCTATGACTAACATGCGTCATACGTGGGCTACCCTTGCAATTGAAGCAGGCGTTGGCATCGAAACTGTTGCCATGATGCTTGGTCATACAGAGATTAGCACAGCATATAATCACTATATTGTTCCTCGCAAAACCATTTGCCAAGAAGCTCAGGCGGCTGTTGAGAAGCTGATATTCGACAAAGCAAGGAAGTCTAAAATAATGGCTATAAGCTAACTGGGGATTCCGTATCCCCAACTGGGTTTACATGTTTACAAGGAAGTATCGCAAGTGGCACTTATTGCGCATATACACGCATCGGGCATTTAGTATGTGTGTTTATGAACGATATGCCGTCAATGGGAACTAAAGGCGTGTTGCCAGAAGGGTATAGGCCACAAAACGATATGGTCGGCTTTGGATATATAAGGGGAACAGATACATCTGGTCAAATATTAGTTAACAGTGCTGGTGAGGTGACAACATGGTGCAACAAAAACGATCCCAGATACTTTTCTGGTTTTCTCTGCTTCGTTGTTGAATAGCATTCCGTATCCCAAGATACTGGATGGATAAAGCTTTATACTGGATATAATGGCCTTATAAAATATAGAGCTACATTAAATACATGTTGCTTAATGGTATGTGGCCTATATGGTTTTACAACTGGATATGCCGTGCCAAACGAATTACCAAACGAATACTTGCCCACATGCGAACCATTATATTGTCCTTTATATATGAGACAATCGAACAACACTGCTGGCATATGGATACCACAAAGAGATTCATCTGATAGAAAATTCTATCTATACAGCGGTATTCAAACGAATGTAGCAACGTCAATTGGTGGTTTTGTTTACTGGACTATATAGTAAATAGTATTCCGTATCCCAAGACTATATTGTCGCACAAGGAACGTCTGATATCTGGTTTTATCGTAAGTGGAACAGCGGTTTGGCAGAATTTTGGGGAGGAAAAGAATTACGTGGAACTGGCTCTGTTACCGCCCCAGCTATTAACTTCCCATTTCGTTTGACTAGCCTATTATATAAAAGTGCTTCTGCAATATATAGTTCTGGACAAAAGGGTGTTTTCATATTGTCTGGTACTGGCGCTTCTATTAGTTTAATAGATACGGGAGTATATGTAATAAAACAAGATATAACAGATAACAACACCACTACAGTGGCGTTTATACAATATAACGTCAAAGGATTGTGGAAGTAACGATTAGTAATATCCCCACAGTTTAAGTAAGCTGCCAACTGTACCGCCACCGCCGTCAATCTTGTGTTTTGATATAGACGTAATAGTAGCAGTTGTCTCCGTATTTATTTTAATCAGCCCAGCAAGCGTCCATGTTGCTGTGCCGTCATCCCATCCAGTGATACCGTGCAAGTGTTGGTCTTCTTGTATGTCAAAGTTTCTTACAAGCGGCAACCCAATTGTTTTATCGGCGCTTGTAAGACAATAAAATGATTTAAATTCTTTAAATGAATACTTACTGTTAATCGTAATCTTTACGCCTTTGCCAGCCGTTCCGCTCCAAAGCAATACTCTATTGCTGATTTGGGATACGGAATGCCTTAAATTTTTAGATATGTACAACAACATTTGATTTGACCAAGAACTGTGTTAGACGGTAGTACATATTGTTTGATTTTGATTTCTCCGCTTGTAGTGATTTTTACCCAAAAACTAATCGGATAAGAAGTTGTGGTGAATCCCAATACTGGAAGTTCAATATCATATGTTTTAGGCGCGAAAGAAGATGGCATTGTTGCAAACGTTACATTTACATTCTTATTTGCGCTATTTCCAGCAACAACATCGACCCACATGGTTACACAATTTTCTGTGCGTGTGATTGCGCCAGTTTGTACAACCCAGCCATTAGCTCCTTTACATGCGTCTGTTGTCAGGGATACGGAATGCTACATGCTAATTGGATACATCAAAAAGCCGCGCCTTTTGTCACCCGACCCGCTATTTCCATAATTACCAAGAACAATTTTGCCAGCCGTGCTTACAGATATATATCCAGTCCAACTGCCGCCGTTTCCTGTGACAACAGGTGCGGTCGTACTTATTGACGGACAATATTCTTCAGGAAGTATATATGGGCAAGTAGACTTATCCCAACCTCCATTGCTCGTTGTTACATCTAAAGCATATATGCAAATGAACCCAGACATAACAGCAATATACCATGCATTTGAACTATATAATTTATTAACTTGGGATACGGAATTCCGTATCCCAAATATCTAAGAACCCAAAAATATATGTCGGCACCAAGGTCGTAAATAGCTGGGGTACTGCTGGACAGTTAAAAGTGTTTTCGTTAACCGAATTTTCAACATTATTTGGTGGCGAATTTGGTACTCATACGTATGACTGCGTATTAGTTATGAATGGAGACGGAAATGCCAATGGTGTGTATTTATCTGCTGCTGGATATTGGTCTGGTGATGGGATATGGGTTAAAACATTAAATGGTTCTGGTTCTAACAGTATTAGAATTAATTATGTTGTTGTTCGTTTATAGCATTCCGTATCCCAACATATATCTATGACTGAATTTGGTATAGACAAAGTTAGGTTTTGGAAAAACGCAAATGGGAATTATGAGATATGGTTTATTGGAAATGATTTTGATATATGCCTTTTCTTTAAAGAGGATTACGTGGGTGTATTTAACCCAAAGGCAAGTGTTCTTAAAAAAGTAAATCTATCATAGCATTCCGTATCCCAATGCCACACAATAAACTCTGTTGTATTCTTAGCAAATGGCAAAACGCCGACAGAAGTTGGTTTGTCTGGTAAATGGACTAAAACAGACTGGTCTATATGTACACAGTCTAGACTTGTATTTGACATTGTTAGTGGCAATACTGGCATAAATGGAACAAATGTACAAATATATGGTTATAACGATTCAGCAGCGCAAAAGTTTTGGTTTTATACTGCTGACTTTGGAGATGTTAATATGTGGGTTAGAACAGCTTAGTATTCCGTATCCCAAAATGCCCAAAATGCTGAGTGGCTTGCTTCTAGATTTAATTTTGGCGTTGATAAAATAACTTTTTGGCACAATGCAAACGGCAATTTTGAAATACAGTTTAAAACATCAAAAGACAATATCACCCTTTTTTTCTCTAGGGATATGATTGGAGTGTACGATGCAAACACAATAACTAGTAAAACTGTGCGTTTGTCATAGCATTCCGTATCCCAAGAGAAAATTGGCGATTATCAGGTTAATGTCGCTGGGTCGGTATTCAGCATGAATGTTGTATATATTCCAAATCAAAATGCAATAAGAGTCATATGTGATAGGGTTTCTGGGTGGATGATTGCGAGTGGCAATGGATATAAAAGCGCATCTATATCATTGCCGTCAAAATATACTCCTAAAACAAATTTGTATGCCATTGGACACGCAGATTTTTCAGCGCAATTCTCTGTATACATTGAATTAAAAACAGACGGGAAATTATATTTGATTGCATCATATTATGGCGGCATGAACTCATATGGAGTGAATAAAATATCTGTAATGTTGTATCTATAATACAGCCTATCTAACGCCATACACAGCAACGATGCGAAGCTTTTGTGTTGAAATAACAGTTGTATTTTCTCTTATTATATTGACCGCATACCCATCTGCGAACTTCACAGTCTTTAAGTCTTTCTGTATTTCCAATTTTGACTTTATTGATACTATGCAATCATCGGCAACATGCATATCTGCGTACACCCACATGCAATATGCATCATCAGTAGACTTTAATGCATTCATGTCATTAAAACACAATACGCCCCAATGATTTTCATCAGCATTTGAAGTAACTACTTCTACAAATGTATATTCTTTTAGCTCTGGTACGACAAATGAGCCGCCGCCGTACACAGACCCGCTCCACAATAATTTAATCTGGGATACGGAATCCCGCAACGTTGTAATTTCATTGGCAACATTGTATGTGGTGTTCGTTCCCTTACCATCATTTACCGTCAAAGCGCCGTTTACAGATAGATCGCCAGCAATAGTTCCGCCAGTCTGATTTACATAAACATCATTAAGATTAACCCAACTCATATTTTTACTTCCTTTCATTCAAACTTTGATATATAATCAAACAAGATTTACTGTTCAGTAGCTATCCAATACAAGTTGGTTGTGGCATCGTTATCATTTCCTACTACCTGAACCTTGAAATTAGAAGACGTGATATTAAGAACTTTTGCCTTAGCCGTTTTATCATTTAGAAAAGTAGGTATGAGCATAACATTCGGCACACCGTTAAAGGCAACGCTGAAATCTATAACCTTAATCACATCTGTACCAGCCGTAGTCGTAGAGATAGCTTCACATCCAGCCTGAACGCGCTTCATCTTGTTGTAGATATTTTTAAAATCTTTTATAAACGCAAGGAGACTATCGACTTCCTCGCCTGTATATTTAAGCTTGTAATCAACTTCACTTAATTCAACTTCGTCAGCCAACTCAATTACCTCCCATCAACTAACCAGTCTTGAACCAGATTGATTTAAGGCTCTTGCCAGAAGGCACATTTACCCAAACCGATTTGAAACTATGTTCTGATGAATTTATATATATACTCGGACTCTTCTTCAGCCACACAGCGTACAACGTGACGGTAGCGCCATCGGTAAAACTGTTGTTTGTGTACTGTCCGTCTGCGATATATGTTGCACTTGTGGCAGAACTGCTCGTAGACCAGCCTAAAAACACATACTTGTCTCTAGTGGGCTTAGCACCAGATATTTTAGAGGTTGTATTTATCAAATGTGTCTGGCTAACAGGAGCACCAGAACCACCATTGGCATTATAGTTAATAGTTAGTTTTGCAACATTAGTCCAAATAGCATACAGTGTGATGCTTGCATTTCCTGTATATTGTCCGCCAGCAGCATATTTAACGCCAGTATCAGTGGCAGACGTACCCCAACCAGCAAATTCATATCCGTCTCTTGTTGGACTAATAGAGGAGAGTGTTAGCGCGATATCATGCTGCTTGGTCTGATTGCTTGGAGCGCCAGAACCTCCATTGGCATTGTAGGATACTGTGTATGTCGGTCGCGCAACGGCTGGAACTGTAACATATGCCGTTGCATAATCTGTTCCATGCGAAAATCCTGAGCTGTCCCACCAAGCATGAACTGTATATGAACGATTATTATAAGAAGTGCCTACTCCACGAGAAGCAGAGAAGTCAAAGCTGTTGCCGCTAAACGTATGTCTTTGGTCGTAGATATTGCCTATACCATCAATGCTCAATGTAAATCTACAGCCTGAGCCACCTTGCCAAGCTGAACCATTGTTGACGAAGTGTCCAGTTACGTAAATCGTGCTATTGTTTGCGCTGGCGGAAACAGTTACGTATGGTAATGTCGTGCTATTGTTTGCGCTGGCGGAAACAGTTACGTATGGTAATGCCATATATTCACCTCCAAATTTTTATTTTTATATAATAAAAAATAAAAAGGGGCGTAAGCGAAATGCCCACACCCCTAATAAGGTTATGTATTTAGTTTTTAATTAACCTTTAAAAGTCCAAGGAATAGTGAATTCTGCATCCTCGTACCAAGATCCATCATGATAATACTTGCCAAGATATTCATCATCAGCCTTTGGCACTCTAATCCATGCTGGATCATTAATTTCATATGAAAAGGTCATGCAACTATGACAAAGACCAGTTTCTACATTAATTCCAGCGTAATTGTATTGCAATCTTCTCTCGCTCATTGATGGTCATCCTTTCCAAATAGAACTTGCAATGTTACTGTTTTGCTGCAAGCAATGGTAAGTGTGCTACTTGCAATCTTAACAGTAATAGGGTAATTTGTTCCATCGATAGTAACATTTGCTACTGCTCTTGCTGTTGTATAATTATTTTTTCCTAAGTCTATAATTCCATCGGTCATTTTAACAGCATACGAAGCGCAACTTATCCCTATGGTATTTAGTGACGATACTGGGATTGGCATACTTGCATTAGACGAACATGAGCCATACATAGCATACGCAAACGCTTTGCCAGTACCAGTAATTTTCCTGCCTTTAACATATGCTGTTTTGCCACTATGCATATCCGAGGGAACAAGATTGGCATCATCAGTATCGGTGTGCATATATAACGCCTTGACTGGTACGTCTCCTAAATACATCTTCATAATTCTACACCTCCTCTTAAATAAAAGAACTTTTACTTTGCTATATTATAGCAGAATAACGTCTATTAATTTGTCTGAATATAAAAAATTCCAGACGTACTTGAAGTTGGTTCAGCAGTGCCAATGGTAATATCTGCTTTTACGTCAGGCTGTGCAAAATCATCAATTACCCAATAAGTCCCGTCATACGTAACATTTACGGGCTTATTGGCGGTTAAGAAACTAGCACTTATAAGCTGAATTGTAGCCGTAGTAGAGCTTGTTAATCTCATTCTAATGTTTTTAGCACCAAGACTGTTCACATTAAGAGTTGGTGCCCTAGTGGTACTAGTAACATGTGGCACCATAGTAAATTTAACACCAATAGTAAGAGCCGTAATGCCATCAACAGTTGCCGCATATGCAGCGCCCGTACCTGTTGTTTTTATCGGGTTGTTAGCCGTTGCACTTTTGGCGTACTTGACACTTTTATTTGCGTCAGAAGTATTGTCAACACTGCCAAGACCAACATCGGACTTAGTTACCTTATGTGGGTTTCCGCTTGTAATCTGCGAATGATTATAAGCAGTTTTACCTCTATCGCCACGGTAGGCGGTAGAGCTGGTTTCACCCAAGGCAATAGTGTCTGAAATAACTACATAAGACGACCCGCCCCAGCGGTAAATCTTGTTTGTCGTTGTGTCAGTATAAATCTTACCAGCTTCACCAGTTGAAGGGAATTTAGATGTTCCAGCATACTCAAGCACATCATCTACGTAACTAGGTAAATTAGCAGCAGCAATTGTACCTGTAATTGCAGACGCATTGACAGAGGTAATGTCGGCAGCGGCATGTTTGTGTGAACTTGCAGCTTTCCCAGATAGTTTGGTGTCAATTTCAGATTCAGTATAATAACGATCGTCATGCGTATGTGCAAAGTCAGTAATCTGAGACTTCGTGTGAGAATGGCTTGCTGCGGCTGCACCAAGTTCAGACAAGGTAGGTTTATCATCACTAGTATAAACTTTATACCAACTATTCCAAGAGGTAGCAGATAAATCTGAACCACGCAAAGCTAGACGAGGATGTCCTTCTTTTTCATATCCAAAAGCAAGCTGATAACCATGACCACCAGAAGTTTCACTCCAAGGGGCAAGAGATAAAACACCGCAATACGTTCCATTGAATCCAGTTGGAGAACCAATTTTACTACCATATTTAAAATCAGCTGTCAGCATATTTTTATCAAATGCGGCATCATTTGGTGCTGAGTTGTCATTTCTTGTATCGGAAACAACAATGCCATTTGCCTTTGTAGCAGCGCCACCAGCAGAAGAAGAGCCAGCGTAATTATGAGTGTGACCGCTTGTGGCAGCGCCGATACTAGAAGGCGTTACATTAATTGACTTAGCTGCGCTACCATCATAAGCACCTTGAGAAGTCCCGTTTAAAGAAATTGTCAAAGAATTAGGATTCTTCATAGAAGAGGGGAAATCTGTAATTTGAGATTTTGTATGCGTATGCGATGAGCTTGCTTTTCCATTGAGCTTAGAATCTACTTCTGATTCTGTGTAGTATCTATCATCATGGGTGTGAGACGATGGAGTATATGTAGAAGGTTTACCACTGACACCGCTCCAAGGTACTGCATCTGCATGTGTGGCATTACTGATTTTACCCTCAATTACATCTTTAATTCTTAATGTCATAGTACCACCTCCTATATAAGCTTTCTAAATTTAAACACAACATTATCTGCTTTCGTGGCGGCGATATTAGAAGCTATCTGTAACTTAAGATACTTATTACCAGCTGTACGTGTACGAATTGTACGTAAATAAATCTCGCCAGAATTATCAGCATGACCAGCATTATGCAACAAGACTTCTTCTGCATTTCCACTATTAGTTGCACTAGCATACCAGCTCATAACACCAGACCAAATTTCAATATAAGTACCAATGCCGTCATCTGAAGATAATCCTCCAACTTGAACAACATAAGTACCAGTTGAGAGAGCATCGCCAGAAATGCCAGTATCCATCCAAGAGGTTGTAAGCTTAAGAGATTTAGTGATAGTTATAATACCGCCAAGAGCATCGAGCTTTTGTTTATCGGCGGCAGTCATAAGACCATGTGCTGAAGCAGTTACATCAGAATATGTAGTATCCGTGAATACAGCGTTGCTAGGCACAGATTTACCTATAGTATATGAAATTGCCACTGGCTTACCGCTAGAAAAATAAACAGGATGATTCGCGCCACCAGCAGATGAATCAAGCTTTACGGCGCTATTTGCGGAGCCGCCAGCAGAAGAAGACCCTGCGTATGGATGCGTGTGTCCAACATCTGCCTTTTTATCAATAAGTGTCTTAAGCTTTGTAAAAGCTCGACTTAAGCCATCTTTATCAAGATAACCCATAATAGTTCCTCCTAACATAAAGGGAGTTCTATAAATGAAAAACAGAGCTGATAAAATACATCTTTTAACACACGTAAATTATCAGCCCTACAATCATTGATGAATTAATAATTCATTTTAAATTTATATATTAACCGAATACTTCGGTAAACGCGGCATCAATCTCATCATTGGTAAGAGCATTATATGTAGTGTTCGTATCCTGAGTGGTGATTGTACCAGTAGTGCCGTCACCGCGAGTATAGGTAACAGTGCGACCACTTACAGAAAGACCCTTGATATAAGTTGTGTTAATCTGCTGACCAGCAGAATCCTGAGTTGCCTTGGTAGCTGAATCGGCAGTGGAAGCCTTAGTAGCTGTACCTGCGCTACCAGCAGAGGTCGCATACTTAACAGACTTAGCAGAGTCAGCAGTGTTGTCTACATTGCCAAGTCCAACGGTTGCCTTCGAGATGGCAGACCAAGTAGCATCGCCGCGTAGGAAATAGCCCTGCTGACCCTTAGCGGGAGCGGCAACATAACCAGCAGAACCAGCGGCATCAGCGGTAGCGCCCTTCAGAGCGTTCCAAGTATTGTTATCGGGTGGAACCTGCCAAGTGCCATCACTGCGGAGATAACGATTGGCAGCACCAGTAGCGGGAGCGGGAACTAGACCAGACCCACCAGCGGCAGAAGTGGTAGCGCCCTTGAAATTGCCATAAGTGGTATTGTTATCAGCAGCCCAAACAGCAGTACCATCAGCAGACCACTTTAGGAACTGACCAGCAGAGCCGCCAGCGGGAATATGCTTATTGCCAGAAGATGTCGGATGAGTATATACAGTGTCCTGAGCTGGGATACCAAGAGCAGTGATATCGCCCTTACCGACAGCGGTAGCAGCAGTTACGTGACCCTGTGCGTTAGTGGTAATCTTATAAAGACCAGAAGCAAAAGCAGAACCCTTTGCGGCAGCGTGGTCATAAGCGGCCTTACCGCGATCGCCACGATATGCGGTTGAAGAAGTCTCGCCAAGCGCAATAGTCTCAGAGATAACCACATACGCAGAACCGCTCCAACGATAAGTCTTATTGTCATTTAGGTTGACATAAATCTTACCAGTCTCACCAGTATAGGCACCGCTATAAGTCTTTGCAGAAGCATCATAATTCTTATAGAACTTGCTATCAGAAGCATTATAATAACCCTCAAGAACGTCATCAACGAAACTGGGAAGGTTGGCAGCTGCGATAGTGCCAGTAATGGCAGAAGCATTCACAGACGTAATATCAGCGGCAGCGTGAGTATGAGAAGAATTAGCCTTACCAGAAATCGCAGAGTTTAGCGCGGAAACCTTTGTGTCGATTTCGGTTTCGGTATAATATCTCCCATCGTGGTCATGTGCGAAGTCAGTAATGTCCGCCTTGGTATGTTTATGACCTATCTTTGAAAACTTCGCGTTTATCTTCTCAAGTAGATGAGTTAAGCCGATGCTGTCAAGAAACTTTGTTTCTGCCATGCGACCACTCCTTTCAATATGTTGATTTCTCAACGTCTTTATTTTCCATTAGATATCTATTAATAAAAAACAGAGACGTTGAGAAATAATTTTTATAAAAAATAATTACCCTACAATTGTTATTATTCTGACAATTGTATGGTAAACGGCAGGGTAGAAGGGTGGTGGGGGGGGTTGGCATACGCCCTCTTCCACCCACCCCACTTAAAACTCTTATTCTATTGTCGTTATATTATACAGCTGGCTTGGCTGCAAAAAGATTGTCAATCTCTTCGTTTGTAATGGCAACGAAGCCATCGCCAACCTTAGTCTCAAGAGAAGAGATGCGGTCGCCCTGAGAACTTAGGGTAGTAGTATGACCACCAACAGTCGTGGTAAGAGTGGCAATGTCAGTCTTGTTCTTATCAGCAGTTGCCTGAGCGTCAGTACCAGCCTTCTTAGCATCGGCGATTGCGGCGGTAACTTTGCCGTCAGCCGCGATAGCAGCCTGAAGATCATCGATATCCTTCTCGGCAGCAGTCACACGAGTAGTTAGAGCGGTAACATCAGAAGCAGCAGCCTTAGAAGCAACGACATCCTTTAGAGCGTCAACATCGCCCTGAGCCTTATCTGCGGCACTCTTAGCCGTGGTAATCTTGCCATCAAGAGAAGAGTCGGCAGCAATGCGAGCATCAGTCTCAACCTTTACCGCAGCTTCAATCTGCTTTGCAACAGAACCCTCACCATCGCCAAGCTTAGCTTCGACAGCCTTCACGCGAGTATCAAGACCACTTTCTACACCAGTTGCACGAGTCTTTTCAGCATCAACAAGCTCCTTGATATATGCGACAATGGTGGTAGCAGTGGCACCCTCTGGGATATCGCCAACCTTTACCTTAAGAGCGTCAATCGCAGCGTTCATAGCAGAAGCATCGTCTGGGTGCTTCTGAATCCAAGCGGCAATCTCCTGAAGCGTGTCAAGGCTTTCTTTAGCGCTCTCAGGAATTAGCTGCTTTGTAAGCTCTTCATTCGCAATAGTGCGGGCGGACTTGCCAGCATCCTCACCGACAAGAGTGGTCACCTTATCTTCGACCGAATTAACGCTGCCCTGAAGCGTTGTAATGTTACCCTCGGCAGTCGTAATCTTGCCCTCAGCCGTGTCTACGCGCTTTGTAAGAGCGGTAAGAGAAGCATCAGTTGCGATACCTGATGTCTTCTCGTTTACATAGGACACAACATCCTTGGAAGTCGCACCTTCAGGGATAGTGCCAACATAGGTCTTAAGATTGTCAGCAGCAGTCTGAGCAGCAGCGGCCTTAGAATCGGCGGCGGAAATCTTAGTCTCAAGACCAGCCTGAGCATCTGCAACTGCCTTGGCAACAGAACCCTCTGTCTTGGCATCGCCATTAAGCTTAGAGATAGCAGCGGTATTGGTCTTTACCTGACTATTGGCAAGCTCCTGAACCTTAGTTTCGGCAGTGCCAGCGGCATCATAATTTCCAGCAAGACTATCTGCGTAGTCCTTAGCAGACTTAAGAGTAGCCGCATCCTTAGAATCGATTACAGCCTTAATCTTCTCATCATAATGACCTAGACCAGTAAGATCAATATACTTCTTTTCAGCCATAAATTTTCCTCCTATTTAAAAAGAGAATCAATATCATCATTTGTGACGGTATCGATAGACCAGCCACCAGAACCATCTGTTTTGTTCGCTACCACGACATATGAATTCGCGGCCTTATCATAAACAGATATTTCTTTTTTTGTTTTGTCAACATATAGTGTTTTTTCTTTGGCTTGCCCCAATTCTGGCAGTTCAGCACCTATGAATACTATATCATCTGGCTTAGTTGTTATTTGAGTCCAGCCGTTATCGTATCGCCAAAGAATAGCAGTTTCGATAACAAAATAATATCCATCAGACGGGGAGGAAGTTGAAATCCTCTCGTAATCTGTTTCCAACTCCGTGATTTGATTATAGAATGTTCTCTTGTCATTCCAGTCAAACGCAATTCTACGCTTGTCTTTTACAAATACAAGCTGACCATTCTGAATCAACAAACTAGACAGTTTTTCGGAGGTAGTCACAACGACCGACATTGGGGCTTTATTCGCCGTATCTGCCATATTTTATTACCTCCAAAATCAGGGTTAAAACTCTACTACGTCAACACTCCCGCCAGCAACGGTATCGGCGTAGTCCTTTGCAGACTGTAGGGTTTTCTCTTGAGCCTTCGGCAGAACAGAATTAGTAACAATCTTGATAGCTTCCTCTAGCGTCTTGCCAGCGGCAATCTTGTTACCATCCGTTTCATCAAAGATATCAACAGAAGAAACAACAATATCTTCCTGAGTGCGAGGAGTGTTGATAACAGTATTCTTACTCTTATCTAGCCAAGCAATTTCGCCATCGTCAAGATAAAGAATGTCATACTCATCAATCATTCCATTAGCTTTAGCAGTCTCGATATTAGCCTTGCTACCGAATGCATTCTTTGATTTAATCGCCATACAGTATCTCCTTTTATTGTGTTAGCAGTTACATATTAAAACAGCCATATCGACTATTTTTCAAAAAGAAGGGTGGTATATATCTATTTTCCCAAGATATATACCATTTCGTCTTTCGTTATTTTATTGTTATTGTATAAAGAAACAACCTTTGTCTCTTTAATGGCGTGGTTGTCATATAGGCGCTTTAAAGACTCTACAAACTGATTCATTTAAATCACCCCATCGCTTAATAGCATAGCTGTATATGCGTCAATGATTTCCTCTGGGGTTTTCATATTAAGAACCTTTAGCTGTTCATATTCGTATTCGTCAATCTCTTCTAGTTGAACGGTGTCATATCCGTCAACTGGAATTCGATATAACGATTCTTCATGCCAAATATGTTTGCCATCAGAAGAATAGACAGCCTGCGCTTCCTCTTCATCACAGAATATCATGCGGTCATACTTCTCCTGATACTTTAGGTATATGAGCCTGTCAAGCACATCGACAACCCTACCGTCTTTTATGACCTTGTAGAACATGCGCTCACCTCATTAAAAAGGGTGTCACATATTTCAGCGACACCCTTGCAATATAATTAGAAAGAAATCTCAATCAATACGCCGTTTTGTGTTCCAGCTGTATTGAATCCATATAGATCGCCCTGCTCGTTTACCGTATAGATATAATTTGTATACGAAACGTTCTGTGAGCGAGTCCAGTAAGACGTGTAATCGCCATCGACAGCTGCACGCTTCCTAGCATCATTAGATGTCATATAGGAAATGATTTCACCCTCGTTAACAAATGGCTCTCCGCTGACTTCATATGAATTACTAAGCTCGATAGCGGCAGGAATGGAGACATAGCACTGAGATGCGCTTAGCTCCTTTGACCCGTTGCCGATAGAAGAGTTAACCGTGACCTGCTTAATGAGAAGTTTAATCTTTATAGGCAATGCTTCGTAGAATCTTGTATTCAAGAAGCTATTCAGGTCAGAGCTAGTCCAACCACCAGCGTTGCTTCCGTTCTCATTAAATACATGCTTTCTGTCAAGAAGATGCTTTGCAAGCAAGCTGAACGTACAGCGCTTAGACGGCTCATTGCTGAGATAGTATTTTTTGAAGCTACACACCTCAAGTGCCACATTCTCATGCGTCCAACTTACCAGTTTCTTACACACCGTATCGCCAAGGTCTTCATACCAAATCTTGCTCCAATATACATTGCCGACAGCGTAGTTCTCATATGCACCATCGTCAGCTTTAGAACAGCCAAATACAAGAGTGCTATCTATGATTGTCGATTTTGTTCTTTCAAGCTTTACAATATCTGGTTCATTACCATTAAGATTAGAATAATATACGTAAATATTATCGTCACCTTTTTTGTGTCTAAGCACAACCATGTCGCGGCTACCAACCGAACCAGCACCAGTTGAAGACGTACCCCAGCTCATCTTGATTCCGCCATTAGACCACAGCTTAAATCCGTTTGAACCATTTGACTGGAAACACTGGGCAAGGACGCTTTTTTCAGATGTACCGCTCAAGAATTTATAATCAATTGCCAATACGAAATCTTTATCGGTATCGAAAAGCTTGATTCCAGTATCGACATAATTCTTGCCAGCGAAAACAGTTTTCTCAGAGATAACTGTTTTCGATGTGATATCGTCATAATCAATATCATATCCCATGTTAAACGAATATGCGTCACCAGCCTGAATGTTTGCGCCAGAACTATCAAGACCAAGTTTTGTAATGGCATAAACCTCAACAGGCCGCATATCTTTTAGCTCTTTGCCAGCAAGGGCGGTTGGAGCATATGTAAACGTATCGAATATTGCATTTACGGTCTTATCGCCATCAATAAAGCCGCTCTTATCCCACCTATCAAACATATAATATTTATATGCATTTTCCTCAAGAGTATAGGTCGGAATTGCACCAGTGTATTCGACATTCTCACCATACAGGCCAGTAGATTCCTGAAGCGTTACGCCACGGGAAACATATTTAATAGTATAGCGTCTCGTTGTCTCACTATACGTTGCCTTGATTGTTCTATCGCTAAAGATGCCAGTCAGCGGCAAATCCCACTTTTTAAACGTAAAATCCGTGCTTACAGAACTTGGTTTAGTAGGCGTATCAATAGGATTGTCTGCTCTTGTTAGCGGGTCAACGGCATTGCCGCCCTTGTCAACGTACTGCGTGTCAAGAACAGTATCATCATAGTTTACGAACTTGACAATAAACTGTTCAACCATCGTATTGAATACAATCTCTAAATCAGGCCACGCTTCCTGATAGTCATACAATTGCTGCTGCTTTACAACGGGAACGTGGACTGTACCAGCCAATACAGCCTTATCGACATTGTAGCCGTTCTTATCGATACCAGACATCTTATAGATTCTATCGAGAAGAGACGTGTCTTCAAGAGTCCAATCAATACCAGTAATTCTTACTCTGCTGACATTGTTGGCCTTATCAAGCAAATCCTTTACGTCTACGGTGTCGCAATTCTCTATAATAAGCGTAGAGATTGAATCGTACCCAGCAATAGAAAGGTTGGTTAGATACATTAGATTCTTCATATTGATAGACGTAAGAGTAGCAGGCAATTGAGCCAACCTAATGCTACCACCGCTTGCAAATAGAACACCTCTCAGCCCAGAACCAGAAGCATAAAGCTCCTCAAGATTCATACACTTTGAGAAGTCCAAGCTACTTACAAGGTTAGGAGTATTTCTGATATCAAGTTTCTCAAGAAGCTTATTATTACCGATAACTAGGTTTGTCAAGAAGGTATTAGAATAACCCTCTGTGGCATTACCGATAATAAGTTCCTTTAACTTTTCTGCCTTAGAGAAGTCGTTATCGTGTATATAGCAGGCGGACACATCGCCGACAGATTGAATTCTTGACGCACCATAGATAAGTACCGCCGTATCATCCATCGTATCATATGGACATGTAATGTCATACTGTTTGCCAGCCTTTGCCCTTACCTGAGTAGGAGAGGAGTTGCCGAACATGACAGACAGATACATATCGGAGAATGGCGTAAGATGAAGAGTGTAATTTGGCGCAACAACAGCGTCTTTAGGCGTATTGCATCTAAACATAATCTGGTCAGATGTAGCCGTATTACCGATAAACTTGGTAGCCATATACATCTCTTGGTCGCGCTCAAACTGCCTACGCTGATACTTCTTCTTTCCATTCATCATCTGCTCAAGGAATCGAGTGTTGCCGTCTTTATAAGGACGTTCGTACTTGCGCACGTAGTCAACGCGCCAAAGCTCTTCGCACCACTCGTTCTGCTTCTCATCGAACTGATTGATAAGAGAAGAAGCGCTCCAACAGTTTTTACTTTCACGGCTTACATACATTTTCTGAAGGTCAGAACCCATTAAGTCACGGACGCGACAGAAGAATACTGACTCGGCTGCGTTAAACACATAGCCAGAAGATTGATCTCCATCTGTGCGGTAGTCAGTATCTTCCTTGCCATAAGTCATTGTAAGCTCGCCGCTGTTGTTAATACCCAAAGCCGAATCGTTATCATAGTCCCAGAGGTCAAAACGGTATCCGTTATTAATTCCAGCGGCAGCATCGTCAACAGTATAATAAGCAGCCTTATCGCCAAGCGTTGTTGCTTCAGCGGTTGTGATATAATGCTTAGCCCAGTGCCAGAAAGTATTCTTGGCTCTGTTGTCAATCATAGTATATCTTAGCGTGAACAGATAGAAGTATAGGGCAGAATCTACTATAAACCAATTGCCAAGATTGTTCTTGAATTCATCATCCGTAGATGTAATTATGAACTCATAAAAGTCTCGCCAAATTTGCCTATTCTGCGTTCTGATTTTGGTCTTCTCTTCATCTGTGGAGATAGAAGAACCATCTTTTGTGTCCCCGCAACAATCATATCTGAACTCAAATGAGCCATCCCAATCATTATGCAAAGCATCATAAGCTTCATTTCCAGCAGCCCATTCTGCTTTTGTGATAGGATACTTCATAGAACCATCAGATTTAGTAACGCCAGTTTGGAAGATAGAGTTGGGCAGTGTGTTGTCGCTAATCTCGATGGTAAATTCCTTCATATCATCTGGATCGTACGCTCTTGTAACATCAGTCTTCTTAGAGTCACCGATGTTGCCGAGTGCGTAGTAGTGCCATGACGTATCTTGGAATTCCCTGTGGGTAGTTAAATCTGGGTCGCTTTCCTTAATGAAGATAACGCAGTTGACGAATTCCATATCATTTTTAATCCTAGAATCTCTACGAGTCGCAGGAGTGGAGTATGGAATATAGTCATTATATCTCTTCTGAAGATAGGCGTTGTTTACCATCTCTGAACTGGCGATGTTGACTTTGACGTTAAACCAGTTATTAGGGACAGAAGTTCTAGTAAGAGCAATCTTGCCCGAGCCATCTGTTACAGTACTGCCATCGCCAAACGTAAGTTTTGTAATATAGTTCGGGTCTAACTCTACCTTGCTAGTTACCTGATGCTTACCATCGAATCCTGCAATAAGGTCGATATTGCGACCAGCGGCACCGTACTCATTTGAGGTTGTACCTTGGCCTGAATGGTAACAATTCTCAAACTTCCAATTATCGAGAACGGCATCGCCGTTCTTATATATGCACTCGAAAGAAGTATTACCAACAAAGTCCTTCTTATTGTTTGTAAAGTGTGGAGCTTCAATCTTGATAACTCGCATATTTGGGCAAGCACTTGCAACAGATTCAGGAGTTAAAAGTTTATTCTCATCATAAATCTGATTTCGAGTATAACGATCAATCATCTCAGTTGCGGTACGAGCATCTGCAATAAAGTTAGACAAAATTGCCGAGCTTGTAAGGCTTGTATTGTACGCCTTCATACGATAAATCAAGACATCACAATCAGGAGAACCGATAGTGATTGGAACTGGCGAATCCTGAGTAAACGAATAATCGCCTGTATAGCTCATAGGACGGCAAGGGGTGCCATCTTCATAAGACATGACGATAGGAATATCAGTATCTTTATTGATATTAAACTCCCACTCAATAATATCTTCCTCGCTATATGGGATATATAAAGACTTTGCGCTTGATTTAATATATGCTTCATGTACGTTCATCTGAAGGCCAACATCAGATGTTGTACCAGATTGACAAGTCAAGAACGTAGCATTGCTCTTCGCAACGTTGGTTGTCTTGAAAATCAATTTAAATTCCTTACCATTCTTCTTGGCATCATCTGCAAAAAGATTGTAAGAGATAGTTGCTGTAGTTCCAGCCTTAACGCCAAAGTATTGATCGCCATTATCATCAATCTGATATCCGCCGTTAACCCAGTCGAAATTATCAGATACGGTCATAGCAACATCGCCATCAGACCACAATCTATCGGTGTCGTTATTAGACTTACCAACAGGATTGAAATCAAATGCAAGACCAGCAACAACAGGCTCAACATCAATATCAAGTTTTTCAACATTTACCGTTAAAGTCTTAACAGTATCACGACAAGTAATAGTAAGTGTATGTGCGCCAACGTCAGAAGACTTAAACTGCCATGTCTGAGTATTACTATCAATTGTCAGTGTTGAGACGGTTTTTCCGTCAACGGCTAGAGTTACTTGTGGAGTTTCAGTAGATGGGTCGTATACAGTATACACAATGTTTGTTGTGTCATACTGTTTAGCCGTAAACTTCTGCTTAACACATCCGATTACAGGCTTGTCACTTGTTGAATCATACCAAATAATATCTTTAACAATATGATTGGATTCAATTGCCTTACCGTTGACTTCTGCCGTCATGTACACTTCGAGTAAATGAGCGCCATGTGTCTGAGCAGGAAGGTCATACGCCAAGGGGACACCAGAAACAGCAGTATCTACAGTTCCGATTTCATTACCGTCTAAAATAAAATGAACCTTCTTTTGAATAGCGCCATAAGGAGTGTAATCAAAAGAAACTTTTCCAATGGGGTATGTAAAGCTATCATTAAAAGAAGATTCAAGCCTGACATCAACCCTTTGAACAGTCCAAGTCTTAGTTACAAGACTGCCAGCGTCATCAACAATACTAAGATTGACCTTGTGTGTACCAACTGTAATATGGTCGGTAATATCAAAAGAGTTTTCACCAGACGCAGCGGTATTCGTAGCAACAATAGAACCGTCAACTTTCCATGTCGCAGTACCATCGCCGCCAACATCGCCAGAAGAGTCGGTTCTAGAGAAGTTGTACTTGATAATAATCTTATCGTCTAACGTTGCCACAACGGGGGTTGTTGTGATATATGTAATCTTCAGGATGCTGCTGGTTCCGCCACCGCCACCGCCGCCTTGAATCTTGAACTGAGCTTTTGCTTCTTTTTTTTCGTCCGACTTGCCCTCGTTTTGAATTTCCCAAAGGGTATAAGTATGCTCTTCATCGTATGTGGCATCATATGTTAAACGAGGAGAAGTATCAAGACCATTAATGGTTTCTTCAAATTTAGCAACCTTATCGCCAAGCTTGGTCACATTTTCCTTATTTGCATTTGCGGTAGATGTCACAGAAGCAACATTGGTGTTGGTCGTATTAAGACTTGCTTTTGTCGCAAACTTCTCGTCTGCTTCTGTTTTAGCGTCATTAATCTTTTTGTCAACACCAGCTGTGTATTGCGTAGTCCATTCCTCAGTTGGGTTACTCGTGATTGCAATTTCCTTCATCACGGTTTCGCCATTGTAGAATGTCATTTTACTGCCATCATATGTGACATTAAACTTAGCAAGTCCATCAAGATTAGCAATCTGCTGCTTCACTTCTTCAAGCTGGTCTGAAATGTCAATATTCTTGACGATATTATCAACCTGAATCTTAGTATAATAAGATGACAAAGCGGCATCGACCTTATTATTTACAGCGTCACCGACTGTTCCCTCAAGCTGAATCTTAGCTGTATCAACGGCTTGCTGCGCTTTATTGGCAGACGCTTCGGCTTTATCAGCATAATCAGAAATACCGTCAACAGTTGTCTTAGCTTCCTGCGCATAACGCTGAGCTTCCGCAACTTTCTCGTTCACCTGAGTCATAAAGCTGGTAATCCATGTATTATCAGGCTCGATAGCTCCATTGCCAGCAAGAGACTTAAGAACACTTAGCTGATTATTTGGCTTTGTCTTCCATACATACTCATCGCCTTTTGAGTTTACACCAGATGCAATAATCTCAAACTCAAGAGTGCCTTCAACGGCTGTTGCATTCTTATTGACAAGCCAACCAAATCTAATATACTCTTCATTATAATATACGTTTACAACGTTGCTGCGATCTTCATATCCGTCTTTATTAACATAATGAATAATGATGGTCGTATTGAGAAGGTCAAAGCCATCATATCTACGCGGCATCTTAAATGGGATATACTGAGAATTCGATTCTTGCGTAAGGTTAATTTGCTTCTTGTCGATTAAGACATTCTTCAAATCGTCAACATTTGAAATGTTATCATCTGAATACTCTTCGTAATATAGGTAATTACTGCTACGAGTCCAACCTTCTAATGAATCAGAAGTCGCAGCGACAGCGGATTCATCATCAAGAGATGTAAGAGAGATGTCATCATATGCTGACACATCATCATCAAGAGACATAGGAGAAATGTTATTATTTATCATTCTCGCATTATTATTTTCTTTAACTTTATTTAACGAGTCTTTAAAAGATAAACCCATTGTCATCCTCCTTTCAAACAATAATAAAAAAGAGGATGACAAATCACCCTCATATTATTCAATAAATATAAGTGTATTTAGAAACTAACAACCTTGCGGCTATCTGCTAACAGCTTTGCAACGCCTGCTCCAACCTCAAGGTCTGAGAAATCAACGGCAGTAGTGCCATCGACACCACCATCAACGTTAAGGGAAACCTCATCGCCAATCTTGTTCTCACCTGATAGAAGCTGTAGCGTTTGCTTGTCCGCGTCATACGCAATATTATCTGCCTTAGCTGCATCATATGCGTCACCAAGATCAAGAAGCTCTTTGATTTGAGCATCCATCTTGATAATTCTCTGGTCAAGCGCACCAAGGGCGCTATCTGGGATAATGTCGCTCCATGCGCTAATAGGAATGATATTTAACTTTGCGGTAGAAGTCTTGCGAACACGCTGAACACTTTCACCATTTTCATCTAAATCGCTATAGACAAAAGTAAGCTGTAGTTCAACTTCACCAGTCTCAGCAGTTAGTTTGCTGTCAATTGGAACAACATATTTTAGATATTCCTGATACCCATCTTCTGAAAGCTCAAGAATATCACTATGGTACTTCTTACTAATAGGTAAAATATATTCCATAACAACAGTACAGGCACTCATATCGTAACCGTTGTATGTTGGTTCAGCAAGAAACCATAGATTATTAAACAACTTTGACCTTTGCATAATACGTTCCTTTTTGCTTGCAGTCAAAGTATTGTCTTCATTTACTAAAATCACATAAGCCATAAAGACACCTCATTTCATAAAACATTCATTGTATATTTGTTACCAACCGCGAGTATCTTCAATGAACGTATGATTAGATAAGTGCTCTTCATATGATTCAACGATAATGCGGTATGCAATATCTACTTCTCCATTAGTCAGACCATTCTTACTGATAAGGTCTTCATATTCTTTATACAGTTTAAAGACTCTATTAAACTGTTCTTTTGTGACAAGGACACTAGAGTTCGAAACCCTTGATGCAAAATCTATAATAGTGTCTCTCTTGTTATCAACAAGAATAGACACTATATCTTTATTCGCTTCATCGAGTTTTTTATCTAAATCACGTACAAGTTTATCTTCCATCATAAGCTTATTGTTAACGCTATCAATCCACTTATCCCTCATAGAGATATTATCTGCATTGTAATGCTTGTCGATATTGTTAACTATATTTTTTAAATCTTGTATCGTGTCTGGTAATTCTCTAATTATTTTATGCTCGGATTTCTTTCTTGCGAAATACTTTCTTATGCTCATAATCTCTGGGACTGCCTTGCCTTTGAAGTTTAAAAATTCACCAATAAGTTGAAGAACAAACAACACGGCAATCAAGGCAATCGCTATTTGAGATGGGACATTAAGATATTCTATATAATTAAGCATTTACATTTACGCTGCCTTTCATTCGATGTTGGCGTTCTAGTATATTGAAAAAAGATAAGGGAGGAGTGGTTGAAATCCTCCCTATGTTATATATATATTATTTAAAACGAACCAGCATTCAACTTGCGCTGCAATGCTTTAACCATAGAAGACGGTGCGCTTACAATGCCATCCCGAGTGGTTCCAAGATAGCGCTGTAAGGCCTTGCATGTATTCTTACCGAAATAACCATCGGCAGATACACCAATCTTTCTCTGAAGCGCCTTGACCATATTTGAGCCGCCTTTACCAGTCTTCCATGAAGATCGTTCAAGACCTCCGCGATTTACAGAAGCTATGTTGCCAGCGTCCTGACCGCTCACAATGCCATCGACAACGGTTCCAAGTCTCTTCTGAAGAGCCTTTGTTGTCGCAACGCCCCAATATCCATCAACTGATAGTTTTCCAGATGAAGTCGATGTAGAAGGAGCGACAGTGGCAGAAGAGCCGCCAGACTTACTTCCGTTAGTTACATTGATTGCCGTATGCCGACTCTCATTAAGCAGAATATCACCAGCAAACAGATAAGCATCGCTTGTAAGATACTTAGAATCAGTAAGCACTTGAAAGCCAGCGGCCTTAAGCGCATTGCGCTCATTCCAAGTGGTAATGCTAGGATTTACATTCTGCATTGCCTTGTTGCCAAGGCGATAACCAGCGCCCTTTACAATTGCGCCAACACCGCTAGAGCAGTCTGCTTCGCATTTAACTGTAATCTGGGCAGGGTCATAATTAGATGCCTTTAGATGGTTCCAAAATGTAAGGCGCTCATTCTGGTCATAACCGACCAAGTTATTCTGAGCAGCCTTGACAGCCATATCTGCAATAAGATTACGAGTCTTTGCGTCTGGATGTCTAAGAACTACGTTCCAACTGTCATTCCACCAAGGACGAATATACCATTCTGTCTTAGATTGATCGCCAGCCTGACCGCCGCTATATCTATTGCGTTCATCATGTCCACAGTTAGAAATACTCATATTACTTGACCTCACTTTCAACAGTTTTGTTTTCAGTGAATACCTCTCTCATTGTCTTGAGAGCGTCATCAATGGTTTCATCAATCCAAGCAATCAACGCTTCTTGGTCTGTAACCTTTGACAGAACTGGGTACTTCTCGAAAATCTCCTCGATTACCTGAGCGCGTTTGACAGAACCAGCTTTCTTATAATCCTGCCAATCAATCTCTGCATCGGTAATCAGTTTCAGCATAGTCTCCTGAACTTGCTTTTTGGCAATTGCAATCTTCTCATCATCTGACTTGCTGAAAAATTCCTTTGCCTTCTTACCAATAGAAATAAGAAGTGCTACAATAACAATGATTACAGTCCAATTATCATTGACTAACTGAAGAAAATTCTGGATAGCATATAAAGCATTAAAGTCAACGTTCATAAAATCACTCCTTAAAATGACGGGTCATTTGGCGCGTTATCACATGGTTCATCTTCTGAAGCCGCCTGATTACGCATAGCGGTTTCATAAACTATCCCATTCTTTGTGTTCTCGGCCTTAGACTTGCTAAAATACGCCCAGATGATTGGAGCCATCGTAGCTGGAATGCCAAGCAGCACATACAATGCGCTCGTATCTTTAAGTTCAACCATAAGCCGCTCACAGAAAAATACAATCTGTAAACATATTACTAAGGATACAAACAAAACAATCTTACTGGTTGACGGCATCTTGAGCTTGAAGCCGTACTTTTCTCTTTCTTTGCGCAACTTCATTTCTCGTTCTTTGCTCTGATTCATTCTTTTAATAGCCTTCATCTGAGCATTATAATCTCTATCAGATATATAATTCATAGGCAATCACCGCAAATCAAATTATTTCTCTTCTGTTTCTATGCATACAGCTTGACACCCAAGTTCTTTATATACACTATTAAATCTTTCAAGCGGATACGCGACCTCGCCAACAAGAGGGTCTATTACATATACGCTATCTAGCTCTATTCTGGTCACAACAACACAATGCGGATTTTTGAATAGTCTATATCCATTTGACTCATAATTTGACGGCAGTGGGTCATTTAAATACATAGTTACCCATACAGCAGACGGGAACTTTAAATCAGTCAAGTTTGTGCCAGTATATTCAACTGCAACCTTATTGCTATTTTTTAAAAATTTATTTGCAGTTATCACAGAACACGGTGCCATACAAGCCCATCCGTCTGTAGCGCTATACGGATTTCCCCAAAAGCTATATACGAAATCGCTACCGTCACTTTTTGGCATGGCATCAGCAACATCGAATTTAGTTACATCTACACCATTCATTCGCAACAATGTTCCAAGAGCGGTTGCTTCACAGCCAGTAGGAAGCTCGGGCATTTGCAAATCCTGCTTTTCATCGAAAACATATTTCGCTGGCTTATCATATAATATCGGTGTTTCAACATCATGCTCTACAACAGTATTCTGTCGCGCACTATTACATGAAACAAACATAATCATAAATGATGCTAAAACAGCAACGATAAAAATAACAACTACTTTATTAATACGTCTATTCACAACATCACCACGAATTCTTATATACCCAAAAGCTCTTTAAGCCTGTCTATCGTAATCGTAGTCACAGAACCGTCTGTATCAACATATAATAGTTTACCAGCTTCAGAGCTATCACCCGTCAAATCAGTATACTTTCCAGAAGTGGCAACCGACTTTAGCGATGGCTTATCTTTTAAATCATTGTAGCTTCCTGACTTAGCAACAGATTCCAAATCAGATATATCACTACAACTCAATTGTTTTGCAACTACTTTGTCTTTATCATCAAGAACCAACGCTTGACCGTCCTTGGCCTTGTCACCAATCAAGGCGGTATAGCTACCAGACGTTGCAATCTTTGCTAAGTTGACAATAACGCCAGAGTCAATCTTTACACCAGTATCAAGCTCTAGGCTTCGAGCCATAATATTACCACTGATATAGAGTTCACCTTTATCATTGACATTAAAAACAGATTCATTTCCGTTAGTAATATCAATAACGTTATCATTTTTAGGACTAATCGACACCTTGTTGTTGCCGTGACTTACCTCTAATCCATTATCATTGAAGACAAGTGTGCCAGCGTCATTCTTTAGCTCAATATTCTTGCCTAAGAATAGCTTGCCAATAATCGTCTCAGCATTTACGCCATATGCACTAACGGTGTTGCCAGTATCGGGGTCAGTATAATAATACTTGCCTATGGCCGTCTTTGTCGTAGCCCAATTGTCATCGGTAATGGCAATCGTTGAATTAATAATCTTCATCTGCGTAGGCTCATAATCATTTGATACTTCATCAAACTTTCTGAACAACATACCATGATTATCCCATGATTGCGTCTGATTATCAGAACCGCCGACAATCTTTGTATGCGTTACATCAAGACCGTTATCAAGCCAATTGTTGACAACAGTAGTTCCCTTTTCGCCCTGCTTGGCCTGTCTTTGCACATAGCTATAAGATGTAGCCATTGAAGAAGCTTGGTCTATAACGCCCTTGATACTCTTGATTGAACTCTTAACTCTGACGGCATCAGAGAACTCAACAGAGATATTATCTAGGTCATCATAATCTATGGTATATTCAATCAATCTAAGTTTATATAGTTTATCGTCAACCATAACCCTAAGCCAATTGCCGATGGCAAAATCGTTAACCAATGGCGCAAATTTACTAATAAGTAAGAGATTCTTTAAGTCTGCACTGATTGTAGTCTGCAACTCAGAAGACTTATATATTTCATCATTGGCAACACTGATAAACTCGTTTGCCTTCTCGAACAGCTCGGCATTATTAAGACCGTCTGAAATATAATTTTTATTAGAGTATTTGTCTTCTCTGCGGAACGAGCAGAATTCAAGCCACAGATTAGCGCCGCCAGCATTATAATTCGTTAAATACTGCTGGAAGTTAAGGATGTCTTGCGTCTTATCCTTTTCCTTGATAATATAATTCTGCAAACCATATTCTTTTAATTCTCCATCGTCATCACGTCTACCAGATATTAGATAAATCTCATCTTGACGTGTCTTCATCTCTTTTTCAATGGCATTCATTCTGTCGATATATGGAGTGTAAAGCTTATCATATAACTCTTTAGACCACGAAGAGCCTTCATTTACACCTTGCTCTACAAGGATATCTATACAGCTCTGGCAAGCATCATGGAAAGAAATGAGTCTATTTAGACAATACTTTTGCAATTCCTTTTTAAAATCATCCAACGAGCCGTCAATATCAAATAATTCAGAAATTCCATATTTGTTCTCGCTATCTTCCTTTGCAAGAGTTTTGTCAATCTTTTGCTTGATAAAAGTTTCATAGTCGCTATTTATCGTTACGCTTATTTCTTTGCTTGTAAACTTATCTTCTTCATCAGAATAATTGATTACATCAAAACAACCAGTCCATATTCTTGTTGGATCTGGCTTTGAACCAGAAAGAGTAGAGCCATCATGTACTTTGACCCTATACCTAGTAGAATCAACAACTACCTTTGCCATAGACAAAACAACGCTATCGGCAGTAGCGACAGATATGTTATCTATCTTTTCAACTGCAACAGGAGAGAGATTTGCAGCCGTAAGTTTTGCCGCTTCCTTCTCGGCATTGGTATCGCTCATCTCAACAGTCGGCATCAACCCGCTTGTGAGATACAGTCCTAAATCAATTGTATTGTAATAAGCATTCATCAAAGCAGGATAGCCCTTTACTGGCAACTCAATCTCTTGGATGTCGTTGTTGTATCCGACTTCTTTTTTAATTGCAAGATGTTCGTTTTTTGAACTGAACAGCCTTTCATCAGCAGATGATTTTATATATATGCTTTTAGAGCTATATTTGCTTACAAGAGAATTATATCTATTAACGATATCTTCTTGATTGCTTAAATAAACATAATCACTCTGATATTCTTTATATAGTTTATTGTAAGAATCAATAGCCCTAACAAGCTCATTTGACATGTCATATTTAGTATCGTCAGAAATATACCAGATATAATCACTGCCATTAGGATTGCAGTTTCTAATAGTGGCTGTCATCAAATCGTCTCCGCCCTCAAGCTTGAAACAATTCTTGATAGAGTCGGTATCAAATGACATGTTAATGCTATCAGCAATCTCATCAGACGTTACAAATATAGTCGTATCTTCGCCATATCCTTCATCAATATCGGCGCTACCGCACTTAGGACATATATCTGTATACTCACCTCTGTACCCACATTCATGACAATTTGATTCAAGGTCGTAAACAGAAACGGATCTATTTAAATTACCATACTTATCTGCATTAACATCAAACACAAACAGGCATTTAATTTCTTCTGCAACATCTTGGAAAGCATCATATATAGATTTATCATCAAAAGAAAACGTTCTTTGAATCTTTGCAATTGTAGAATCAACATGCCCTATTGTATAGTGCGGAGCCTTTTCCATCAGCCTATGTAAAAGAGAGGAGCTTGGTCTATCTGGATTATAGAAAATAGTCGGATGGTCTTTATCATAATCTTCTCTTGCGATATCGTCTTCAGTGTTAATTTCAATATCATACAGCATGATTTGAGACAGCTCGGCACATCCAAGATTAGTACCAGTCACAGTTTTGACTGTTTTTGTATCTTCATCTGTCTCAACTGTAATCTCAAACCATTGATTCCACTCTAAACAATATATAAGCCTAAAATTGATAATCTCATCCCACAGATTATTCTTATTTTCATCTACTGTTTTATATACTTTGAACGATATCTCAGCAGCGTCATTCATCGAATCAGTTGATTCTATCTCAACAGAATCTATTCGACCAAGTTTATCGCCATTCTTTTTTGCCAATATAATCGTTGGTGGTTGTGGATTATGAGCAGCATCAAAGTCAATCTTTATAGCCATATAAACCACCCCAATTATATAGTAACCTTAACTATAGGCGAATAAGCTATCCTAACGACACACGGTAGAGACAACGTTATTTTATTCTTTTTGTCTCTAAATGTATTCTCCAATCTGAAGAAAGACCAGTTGAAATCGTTCTGTATCTTATGAGAATCCAAAGAAGAGCTAATCACTGGATATGACACTTTGATAACTTCTCCTGTTTTACAATTTGCAATTCTCATCACTCTATTATTAAAAGAATTCTTCATTATAAAATCACCGTCTTTTTCTATGGTGATTTCCATATCGGGATAAATGCAACCTTCTTCATCAGATTCATTGTAGATAACATTTATACCGTTATTTGAACCATTCTTAATTGTAGTGACAACAGGCTCTCTTATGGCAAACGGTCTATTGGTAAACATCTCAAGCTCAAACCCATAAATCATACCGTTAACTTCAATTCTGCTTACATTGAATGAAGCTTCAAAATAGACACCCGAATATTCATCGTCAAGTAATCTAAATTTATGGAAGCCTTTTCTGTTCAACCAAGACATGATGTTGCGCATCTCATCGAATGAAACTGTATCGGTTTGATTGGAATCGCACTTGTTCTTACATATCTGAAAAGTCGTATTAAGGCAATCTTCATATGTAGAACTCGTTAATTCGTGCTTCATTCCGTTCAAGGTCGGCACAGTATTAAAAGTTATCTGTGAACCATTATCTATTGTATCGACATCGCTTGAATCAAACTTGCAAATAATAAACCCAAGATCGCTCAGCTTGACACCATCGTATTCAAAGTCATATGCTTTCACCGACACACCCCCAATCGCTCGAAGTTATATTTATTTTAAAAGAAAACGAATGATATTCCATCTACCCTTAAAGACCTCTTCATTCATAATCTTCTTCATTTCAGTTAATTCTCCGACAAGCCTGTCATATACCTCGCCTTTATTCTTAAGGTCTTCAACGATTTGTTCCATTTCAATGCGAAGAGAATCTACAGAGTTAATTAATTCATCCTTCTCATTGCAATCTATTTCAAGCTCGGAGATTCTTTTCTTGAGAGATTCAATTTCATTTGTCTGTCTCTCAATAATTCTACTTTTAATATTCGATTTTCTATTTCTTTTTCCAGTATTCATACTTCTACCTCGTTTCAAACAAAGAGAAGGGGAGTGAATATAAATCACTCCCCACTCAACAAGTAGGCTATATTCTTCGGCTAAGCCGACCCGTAGCCTTCGGGGATTAACGAATCGCCTTGCCCTTTGCTAAGCTGCTCTTGCCTGCAAGGGGGTCAATTGTCATAGCCATAATAAGACGCTCAAAATTCTTATCATGCTGCATAGACTTAAGCAGTTCGTCATAATTCTTGACATTAGGCAGATTGAATACAACCTTGTCAAGATTCTGAGTGTATGTTGTCTTGTTTCCAACATTAGCACCAGTATCAATCTTATCAAAATTAAGATTGTCTTTGATAAAGTCAGATGGATTGTTTGCCATATTCCAGATATTAGAGCTTGCAGCAGATGTAAGCACGCTATCATTCTTAGCAAGAGGAGTCAAGATAGCTCCGTCAGATGGGCGCATAATCATCTCAGAACCGTCTTCCTGAGTCCAAGCCATCTCATTGTTTCTGATATTCTTAGCGCCAAGTGCGTATGCGCTAACATCAGATTTCTTAAACCAACCAGTATATCCACTTGAAAGCTTGTGCCAACGAGTTAAGATATAACCATTGCGTTCCTGTAAAACGGTATAGATTGGGTCGCTGCCAAATGTCTGTCTGCCGCCACCATTGCCATAAGAGTCTGCGTAAATCCTAGCACCGCCAGCGTTAATCGTGCCACCAACAGTTATTTGTTTTTTCTGCTGTTGTTGCTGCTGCTGCTGAGTAGGAGTAGAAGAGGGCTTTGGCGTTGGCTTCTCCGTTGCAGCAGAAGCACCAGCCGCCTTTATCTTTGTACCAGCAATCTTATTCAGCTGTGCAATCATATTCTGGATATTGGTATTGATATATCCAAGAGCGGTATTGGTAGTTGTCAAAGCCGTATCAAATTTCGTACCATACGTTGTGATTACATTTGATATACTGCCATTACCAGAAAGCCAAATTGTATTCATAGACTCAGACAAAGTATAGCCAACCTTATCAGCCTGAGATTCTATCGTGGCTCCAATAGTAGAAGCATTGTTATTAATCTCAGAAATCATATCAGCCATAAGAGCATCAATATCATCAAGACGTTGATTTAGAATGGTTTCGTAATCAGTATATAAATCATCGAGCATCTTTTGTTGGTCGGAAATGTACTGTTCGTATTCCGTCTCCTCTAAGTCAGACTTAGCTTCTTCAAGGTCTACCTTGATTTGCTGAATCTTAGCCTTAGTCTCTTCAGATACATCACCCTGATATGCAGCCATCTGCTTCTCAAGGTCTGCGATATCCTTTGTGCTTTCCTTTATCTTTTTCTGATAGTCATATAAATCCTTGGCTGCGTCAAGAGCATCATTGCGCTTATCAATAAGCTTCTGTAATGAATCAAGCTCCTTATCAATACCATCAGAAACCATGTCCTTAATAGAGTTCTTCATGTCCTCTGCATTAAGAATGGCTTCCTGCTGAGCTTCGATATACTCTTGTAACTGATTTGCAATATCCTGATTATATGGGTCTTTAGCAAGGTCTGCCTGAAGTTCTTTAATCTTCTTAGCATACTTATCAGCCTGAGCCATATACACGTTATATTTAACGCCGTACTGACCCATAGATGCCATACCCTCATCGGTAAGCTGACCGTTATCCTCATAAAGCTTTTTATTGCTCATGAGATTAATCAGGAATTCAGATTCATCGGCAACCTTAGAAATCTTATCCTGAATCAAATCAAAGATTTGCCAATCTAGCTCACGAAGGTTCTTTTCATACTCAAGAAGAGAGGTATTGCATTCTTCAATGGACTTAGTGACCTCATCCACCGAATTTACCATGCTGTACCACGACTCACTATATTTTTCAATAGTACCGCTATTCACAGCATTGTTTAGCTCCGCAACCATTTCGTCACGTTGCTTCTTAAGCTCTTCCTGCTGTTTTTTAGCGTTAGCAGACATTGCATCATAATATTTACCAGAGGTAATATATCCAGCAGTCTCAGTCTGAGACACAAACTCATCGAGCATATCTTTCTCATGCTGAATTACACCAAGATACCCATCGTACTTAGTAGAGACGTTTTCGAATCTCTGCTCATAGAGTTTGGATTCACTCTCACGTAGGTCATCAATAGCATCTAAGCAATCTAATGCTTTCTCATCTTTATCTTTAATTAGTTCGCTACACTAACCGAACATTATTGTTCCTCATACTTTCATATGAGAAGAGACTATATCTTTTACCTATAAATTTAATTTGTTTATAATAATACTTTCAATATTATCTTCATCCCAATATGGAATACGAAGTATATCTATGTTATTATCTTGGCAATATTGATTTTTAATTGCATCATGTCTTTTGGTCGTTTCATAATCTCTATTATAAACACTTTCAAAATGCTGTCGCCCATCAAACTCAATAATTAAATTATTCTTGATTAAATAAAAATCAAATGGCAGCGGTTTAACATCACGACAATCATCAAATCTTTTTTCTTTAATAAAAGCAATTTTATTAGCTTCCAAAAATTTTCTAATACGCTCTTCGCCTTTACTAGATTTACAAGAACAAGAGAAACATTTTGTCACATCTGCATGTTTATAATTACCAAAACTTGTTGTATACACGTTGCCGCAAGCGCACCGTATATTAAGATTTCTTACATAAATGCCATTATAATCTTCTGGATTAAGCAATTTATTTCCATTAATGCTATCAATATATTCTTTAACAAAATCTTTATCGTATCGTAAATTCTCTCCACGATATTCATAAGAACAATCTTTGCATTTATGACCACGAATAAAATTATCAAGCATCATTGTTTGTTTCCCGTGGATAGGACAAACAAATTCTATATCCATTTTGACATCAACATAATCATTGACGTTTGTTAATAATGTATATTCATTTTCTTGACAAACACGCTCAGCCAATCCAATGTATTTTATAGCACGCTTCCTCTTAGAGACTTCACTTGCCTTCTTGCCAGTACAATTTGGACAACAATCTTTCTGTATTGTTTTTCTGCCATTAAACAATACTGCAAATGACGTTTCATATTTATTTCCACAATAATCACATGTGGCAACAATTCTTTGCTTGGAGGTTGGATTCAAATCTTTTACAACAACATCAAATGGCTCATATCTTTTTGTAAAAACATATCCTTTAGATTCAAACCAGTCTTTATTATTGTTGTTCCATTTTACTTGAACAACTTGTTCCTCATCATACATAAATACCTCCAATCAAATAAAGTAAATAATATTATAGCATATATATTTTTTAGTTATTCTTAAATTTATAGGTAATCTATTTTTTCGAATCGCCAATAGCTTGCGATTCTACTCCCATAAGGGATAGTCGTTGAACGTTCCGCTGTTCGCGGCTTCGCTGCTGATTTCCCAATCTTTTCATTTTTCAAACTTTCACACTTACGCATATTTCATCGTTACGTTGTAGTAGAAAAGCTCTAAGGGGTTTCCAGCAATTAAATAGAGTTTTACTTACATATCACTATGCAAGGTGGCAATTTATTTACCACTGTTTATATTCAGAAATCTTATTATTAAGGTCTTCGTTTGTGATTTTCTCAATATCTATCGTGCCGTCTCGCACCTTTGCGGCATAGCCAGCGTCAAGGCCAACAGAATTCGCTTGTTGAATATAGCGATTATAAGCCTGATTCTGTAAGTCAATCTCTCTTCTAGTCTGACTAATCTGGTCATTGAGAGCGGTACCGCGCTTAGTCCAGTTCTTGTATGTACTTGTAGCAGTCTTATCAAGTCTTGAAATTGCTCTTTTAACACGATCTAAGGCAGTCTCAATCCAGTCAAGAGTTTCCTCAAACTTCTCAGCTTCTTTATTAGCGCTAGAATTTGAGTTAGAGTTAGAAGAGGATGAGGAAGAAGACTTTGAACCAGAAGAGGAAGATGAGCTTGTCTTTACAGATGAGCCTTTATTGGCACGTCCAATGCCGCCAGAACCACGACCAAATGCAGTGCCAGATACCAAGGCTTTGCCGCGACCACCACCACTTGTAACATAACCATTCTTAAACAATTCCTCAGATTGTTTATGATTAAAGACTATATCGCCTTTTTTATATTTTACAAACTCAGCGCCGTTATCGCCAACCGTAAAGAAATGACCGTCTCTTACAATAACTTCTTGCCCAAGCTCGCCCATAAGAGCCGTGCCATTTTCTTTTGTACCCCAATTACCTTGCGCAAACGCCGTTCCGTTTACATGGGCAGTGCCATTTGCGACACCGCCGCCAACAATCTCTTTTACCTTGCCAGCCACCGAACCAATTACATTAGCAACATAATTCACAACACCAGTTTTTGTCGGAGGTGTATAAGAATCAACCTTTGAACTATCAACACCATATGACGCAGTTGCATTTTTATCATTTGGCTGATAAGAATCTGGTTGCGAACTATCTTTTAAAAATCTTGCAATGGCTTCTTTTTGCCCGGGCTGATACCCATCTACTTCACCAGAGTCTTTCAAGAATTTTGCAATTGCCTGCTTTTGTTCTGGCGTGTAACTATCTGGGTCAGCAGAGTTAGTTAGGAATTTAACAATTGCAGCTCTGTCTGCTGGCTGATAGTTATTTACGTCTCCGCCATCAACAGCATACTTAGCGATTGCTTGCTTCTCGGCTGGAGTGTAATTATCAACATCACTAGAATTTTTAACAAAATTAACAATTGACGTTAATTGTTCTGGCGTGTAACTATCTATATCTTTTGTATTTTTAACAAAATCAACAACAACCTGTTTTTGCGTATCTTCAAGCCCATCTAAAAGATCCGGATTTTTTGCAACAAGCTTAACAACAACTTGTTTTTCATCGTAACCAAGGTCTTTAAGAACGTCTTGATTCTTTGCAACAAATTCTACAACGACTTTCTTTTTATCGTCATCAAGTCCAAGACTGTCAAAAAAGTTGGGATTCTTAGCAACAAAGTCAATTATTACTTTCCTTTGTTTCTCGTCATCAAGACCGTTCAAAACGCTTTCATTGTTTGCAATGAAATTTACAACAACTTCTTTTTCTTCATCAGTTTTAAGGTCATCAAGAATATCTTCGTTTTTAGCAACAAAGTCTACGACAACCTTTCTCTGTTTCTCATCATCGAGCTTATCGAGAATGTCTTGATTATTAACAACAAAGTCTATAGCGACTTTCTTTTGGTCTTTATCTAAATCCTTAAGTAAATCTGGGTTTTCGGCAACATACTTTAAAAGTATCTCTTTCTCGCCATCTTTTAAGTCAAGGTCATTAAGAAAATCAGCGTTGTCAGAAACAAAGTCTACAACGACTTTCTTTTTATCGTCATCAAGTCCAAGATTATCAAGAAAATCAGTATTCTCAGGAAGGAATTTAACAATCTTAGTTGCTTCTTTTTTCGTATAATCATCAACCGAGCTTGTATCTAGTTCAAGACCAATCTTTAGTTGGTCATCAGTAATCAAACCAGCCTGATGCTCCATCAATAACTTAATATCATTAAGAGTATCATTTGCTTCAACTTGCAAATCAACCGTAGCATCAATAGTAAGATCGCCTGAATCAAGCTGCTTTTTAATATCTTCCTTTGAAGCATTAACATCTATACCAAGCTTAACTTTTGTATCATCATCAAGTTTGGCAATCTTATCAACAATACCGCTCATACTCTTATCAACTTCAGAAGTGTCTGCACCTTGAAGTTTCATTTGATTCAACCTCTTTTGTTGAGTACGATAGTCCTGCATAAGCTGCAATGGCTCTTTCATACTGTCATCAACCTGACTTGCATCAAGTTGCATATAAACAGGATCGGCGAGTTTATCATAAGCAGATTGCAATGTACTGGCAATATTTAATGCATCTGGTGCGCCATCCACACTCAAGTCGATAGTGCCATCGTCTCTTCTGAACGTATCGAGCATTTCTTTTGCTTTATTAAGGTCATTAAATACCGTCTCTGCGTCAGTTGAATCAAAGTGGAATGTATAATTGTCAAGCCCAAGCTTTTTCAATTTCTCACTAGACTGTGCAAGCTCATTTATCTTTTTATTTGATTCTACGGCAGCCTTTTGTAAATCTGCAAAATTAGTATATGTGCCATCCATATTGATGACAAATCCAGCATCTTCGGCAGCACGCTCAATAATTTGAACAAGCTCTTTGCTAATGCCCATAGTTTTAGCGATTGCATCTTCACCGTTAACACCAAAGTCAAAAGATATAATTTCGCCATTCTCGCCGCGCTTGATATTTCCTTGCCCAAGCTGGTCTGCTGCTTCAAGAAAATTGTAAACACCATCATTAGTGGATTCTCCGTCTTCGTTCTTAGTAAAGAAGTCTTTAACAGAATAAGTTGTACCTTCGATTGTGTTTCCAAGCGTTTTCCATCTATTAGTATAATCATCTATCGAATTAAGCTGGTCATAGCTAAACATATCAATGAATGCCTTAGAAGCATCGTCAAGCCAGCCACGAGAAAGCTCATCGTCAACTTCTTCAAACCCTTTTAAGACATTTTCATACATGTCTCTATCAGAACCAGCAGACTCGGCATTTTGCCATGCGTTATATTTAGAAGCTAAGCCCTCGTATTGAGCTGCTAGTTCTCCTAAATCATTTATTTTCTGACGAATATCTTCTTGTTTAGAAACAAGATTGGCTCGCTCTTCAGCATCGGTGCATGTTGCAATTTGACCAGTAAGATCATTATATTTATCTGTTAAATATTTTAAGTTAGAAGTAGCATCTTTGAGCTTGCCTTGCGCATATGCCTGTTCAAGCTTAGTATATTCTTGTGTATTTAAACGAACACCATTAGATGTTTCTTCGAAAAGTTTTGCGGCATCATACCCATCGCCTTTTAATCCCTGATAGCGGCTATTTAATGCGTCTATTGAATCTGCCGTTAAACCAGTAGCAGACTTAGATTCTGCAAGTGCGGAATTAAACTTATCAAGACTATCGGTTTCACCAGCTATATCAATATCAAAATCCATTGCTTCTAAATATTTTGCTTCGTCTGCAATGGCTTTTTTGATGTCGTTGACATTCATGTCTTTTAATTTAAGCTTTAAACTAACAGCAGCTTCTAATTCTGTTTTAGTCAAGCCATTAACTATTTCATTTGCAACATCTTCACTTTTGCCAGCATCGGTAAGCTTCTTTTTAAAGTCTTTAACCTGTTTAACCGTATCATCGTCTTTAATGCCAAGAGACATTTGCAACTGATATTGCATGTCTTCGTCAAGACCACTATTTTCAATAACATTTTTAACATCATTAACGCTATTGACATATTCGCCAACAGTACAATCTCCGTTATTAAGCTTAGACTTCATATCAAAGAAAATTTCAAATTTCTTCTGCTGACCATCATCAAGTGAATTAATGGTGTTTAACATATCATTGATATAATCTTCAAGATTATCGGCACTACCCTTAATCCTATCATTATTAAAGAATTCATAATCCATATTCGATGTAATGCCATTAATATAATCTTGCATCTTGCTAGATATATTTTTATATTTTCCACTAATAAAAGCATTACTAAGCGCCGCTTCGGCTATGTCAACCATCCCACTAGAAGCTTCTTTTAATGACGCTTCGGTTCCTGTGATTATCTCGTTTACAACGTCTTCATTTTCTTTAATTGTTCTTGATATAAATTCCTGTTTTGTCTCTTTGCCGTTTTCGTCATATTTTTTACCATAAGCACCCAATAAGTCAGTTACACCAACAAGGCTTGCTGCACTTAAACCATCAACGGCCTTATCTATGTTTTTACTTTCTGTTAAGTCCTTAAATTTCTTATAAATACGATATCTATTATCAGCGCCAGTTACGCTATTTTTTTTCCACTTGTCATCATTAAAAATATCTTTTGATTTATTTTTAAAATCTTCTGTAATATCATCTGCATTATTTAAAATCTTATCATTATTAGCTTTTGCAAGTTTATTATATGCTTCTGTTAATTTATCAACATTACCAGCACAGGTAAGAATTGCATTGCCCTGAGCGTCATATCCGCTAATAAGATTAGGAAACGTATCGCCAATTTGATTAACAATATCTAAATACTTTTGATACTCATCTGTACCGAGATTTATGTTTTCATTAGTTGACGTATCAACACCTTTTGATAATTCGGCATATGAATCCGCAACTTCATTTATAGTAGCTTTTGTATCTTTTAATTCTTTTTTCTGATTATTATATTCAGTAGTTACATCTTTAACCTTATCTGCAAGCTCATCAGCACGATTTATCCAACTCATAAGAGCACTAACGCCAGCAGAAATTAACATGCTAATTCCCATTGAAAGCGCAGCATTTAACGCCAATGTTGCCGCTTGTAATGCAAAAGTTTTAACTGTAGCAAAAGCTAATTGCACTCCATAGCCACCAAGAGATGCTTCGCCACTTTTTAATCCAGAAAGATAGTTTCCCAACTGAGGATTAAATGTAGAAATTGCCGAAGCAAATTTAGATTGAGTCTCCCCACTTTTATCAACGAGATTGTTGTAAGCAGAAATAATATTTTTGGCGTTTGTCATCGAATTCGATGTTTTAGATATAACACCAGTTGCTTCTAGCTGTTTCTTAGAAAATTCACCAAGAGCTTCATTTGATAAATCCCAAGATTTTGCAAAATTTTTAGCTGCTTCTGAAGCGCCAGACATACTCTGCTTTATAACATCATTAACATCTATTGACATTCCGTCTTTTAATTCAGATTGCATCTTAGACATCAAAGTCTTAAACTCTTTTAATTTTGCAATATCACTGTCAAGATTTTTGACAAATCTCATTCCACCATAAGAGCCATCAATTTTAACTGAATTAAAATCAAAAACTTGACCGCCGTTTTGAGACTTAGAATTTATTTTATTAAATACTTCTCCGACTATTTGACCAATACCCGAAAATGCATTTTTAATAGACGAAAAAATTGTTTGTGCTGTTTTTCCAAACGCCTTTAATTCTCCAGTTTGCTCATCTATATGAAAATCAAAGAACTTTTTACCAGATAAAGACATTGCTGCACCAGCAACAGTTGCAACAGTTGGTATAATGCCAATAGTGTCTATAACTTTATTAAGAATATTAATTGCTTCTGTAGCGCCGCTAACAAGCCCCTTTAGAAATCCAGAATCTAAAGCGGTATTTGAAATAGTTTGAAGTGAGGATGTTAATGAGTTTAGCCTACCCTGAAGACTGTTTGCATATTTTTCTTGCTCCGCCATTGCGCTACCAGCAGAATTTTCAGCAGACTCGGTTGCTTGTGCGACACGATCCCAGTTTTGAATCAGAGCAGCAACTTCGTTTGCGCGGTTTTTACCAGCAATTGTCTCAAGAAGGTCTGCTTTATCAGAATCAGTAAGGTCATCATATATATCTGCAATACCCTGCATGATTTCATATGTAGATTTAAAATCACCAGTATTATCAAATATATTTACCTTACCATGTGTAAGATTAAGAACCTTACCCTGCATCTGAGATAAATTCTCTACATTCTCATCAGTTTCTTCACCGAGGTCTTGCAGCTCGCCTTTCATACCACGAAGACGCATCGACAAAACCTTAAGGGAATTACCAGCCTTTTCTGGATCTTGTGTAACCTCTGTGATGCCAGTAACCATACCAGCAGTTTCTTCTAGACTGTTGCCAGCAAGACTCAATGCAGATGCAGAACGCTTAACAGCTTCGCCGATATCAGCTGCGGTAGTGGCATAGTTATTATCAATTTCATTATAAACATCGGCAATATGCTCTGCTGCGGCAGCGGCATCGCCACCAAACTGCTTCTTCAACTGAGGTTCAAAACCTTTATAAGCAGTTAAAAGGTTTTCCATTGAAGTATTTGCATCAAGGTCTGCAATGTGCTGATAAACAGATGTAATCTCAGATAATCTAGCTGCTGTATCTGGATCGCTAAAACCAGCTCGACTCCAATCGGCAGTCTGAGAAATCAAATCGGTAAGAGTAGCGCCGTATTTTTGAGCAGAAGTGGTTAAAGTATCATACACGTCAGAATACTGCGAAGACGTAAAATCAGTTACACGATAAAGCTCTGTTAACTTTGTGTCAACGTCAAGAACATTCTGGAATCCTTCTTTAACCGTTTGTATACCAGTCATAATAACAGAAGCAGCGCCAAAATATGAAGACAGTTTTGTGAACTGCATCTTTAACCTATCACCCATATTTAGGCCAGTTTTACCGACAATCTCAGCTTGTGTCGTTATCGTTTTGAATTCAGATTGTATTCCACTAAATCTAGTAGCGTCACATGACTTTAATTCTGCTTGAAGACTACGAATTTGTCCGCCAAATGTCTTTGCTGCTGCCGAATTTCTTTTAAGCCATGCATCCATAGACATAGAAAGATTATTTGCCTTAGACCTTAATTGCATGGCGGCAGCGGCTTCTTTTTGCGCACTTGCTTCTGCCTTAGCAGCGGTAGCAGCATCTCTCTCTTTGTTTGCCACAATAGACAATTGATTCTTTACCGTTTCTAATGCGGCATTATACTGATTAACTGCAACAACATTGTCTGTAAAATTTTCAGTATCAAACAGATTTTTCTTCGCGTTTTTATAAGCGTTATATGCTTTTGTCAAATCTTCAGATGGATTATTAATCTTGTTATATTTAGAATCAACATCCACCTTAGACTGCTTTTCAGCTTTATACGTGTCAATTAATTTTTGTCTTTGCGTAGCGGCATTAGCAGCAATTTGAGCAGCAGCAGCTTGTTCTTTAGCAGCCTGCCTAGCAGCTTCAGCAACTTGCTTTTCAGCAGCAGCTTGTTCTTGTGCAGCAGCTTTGGCTTGTGCAGCAGCTTGTTTGGCGGCAGCAGCTTCTTCTGCTTTTGCCTGCTTAACGGCGGCAGCTTCTTCAGCAGCGGCCTGTTTAGCGGCAGCAGCAGCTTTCTTTTCTTCGGCGGCTCTATCGTAGAGATTATGAGAAACTTTCGTACTCGTATTCCATACGCCAGTGCTATTGCCTTCTTCGTCAAGCTTCTCTTTTGCTGTTATAACTGCTTGAATTTTCTTTTCTGCTTCATCTGCGCCTTTAACGGTTAATGTAAAAGTATGGTCATCTTTAAACGATGCATCAACTTTTTCTACGGTAACTAAAGAATTTTCCAATTCTTTCATAAATGCATCAATTGAAGAATTATTAAATTTCATTCCAGCAAGTTGACTTCTTAATTCTTCAAAACCATTTTCAGATTTTTCAATAACGGCAGTAAGTCCAGACAATTCCTTTTTTGCATTACCAGTATCCGCATTAACCTTTATATTATTAGCAGCAGACTTCCCAGTCACGCCCTTAACAGCACTAGCAACATCTTTTTTTAAACCAGTGACATCGGCAGTGAACTTTATCTCATTTCCGTTTTTGCCAAACGCCTTGATGCCATTATTTAACTGGTCTACGATATGCTGTACACTTGCGTCATTTAGTTCAACATCGCACTTAATTTTATTAGAAGGCTTAATTTTTGCAATTTGAGCATCAAGTCCAGCAGTATCAACCTCAACGCCAACCTTAACTTTAAATTCTTCAGCCATATATATACACCTCACTAAAGGAATGCATTAAAAAACGCACCCTGCAAGGTGCGGTAACATTCAAATTCATTGTTTCCGTAAACTAAATTAAAATATTACCCTTCAACAGCAGCTTTCAATTTATCGAGATTTTTCCATTTACGATCCTTAGCAGTCATATCATTGTATATGGCAACCATACTATGACCAGTGCTTTCAGACCACCCTGTAAGATAAACGATAAAATCATCTTCAAGTTCAAGTCGCTTCAAGAAGGATACGTTGTAGTGGCGGAAGTTGTGCGGGTAGCATGGCTGACCAACAACATCGCTCCACCTAGACATCCAATCGCGCAGTCTATCTGCGCTTGCTGGATCGCCATCTTTTGTTATAAAAATAAAATCATGTTCCTTGCCATGTTCGTCCATGATTCCTTTTCTGATTTCAAGCCATTTATAATAGTGTAGAAGGAAGGTGTCTTTTAAAATATACTTTTTAAGCATCTTGCCGTTTACCCCACGACCCTTAGTTTTAATCTCTCTAGTCGTTTCAAGAAAAAGACCATCAAATACAGTATTGTCTTCATCTATCAAATCGGTAGTAAAACTAGCAAGCTCAGAAACCCTTGCTCCACATGAAATAGCTAAAGCTAAAAGACATGCATCTTGATACATATCATTCTCTTCAAAATAAGCAAAAAGCTTATCGATATCTTCTTTTTGAAGAACAGTTTTCTTCCGAACATTTTCTTTTACTGGCTTCTCAATCTTCGGCAATAAATTGCGGAAGAGTGGATATTCATCATCAAAATAATTCTCAATCCACGAACTAAAGCTAGATAAACAACTATGCATTTGGCAGAAGCGGTTTGAGTTCCATTTCAACTCAGTTACACAATAGTCAAAAAAATCCATTAGCTCACGTTTCTTAATATCCACAAAGAAGCAATTCTCATTCTCTAGAATATTCCAGCAAAAGAAGATGTTCAGGTTCGACCTATAACTCACAACAGAATTAGGAGATCGCTTTGTGGCGAAATTCTTTAGGAATCTGTTCATAAGCTTAACATTTTTAGGATTAATCTGTTCTATAAGTTCTGGACTTGTAATTACTTTTCTAAAAGTTTTTCTTCCTTTTGACATAACAACGACCTCCTTTTCTTGTCGTGTAAAATAAAAAAGCTGGCATCCTAACTAATTGGGATGCCAGCAGCAATCAAATCTTTTTTTATTTCATCATACATTTTATCCCGAAGTGTTGGCACGCTTTCATTCCAAATAGCAGTACCGTTTGTCCAATTTAATTCACCAGCAGCGCCAGTCATTGCAGCATTTAAAACATCTATACCACTATGTTCAGCCCATCCTTCTTCATAACCATTTGGAAGCGGTGGGTTCTTAATTGGCACTAGTCCTTGTCTATAATCAAGTTTGCCTTCATCAAAATGCACTTCACCTTCAACTCCGTTGCCAGAACCAGTCACAACTGGATTTGTTAATGAACTACGAAGTCTATCTGTTCTTAAATAATATATTGGCTCTTTTGCGTAAAATGCATCAACTTTTTCTTCAAGAATGTCATGAGCTGTATTGGTAGCTTTATTAACAGCCGTGTAACTTCTACTTAAAATATAAGCCTTCAATTCGGCTGCTGAACTAAATGTCGGCATACAAAATTCACCGATTACTCAGTGGCAGGAGAGAGGGGAGGGGTGGCAACCTCTGCGTCTGCTTCAACATCAATGCCGCCATCAACTACTGAAAATTTATTATCATCAACAGCATCAGCAACATCATTATTCCAATGTTCCTTGAAAATGTTAGTCTTTGCATATGCATCAAGAAGCTTATCTGCGGTAAGCTCATCAGAAATACCAGACATAGACTGAGCTAAATCCATCATGCTATCCAAATCAATATCATCAACCTTACGCTCAATGGTGTCAAGAAGACTTGCAAGACTAGAGGAGATAGGATTAATATGAATACCAGTGCGATACTCAATATTCAAATCAATAGCGGTATGTAGCTCATCAAGAACGCCATCAACAGAGTTCGCCTTTACAATGTCAACAACTGGCTTAAACTTATCAACAAACTCTTCCATTGCAGTAATGCCATCATCGGCATCCTGAACATCAGACGTATCAATATCTGTAAAGATAGCAACAATACAGAAATCAAAAGCCAAATCTCGAATCACATAATTATAATTATCGCCAACCAGAATATCACTGACAGCGTTTACAAACTGTGCCTTGCGATATGCACTTAGAGACGTATAAAAAGCAAAAGGAGTGTCCTCGCCATCAAGAGTGTATACACCAGTCTTAATTTCGTTATTCATACTTTTCCTCCTGAACATTCAAACTTTTCAGTTAGATTATAATATTATATATTGCAATAGCATATATATTTATTTATTAAAATTATTTTTCAGCAATAGCATTGAGGAGGGAATCGATATCCCATGTATAACGAGTACGTTTTTTCTCGCCTTGCACCTTAATAGCACCATTGGTCAAGATATCAAGCTCGTTACAACTATGCTTATTGCTGTTCTTTACCATATTATTAAAATCTTCAACCCTCATAAAGTAGCATCTTTCGCAAGCGTTCTTTTCGTCACGAAAGTTAAAGAGGAATCCAGCTTCAACACAACTATATTCAGAAAACTTAGTAAGCCCAGAGATTTGATGTTTGTGAATCATGCGACTCTTATTATCATCACTGTTGATATCTTCATAGGAAACGCTTTTGAACTTCGTGGTTTTAAGCTCCAAGCACACAAGGGTGCGATGCTTGGTATCCATCAGAAGATAATCACATGGGTTCTTAATACTAAAACGAGCAGTACCACCGCCAAATGATTGAGGGGGGTCGTTTAATCTTATCAATAGATGCTGAGAATTAACAGATTTCTTGAAGTCATTTTCAAAAGCTTTACCTGATGGTCTAGGCATATAAATCATCAACCTTTAAATATTCATCATAAAACATCCAATGCAATGGATTTCCATTCTCATCTTTCCCGCAACTTTTTTGCCTGCCGCTACAACAAGATGATATTCCTGATACCAATACATCCATATCTTTTGCTGCATCTGCCAATGAATCATATATAACACAAGTATTTAAACATATTACTTTTTTAGGCATATTATCTTTCATTCTTTTTGGCATAAGTTCATCGTATGTTTTTAAATCGCCATCGCATTGTAAATATTCATTATAAAACATCCAACCAATAGGTAGGCCATTGCGATCTCTACCAGCACTCTTTCTTTGTTTATTACAGCATTGAGATATATGAGCAATATTTATATCAGTCTCTTTTTCAGCTTCAGTTAAAGAATTATATATAACCCTAGTGTTTATACATATAACCTTAACACTATTAGCTTCTCTTATTTTTCTTATCGTTTCTTCGCTGCGCTTAAGCCCAGTCTGAGCTGCTGTTCTATTGGCAATCCACTGTGGCGTTAATTTTCTTCCAAGAAATCTTCCTTTATTTATCTCTCTCATTTTTTCTCTTGTAGATTCAGACATTTTTCCGCGTCCGTTACCGCCGTTTTCAATATTATATCCATAGTTACAATCATTGCTTTCATAATAAGCAATAAGCTCTATTTCCTTTTGTTCAGCTTCTTCTTTTGTCAAACCACGGAACAATATTTCATGTTTAATATTGCTCCATCCATATTTCTTAACGGCTCTACCAAAAATCTGATTCTGATAACCTTTACCATTTAACCATCTTTTTTCTGGTTCCTGTCTGGTTATTCCTATATATCTTTTCCCACTTGGAGATATATGCATATAAACAGTATAACATTTATCTATATCACCATTTGATATAGAATTATCTTCAAATTTATTTTTATTCATGATTATAACCTCATAGTTCATACATAATAATTAATACAAAATATTATTAATTATTATAATCATTTGTATCATGTTTACGATTCGCCCATTCTCCAATTAAATTTTTATGTAATTCTTTTGGAAATACGAATACTATTTTTCCTTTACTATCGGTAAAGATATCCAGCAAGACACAATCTGGATGACTCAACATCCAAGCGCTTTGTATTACATTTCTATAGTAGACAGCTTCTTCATCATAGAAGTCTCTGCCAGTAACGTCACTATGCTGCAACATATTTTTACCACCATTCAAACTTCATATTTCTACACATTTCTTTGTCACGTAAAAAAAAGGGAAATATTAAACACACAAGTGAACAACATTTCCCTTTCTATTCATATTTTTAACATCATTCACACAATAATATACCAAGCGAATTACTACTCAGCAGAAACCTCATCAGCAGCATCAGAATCGCTGATAACAGGCTCGACAACTGGCTTAACAACCGTCTTGGGCTTTCTGGTTCTAGTCACCTTTTTAGCAGTAGTAGTAACATCAGCGCCCATAATATCAGTAATAACGGCCTTGATATTATCTCTAAGCATATCAAAATCAGATAGGTCAACCTTCTTAAGCTTGGCCTTAGCTTCTGCCTTCGTATATACCTTAGTAGAATAGCCATGAATAATCTGATAAATCTTATAGTGCTCAGATGTATCCGTATGCTTCTTCCAAGGAGTCAGGCTAATCATATCCTTGCACGACATGCACAGATGATAGCCTTTACCGCAAATAGCACACGTAGCATTAATCTTTTCAGCCATTGCTTCACCGCCTTTCAACCAGTAGAACAACGTGGGGGAGGGGGAGTAAACACCCTTCCCCCGCATTATTAAACATACTAATTATCAGGCGTTACTCATTGACAATGATTGTGAATAGATCGCCATCGTCCTCGCAGTAATCCTTCATCATATTAAGCTCAAAGGCGTGCTTGCCAGTAGAGGTAAGAGCAAGCTCGACAGACTCAGGGTTGAACTTGGCCTTGGGGCATACGATAACGCCAGAGTAGACAACGTTCTCGTTGCAAGCATCGCGGAAGATAGCGTAAATGACAACCTTGGCGGCTTCGGGGAACTTAGAAGCCTTGTTGACGATGCGAACAGCGTTCTCAGTCTTAAACTCATACTCGACATAAATCTTGCCAGTAAGACCAGTGGGAAGTGTGATAGTGCCATCCTCAGCAACAACGAAGTCAGTCTCGCTTGCATCGGCACCAGCCTTATAAGACTTACCAAGCTCACCATTGGCGATAGAGTAAATAAACTTGACATCATCCTTGTTAGCAGGCTTATGAGCAAGCTTTACAGTGGTAGCAGCATCGGGGATGGTAATAGTCTCAAAAGTACGAGTGACAATCTCCTTGCCAGATTCGGCAACCTCCTTCTTGGTGCCATACTGAGCGGCGGCAAGGTCGAGGGAGACGAGGGAGTTCGTAGCAGAGAAGGTAGCCTTCTTTGAGCGATAAAGGGTAGTAATCACAGAACCGAGAGCGTCAGTGACCTCCTCGCCCTCAGAAGTGCAGGTAAGGGTAGGATCCTCAAGCTGGGTAAGGCGGAAAAGCATCTCACCAGTAGAAAGGTCATTGAAGGTCATTGAACGAACACGGTCAAGGATAAGTTCATTCTTATTGAAAGCCATATTGCTTCCTCCAATCAAATTTATATTTTATATGTCACCAGTCCAGTCAAGACGATTTTTATCAACGCCTTTTAGACTGGCAAATCCAGAATATGCTCCTTGTAGAAGGAGTTCTGAATCTTGAATTTTATTAATTCGTTTAATGCTATCGAAAAATGCATTTATCTTCATATCCCAAACCTTATCAGTGCCACACAAACCGCATTTAACGGTAAGCGCAGAGACAAGAGGTTTGAGAGTGCTTTTATATGGTTTTTGTGAAGCAGCTTTAGCTTCTTCTCTAGCGTCATCAATTAAAATCATCTTAGTCGTTTCATTAGCAGGTGTTTCATTGTTACGCTTAAGACCATGTATTTTTCTCACGGCATCAACTATTTGTGAATATATCATTCTATCAATCGTTATATCGCGCTCGGCATTATACAGCACTATCTGGTCATTCTCTGTATTTTTACACGGTATAAAATCAGCTAAATCGATGTCTTTTAATATGAGCTGAAGCGGATTGATGCACATCATCTCAAGTCTATCTTGAGGTATCATTGCAAGTTCCTCTTTGTATTTTTCTTCATTACTCATAAGCTCATCGTATAGCGGTCTTTGACTAGATACAGCTTTAGATATAAATGTTATGAACAAGTCATAGTCTTCAATCTGCGTATAGTCTATCTGTTCCATATCCCATAGCTGCCACTTTAAATCAGCGCCAACAGCAGTGAGAGTATATACGGCGTTAAAATATCTTTTCTCACCGAATTCTTCTATCTGACCAATTGTGGGCTGAGTAACGATTATCTTAGGAGTAATCTGGATATCATTGCCCCTATAAATTTTAAGGTCATCTAATTCAAACATATGTACACCGCCTATTCGTCAGCGCACAAAGACTTATTCAAATCAGTTCCCTTAAATATAAGCTTTCTATACAGATAGTCTCTTTGCAACGAACCTTCAACATTGCTCGTAAGTTTAAGTTCGCCAAGACCTATATCAGAACGACCATTAAGTTTCATGTCAATAAGCCTAGCAAGATAATCGTTTCTATTATCAGGAATACCTTTTACATTATCCACTGCCATATGTCGTTCATGCGAGATAATCCAAATCTCAACTTCTGGTGCGACAAATGTGTATGTACTAGTAATGGCATTTGGAATATGAACCAAAATCATAATGAATGTACCAACTTCATTAATTGTATTTGGATTCTGACCATAACCGAAAATTCGAGTGCCAATTAAATCTTCGCCATTTTCAACAGATGTAATATTTTCATCGCCAATAGCCTGAATAATGTTGATATCCTTGATAAAATCTTTGATAATTCTATTTTTCGCTCTACCAATTATTGAACTATTAGCCATTACAACAACGATCCTATCTGAATAATAATAGAAGACTTATAATTACCAGACTCATCTGATAGCGTAAGTTTAAATTCTTCACCTATCAAAGAGTCATCGTCAACGCCTATCGTAAGAGAATTGCCGTCCTCATTGACAATAAGTGAATCGGCAAAATCACATATGATTTCCCAATTCGTAGAAATATCATCAATCTCTTCGCCCTTTTCATCAACAAACGTTCCAACGAATTTCTGCCTACTACCACCAGACTTAATGGTTGTAGTCTTATATGAGATAACAGACTTTACAGCTTTCTTTTCATCAGCGTTGTTAGTCTTTAAATCGTCTTTTTCAAAATAATCACAGATACCCAAATCTGGCCTATCTGTATCATTATTACGCTCGCATTCAAGCATAATGATTTTTACAAGACCCTTTTTGCCAAAGAACATGCTGGTATTATCATTCTGCGTAACGATAAATGATGTTGGCGTTTCAGTATCTCTGTCCAAGAAGAATCTCTGCGGAGACTTAATAGCAATTGTATTCTCGTCATACGGCAGCGTAGCCATGTGCTGAGAAGAGCCAATTGTCATTTTAGAGCTTGCCTGTTCACCAGAGTTATACTGAGTAGAGTTGATGTCTACGCATGGATATTCAAGAATATCACCATTCTTGTTTTGCCATTTTAACGTCCAATTACATAAACTGAACTTGCCTTTCCAATGCACGCCATCTACATTGAATGACTCTGTGCATAGCAAATACTCGTCATCAGTTGAATCATATAGCATATCACCGACAACAATTGGGTTATCAATTAATGTCTGGAACTTAACAACAACGCCATTGGCATTAGAAAACGACCTACCATATAATCTAATAGGCAACTCACTTGAGTCTGCATAAGAATGCGTACTTGGTTGCCAAAAGTATATACCCGTTGCAAACGATGGATCGTCAGCGAATGTTTCTTTCAGCAACTCTTGACTGTTCTTAATAACTTCATTTCGTATAGAACTGCCACTAAGAGCCATCTTACGATTGAATCTGTCTAAACATCTCACTGCGATACACCGCCTTTCTAAAGCATGGAGTAGTCAAAGAGTTGTTTTTTCTTCTTGTACCCAGTGGACATTAAAGAATTATCTTCTTTAAGACCAAGCCACGCATAACGAGATAGTAGCGCTTCATTTTCAGCGAGATATGTTTTATGCATCGCCATTAGCTTATCGAGCATGTTGGCGGGACTAAATGCATTAAAATCTGTCGAACTCAGATTAACCTTAAGCAAGGTGGACGTTCTAATGTAAGTAGAATCAATATATTCCAAGAGCATATAATTGCTAAAAATCTCAATTTCCATATCTGATAAATTGCAATTAAAACGCTCTACAATATCATCCCTATCATTTAAATCTTTTCTGCAAACATGAAATCTCGCAATAGCGGGAACGAGATAATCATGCAAATTCTCCTTTACCTCTTCAACAGTCATCATAGGGATTTCATAACTGCGAAACTTCGGCAAAAGATTTTCATATATTTTCTCATATGGAGTCGGCATGATTACTCACCAATCCCATTCTTTAAAGGAAAGAAATCAAATCGATGTCAAGTCGCTTCTCAAGCTTTCTAACAACCTTGATGTCTGAAACAGTGCCATCTGCAACCATATCTTTGATACGATTTACAATGGCAATCTTTAGACTGGCAGGAGCAGATGAAAGGCCATCAAGCACCTCATCGATATTATCGTTAGTATAATTAGATTCATCAACAAGGAAATTATACTTATCATAAGTACGGGAAAGACCAAGCTTCTTGATAACACGTTCATCAAGTGGCTTTAACCACATGTCATTGAAATACGTCTTATGCTTTCGATGCATGTTCTTAACCTCATCGAAAGTCATATCCTCGCAATGACCAATCTCTGACCACTCATAATAATTGCCAGTACGACTGTCCTCATAAACCACGTTTGGAATAAGAGACTCGACCTCAATCATATCAGAATCAGAAAGAGTGTCCTCAACATCAGCAGACTGTCGCGTATTCTTGCGTCTAGAAGTACGCTTCGTGACGGCAGTTGCAGTTTCATCATTCATATTTTCTTCCACCGAATTAACGGCGGCTACGGTAGAATCATCCACAGTAGCCGCGTCAACAACGGGTTCGGCATTGGTAGACTTTGCAGTGCGAGCCATAACCAAACCACCTTTCTTTAAACAATATTCAAACTATATATAACCCAATTATTAGGCGAAGTTAAAAACGCCAAAATAGGGAGGTAGAAGCATACCCATGCCAATCTGGGTCTGAATCTGTAGGCCTTCGGTAAGGTCGTTAGTCTGCTGAGAACCATACTCGACAGTACGGGTATCGCCGATGAACTCAAGCTTAATTGGCTTAACGTCAGCGCCCATAACGAAAATCTGATTCTTGCTTAGGGCAAACTCAAAAGTACCAGACTTAAGGGTCTGAGGGATAACCATGAGCTTGTTGCCCTCCCACTCGCCGATGGTGCCAGTAGAAGCCTTAGCTTCCTTCTGAGAATCGGCAAAGGTCTTATCGGGGACAACATTAACAAGCTTGCGGAGAGCAGCCTTGGTGCCAGCAATGGTTAGAGAACCATAACCACCAGCGGCCTGAACCAAATCGCAAAGGTCGCCAAGAGCTTCCTCGGTGTTGCCGCTCTTAGTGAACTCGGCAGGGACGGAGTTGGCAACATTCTGGAACTGAGCGTAAATACGGTCAGACATGTACTTGCTAATAGCCTTATAGACCTTATCGACAAGCTTGTCGAGAGAAGCTACACCAAGAAGGAAGCGCTCAAGCTCGTCATAGACGTGGATGTAATACCACTCCTTCGGGAGCGTAAACTCTTCACCAAGGTCAATGGACTGACGGTTGGTGTCCCAATGATTACCAGCGAAAGAAGCCACTGATAGCATACCGCCCTCAGCATAGAAAGCAGTGTTGTCACCAAGAGCGCGATTCTTTACCTCAACAAACTCATTGATGAATGGAGAGTCAAGAATGTTCTCGCCAATAGTAGTTGTGACAATCTCCTCGATAATCTCGAAAAGGACAGTCTTGTTGCGGCGATAAGCCTGATAAAGAGTCTTGCCCTTAAGGATGTCATTGTTAATAGTGTTACGAAGAGCGTCCTCTAGGTCGCGCTTCTTTACCTCGCCGTCAAGAGAGAAATCATTGCGTGCAAGGTCAAGGGCGAGATTGTAGACCTTCTGCTCATCATTGCTAAAATCATACTTATGCATAGTCTATATCCTCCTTAAATAAGTTAGCCCAGAACCTTGACACGGGCTGTGAACATTTCATTTGCATAACCGTAGTTGTGCGCAGCCGTGGCAAGAGTGCCGCCAACGATACGCTTACGCTCAACAACGGCTTCCATAACAGGACTACCCTCTGCGGCAGTCTCGGCAGCTACAAGCTTACCAGTAGTCTCATCAATGGTAAGGTGAGCGCCAATCTTCATCTTATCGCGGGTAGTGGTGGTAACGCCCTCAATGGTGATAGCGAACTCATCGTTCTTAGCCACAACGCGAACACGGAAACGGGTGCCAGCAGGAATAACAAACTTATCGCGGCGCATATCAGCGGTACGGCGATAGTCTTCCTTCCACGCAGGCTGGTCGGCGACAACTACAGTCTCGCCAGCCTTAAAGCCCTTCTTGAACTTATAGACGTGGCTACCCTCCTCTTCCTGCTCACCAAGATAACCAAAGGTGCCATTCTCAATGTCCTCTTCCGCAACTGCGTCAAAGATACGCTCTGCAAAGCGGCTGGACTTCATGTTAGTGCTCTCAAACACTGTATACTTAGCCATTTGAGTCCTCCTCAATAGTTAATTAAAATTTATCGATTGATATGAATTGCGCCGTACTTCTTGGACATCCAGCAATTCGAATCATTATCATCCCCGTCATCGAGGACACCAGCAACAGCAGCGCTAGAATCCTGCTTGCTGAAGTTATTCTTGCGATTAACCTTTACGTAAAGAACTGCGCATTCCTTCTCAATCTCATCGACAGAAAGCTCGTCCTTCTTTTCCTTAATAGCAGCAAAATCAGCATTCTCGGCAAGAACATCCTCATACTCAGCGAACTTAGCGTTCTTCTGAGCATCAAGCTCATCAGCCTTACGCTTCTCATCGGCAGCTACAAACTCATCATACTTAGGCTTAATCTCTTCAAGCTCGGCCTTAACAGCACTGAACTCAGACTCAATCTTAGCCTTCTCATCTGACTCAACAGCAGCCTGAGCTTCGGCATCGGCGATTTTAGCAGCGGCAGCTTCCTCGAAATCAGCAATATGCTTACCAAAATCAAATGCGCCCTCTGGCGCAACAGCGCCATCCTCATAGTCAGAATAAGTAACCTTCTTGCGAGTCATGCTATCAAAATCAATCTTGGGACTATCACCGTCAACGGTAAACTTGAAACCGACATAATGATAATTATCCTGCTTATCGACAGCAATTACCTCATCACCCTGAATGTCAACAGCAGAGAAACGAGGTACGTCTTCGCCCCAATAGTCCTTCATCGTAGCAAACTCACGAACACTATCGGCTACATCATTAAACTGCTGAAGTACAGTCTGTGCAAAATCAGTATCAGGATTGGACATATTTCTGACACCTCCTTGTTCATCTTTATCTTTTACTAACTTGGTAAATTTAGTAAATTTTTCATTTAATTCACTTTGAATTTCTTTTACAAAATCATCAGAAGCAAACTGAACGTCTTTTACTTTAACGTTTGCATCCACCATAGCTGGTTCAACTGAATCGCCAAGCATACAGCACCCGTCAAATTTAAACTTTTCAAAGTGAAATATACCGTCTTCATCTTCATCGCCTTCGACAGACGAGACGGCAAGCTCCATAGACTGAGCCTTTTCACCATCGCGCTCAACAATATCGGTAGAGTCACTAAATTTTTCCCACAGCAACGCATCGACCTGTAAGAATTCTCGCTCAACCCCATCGGAACACATCTTCGTAAACCATCTTGGATTGCAAGACTCTGGAATTACACCATAGGCAGAGCCAACGTACTTATCTTCAATACCGTCTTCGGTTCTTGTAAGCACATACTCATGTCCTTTGAAGTCTGCTTCCTGAGCGAACTTATTATATTTTATAAATCCAAGAACAGGTGTATTCTTTATTGAGTCAATACAGTCATCAACAACTTCTTTAGAGAAAAAACTTTTATTTAAATTCTCACCAGTATGTAATACATCTATTGTGATATTTAAAAATCTAGTATCATCATCCGATATCTCCCCGTTAACGGAGAACGTTGAATGCAGCGAGTTAAATTTATTATCCATAAATTATTACCCCCAGAAACAACTATCAGTTAGAACAGACATCTTCTTTTATCAGACTTCCATTTTTCAATATTTGATTCAATAGACTCATCATTATCAAAAACATAAACGATAAATCCATCAACACGTTCTATTCTTATGAGCTTGGAACCATGTCTCATAAGATATAGCGCTAAGTGCTTACCTTTGCAATTAAATTCTTCTCGCATATCAAACACCTCGCATTATCTATCATTCTTCTCGCCATCGCGCGTCTTTTCGCCTTCAACATCAAGCGTTTCACCGCGATCTTCTGCGGTTGGTCTACCAACCTCTTTCTCTGTAACCTGAGCAGGTTCAGTATAGGAGGTGGCAAGAGGAACAAAGTTATTATGGAAATCAAAGATATCATTATGCAAAATAAAAGACCCCAACGTTCTAGAAGGAGTCATATCAAGAGATGCAAGCCATTTATCGATACAAGACACGCCAAGCGTTACAGCGTCCTTATATCTCTTGCTTACGTTATCTCTGTTAAAGATAGTTATATCAAGAAGATAAAAATAAAATTTGAAAGCCTTTTTATTATAATTTCTTAACTTTATATATCTATTAGTCCATCGCTCAAACTGTCTGTATACTCCGTATACGAAACCAGCATCATTCTCAACGGACATTGTTACAGCAGTACCAGAAGACGAGCCGTTAAACAGCTCTTTAGACTCACCAGATGAGTTATAAAGCTCATCAATAGCATCAGAAACATTGTTTCTTGTATTACTAGAGTCCTTAAAGCTTATTGCTTCGCCATCTGAACCAAGAGTATGAATCAGTCCAATATCATCGTTCATACTCTCTCTGTTAATTTCAGCAAACACGCTAAGCGTTTCAGGGGTAAGAAGCGGCTTATCTACCGCAGTCTCATCAATAGGGACTTTAACTGCAATCGCCTTATAGTTATCGGTTCTAGCGGACTGCAACTTTAACTTCTTATATGTATCAAGATCTATAATATCTTTGACCATCCCTATAAGCATTGGATATGGATATGTCCATTGACTATTCAGCTTAATGCAAATCTGCTTATCTGCTGACGGCTTATACCAGAAAGATGCCTTGCCATCAATATAATCCAGATAAGCTTGCTGTACATAATCTGGATACGCAGCAAGCTCACTTTGCTTTATCTTGCCAAGGTCAATTTTAAAATTATATAAACCATCTTGAACCTGATATAGCTGACATATCCTATAGTCTATCTTAAGAAAGAAGAAATCTGTCGAACTTTCAACTACAAGCCCACAATAAATATCTTGATATGGCAAATATCTCATTATCTTAGCAAACTCATGTTTTAAATTCATGTCTTCAAGTTTAGACGCGAGCTTAGAATATTGTTTCTTAATCGTATCCGTCTTTGCGGTATTCTGAACATCGTATAGGTCAACCCACCAACAGAATAGAGCCATATTACTATAAAGGCTATTAAGTCTATAATAGTGTGGGGACACACGCATGAGGTAAGACGATGCATCAAGAAGCAAACGCCAATATTTTTTTGGATGTTTGATTGCGGTATCAATATCGCTTAATTTAATATCGCCAATACATCCAGTTTCAAGAATCTCTGTATTTAGAAACAAGTCGTTGCGCATCAATCTGCTAAATGCGCCCCAATCAACTTTTCCGTCTTTTTCTGATTTCTTAAATGATTCTTCGTCACGAAGATAATCTTCTTTTGTATATTCAGACGCATATTCAGAATCTAGTTTATCATTAGCCATTAAACCGATTCACCTCCTTAATATGCGCACAAAACCATTAGTACATATTTGGTCTTTTGTTTAACTTTTTCATTTGTTTTGCATAGGATTTAATATCAAAAGAAACCTTCGGCTTCTGAAGAATTTCTCGCTCAAGCTGACACTGAACCCAATAATTATATGCCAATGAACTGTAGCGGTCTTTTCTCATACCAGTCTTTTCTATAATTTTGATATTAGTTCCCTTTATCTCATGCTCAAGCTTTGTAAGCTCGTATATCAACAATGTCGTTTGTATATACGGCATCTTGTACTGTAATTGTTCAAAAGGCTGCATCTTCGCATAGCCTTTTATTTTATCCTTTAAGATTTCTTCTGCTTCAAACTCAGAAACAAGAAGATTAATCTTGCCCTGTTTAAATCCACTTCTAAGCAAAATACAAATCTCATTGTTAAAAGAAGCACTTGCTTTGATAGACCAAATAACTTCTGGCGCATTAGCCACCTTACATCTAGCCGCCATATCTTTATCATTGCAACAAGATAGAGCGCCATATAGCTCGCCTGTTTCTGGATCTACCATATCTCTGATAAGAGCGTCAAACACGCCCAGACCGCTGCCATTCGTATCGACCACAAGATCTGTACATTTATATAGTCTAAATAACCTACGAATCACAAGCGCTAGTTCATCTGTATTAAGACCCTCATGGTTTTCAAGATATATGACGTTAGACACATAATTATTATTATTTGTAGGAATTGCGCTATTGATTATAATTGCACTGGCATCATTTCTGTGCTTATTAGAAGCCATAAGCGCAACGTCTACAGACATAATTCGTCTTTCATTTGTGGCTAACTCTGGTATCTTATATGTCTTATTGTTTATAAACGAAGGAGGGTAGACTGCTGTTTGCAAAGTTCTTCTGCATCCGATGTCATCAAATGAGAAGAAAGCGCCTTCAGTATCACCGAAGAATAAACAATCCATCTCCATGCTCCACTTGACTTCATCAAAGTCGGTTTCAGACATCTCATCTTCGATTTGTTCACGAGATAACAAACCTTCTTTCACAGAAACCTGATATGGGAGTCCGCAGATAAAATACTTCTTAGTATCATCAAGCATATTTACCGTATAAGCCTTCGCCTTTTCAAAAGACCAGTGGTTTTTATACCACGCCGAACTCATATAGAACTCTTTATTTCGTTCTAGAAGATGTGCGTATTTTGGATTATTTAAATAATTCGGCTGTCTTGGAGCTGTAAGGAATCGTCTCAATACCGTGTTAATAGTATCTAGGTCAACCATTCTAAACTCATCGACTAACAAAATATTAGCACGAGCACCACGACCAGAATCAGAAGCGGTAACAACCCTAATCCATGAGCCATTTGCAAAATCAATCACAGCTTTATTTGCGCCAACGGCAGCATATGTAATTTCTCGTCTAAGATTTTCAGATCCAAAACCATAGTTCTTCATAAAATCATCTGTAATCTTCAACAAAACCTCATTCGCCTGCGGCCTTGTCGCAGATGCAATGCATATTTTTGTCTTGGGGAAAAGGATGCATCTAACAACGCAAAACAAGGCGGTTAACCATGTTTTTCCCTGTCCACGCGCGGCGATGTACATGAAAAAATTGTTATGCATCATCGCATACAGCAATATTTTTTGAAATAATTTTAATTTAATATTTAAATAATCAACAACAAAGCGATGGGGATTAGCCCTGTAAAAACCAGCCCACACTGCAATACCATTCATAATACGTTCTGATTTTTCGTTAGCAATCTCTTTTTCTGATTTTTTTCTATTAGCTTTATTCGCCATATAAACACCGCCTAATCATCATCTACAACGGTGTCACCAAAAATGGCATCAAATAAAGCTTCATTATCATCATCATCATCATACTCTGGCTTTTCAACCGTATATTTTTTCATAAATTTCGTATACAGTTTTGACAAACCATTTTTCAAATTCATCATCTTAGCAAGATGCCCACGAAAAAATACATCGATATAAAGACCTATATTATCAACGTCTTTCAAATCGTCTTCTGGCTCTGGAATCGGTTTTGTATTTTCCCACTTATCAATAAGTGTGCCAAATGTTTGGCTATCAGATGTGGCATCACCAGAATTTTGTTTCGGCTGCAATTTAGCTGTGTCAAGAAGCTTCTGGAATGTAGCCGTCAAATCCTTTGTATCCTGCTTTGCCCTGGTCGCCTTTAACAACTCAAGCTGATTAAAACACAGTTGCTTAAAAACCTCTTCTTGGGCTTTTGTATTGCACTCGTGTCTAGTAGTCCAGTCACAATATTCATTGTAAAGAAAGATATAATCATCATTATCGAAACCATTGCCAAATAATTTTATCGCCTTGTCTATGGTTTCGTTCATATCAGAATCGTCATCTGAATATATAGATATGGGCTTATTATTAAACTTTGCTTCATTATATCTTTCTTCTAACGTTCTATCATAACCACCTCTGTACTGTCTAAGTGGTGAAATCGAGATATAAGAAGATATGAGAGAGCATGTTAAATCGCCATCTTCCATTCTTTTAACAGTGGCATTATATGCATCATCGCAAAAATATACATCTAAAAACATGCATATTCGCTCAACGGCCTTTTTTTCTGGGTTTGCATATCCGTTGGTTTTATATACGTTTAAATAATTATAATAAATTTTATTAATGCATTCTTTGCACCACGGCATCTTTCCATATGAAGCATATAAGTCACTATTTGATTTATAAAAATCTTTTGACTTAAGCTCCTTACCACAACAAGCACAATGCAGTGTCGAAGTGGAGTCATCATTTTTTCTAGCTATTCTTCCCGCCATACGACACTACACCACCTTTCTTCAAACAAACTATTTAAATTTAATATCGTAAATACAATCAAGCCCATCTTCTGTTATCACGGAAATCAACTGCTCTGGCTTGTTTCTAAGCCTTTTATCTAAGCAATATTCATCTCCGCCACCAGCAAACGTACCAGCCTGAAGAACCTTTGTATCATAAGATGTAACCATTGCATTTGTATGTCTATGACCACAATAAATAATATCTGGCTTTCTACCAGTAAACATAGTTAGCTTCTGAACCATGTTGTTTAGATTATCGCGATCACCATGCACCCCATATATCATCTGTCCGCGAACATTGAATATAGCAATGCTGCATTCAATATCGTTTTCGTGAAATACTACATTTTTAAAATTCTGTAGCTTTGCACTGAGATAGGGGATAGCAAGCAAGTCCATATTTTCTCCACGCAAATTCTCATCTTTATTCTGAGAAAGACGGGAGTGATTGCCCATGCTTACATACACATTTACAGTATTAAATCTATAACTTAACTCTGTTAAGAACTGAGACAGATAATCTGTAACAGTTAAAAACTGCTCAATGATGTTCTGATTATTTTCAATTCTAATAGTATTATGAATGAAGCCAGAGATGAGTTCGCTTAGAATGACATAGATGTTCTCTGAACCGTGACGTAACTGAACTTCAAAAATCTTATCAAGATATTGATTAATTCTATCTCGCAAAATATCGTTATTAAACTTATTGAAATAATTATCTACTTCAATACCAGTATGCACATCAAAGAAAGTGCATACGATATCATTATCTGACTTTAAAGAGCCAGTGAACTTCTTGTCTTCATCATAAAAAAGTGGGTGACAGTCGCTTTCAGAAATGCTTCTTATGATTTGCTCTTTGTAGCTTTCTTTTCGCGCCTGTTCACGAATCATCCTACGAAGTTCATTGCGCTCATCACGAACCTTAACTTGCTGCTTCTCAAGTTCTTGTTTTTGAGATTGCAATTCTTTTAGATATTCATCATTGTCATATTTATTAAACACACCAGCATCATAAAACTTTTTTGCCTGCTGATATGGTTTTCTAAATGCCGAGGAAGTATAAGGCATATCTTCATTGCCGATTTCCTTGTTAATGATATCGGCCAGTTCGTCCCAATTCATATCTATAATTCCAGATTCCTTGGCTTGCCCAAGTCTCCAAATATATTGTTCTAGATTTTCAGATTCGCCTTTATGTAAATCCACGTATGGCACCTCCTCATATTTTTCATCTTGCAGTAACAAAACAAGATGATGGTGAAATATTTGATTTTCACAAATATCTTCCAAACTTTTACTTCATACACTATTGGATGTTCTGCATTGAACTAATTTCACCCAGAACAAAAACAAAGAAGGGTGGCTAAGGCCACCCAGTCTGAGTTATATCAATATTTAATTGTTATCTTGCATAACATACACGGCATAAATTATTCATTGCTGTGACAACCAAAAAGGAAGTCACAGCAACAACAAAGAAAGGTGTAGAAATATGAATGCAAGAAAAATACGCGAAGAGCAATCTTCGCATTTATATATTCAGCCAACTAGCTGCGTATATAACGATTATTTACTTACGAGAGCTAATCTTATCGCAATATGTTCTTGTGATGTGAGCCTTTGGAACAATCTTGCTCTTCGTCACAATTGTCTCTCCCGTAAGATTATTAACCTTCTCATGAGATGGAACATATACTCCGTTTAATACGATACCCTCAAACAGCCTAACAGAAATATTTCTATCTTCATTTGCTAGAGACAAAGCGTCTGAAACGTTCTCTTCAAGAGATTCATATACACCCTTAACCGTATTCTTATCGATTCTACAATCCTTGGCAACGGCTTTAATTAGCATATCTTTCGTATATGTAACCTTTTTGTCATCATTCTTAGCCATTAATCTTCTCCTTCATACTTAATTGGTGTAGTTGGCAATTTTGAAAAAAGTCTTGAAATATATATGTCCTCCATATAGCGAGATTTCAAAATTTCCAAATGACACTAAATCTATGTATTTTAAAAATCAGTAAATTTAAACATATAACCTTAATAGTATGTTATATGTTTAAATATTCTGGTCGCGTGACTTTTGAGTTTCGCGCTGTTTTTTCTTTCTTAATCTGGCAAGTTCGCGCTTGTGCTCTTGCGTACATTCATGACATCTACATGTTTTTGTATCCTTGATACTGACTTCAAACCATTCTCCACAGTCCACGCATTGCACGTCTCGCGTCTCTCGCTTTACATTACGAGAAAGATTATCATAAACGATATCTCCATAACACAGCCAAAGAGCCATCTTATTTTTGCCACCCTTGATACCGTAAAGAAACTTCACGAGAATATCGACAATCTTAAAATCATCGTATCCAAACGAAGAAAGCTCTTCATATATCTCCTTAGAAATCTTTCTATACTTTAAATCGCGGCGCATCTTAGATTTTGACATATCGTCAGAAGAAAAACCCTTAACCGCATCGTTCAATGCAAACTGATACTTCTTATTCAGTTCACAATACTTAACAATCAACGGATCGGTTTCTTCCTTGATAATCTTACCTCTGTCTGTAAACGATATCCTGCATTCCGTTCTAACATCTCTCATCATAAGTGCATAATCAATCTTATCAAGGCCAAGCTTTCTGCAATTGATTCTAGGATTCGGAATAATGTCATTAAGCTTATTGACGAGACTGTTGTTGATATCAGATACCTGATGCAGCTTTTTATCCTTCGCATATACAAAGAAATGAGGGAGAGGGTCTTTAGTAAAACCAGTTATCAGCTCATTTTCGTAATCTGGTCTTTCTGGTTTATACAACGTTTTAGCATAGTCGATTACAAAATTATTCTCCATGCAAAGAAGTCTAATTACATCAATTGCACGTCTCTTATCTTCGTCTGTACCAGATATGAACACCTCGCTGTTCCAAATCTTAGAGATGTTATTGCTGTAGATTCCGATATTTCCACCAACAAATGCAGCATGAAGTCCACCGTAGATTGCAGCGTTATCAAGATGTACTGGCTCAGCTTTTCGCATATTGTAGTAAAGCGGCACAATGTCAAACTTCTTAAGATTTCTTTCCGCAACTGCAATAAGAGTCTTATCTGCAACAACTAACGATTTGTCCCCATCAACATCAAATTGAAGAATCTTACTAATCATGTCCTTGCAGCTTGTGTATACGGCATCTGTGCCAAACCACTCTCTAACACTATTCTTTTTATCTCCATACGCATAGCAGGCAACATTTTTTCTAATAGCATGTTCCATGAAAAGATGAGGAGAGCGAAGGCAATCAAGCTTTTCATCTTTTCTAAACAACCAACAGAACACCTCTCCGTCTTCAAGCAGGCCGTCAGGATTATCTTTACCCATAAACCAATGCTCGCAAGCGGCATAGAAGTCTGGAAGTAAAAATGTATACTTGCCATGAACCTTCAGCTTTCCGGCCTTGAACCTTTTGACCATGCTATCTTTGATATCTCTCAACTGAGACTTTGCATATTCATCATTCAACAAAGCTGGGTAAAGGTCGATAGCTTTTTGAAAAGCGGTCTTATTTGTATTATACGGCGTTGCACCGAACACATCCTTGATACTCTCAACGGAACCGCATAAATTCTCAAGCTTATTTGTTGACTGGTAGGCAATATCTGCAAGCTCATCATCGGTAACATCAGTCAATGTCTGAAGCATCTGATAATTGATAGTAGCGTCTTTGATGCGCTCTTCCTCGACATTAGTTACGCCAGCTGTACACCCATATCTCTTGAACATCTCCTTATATTGATCCCAAGATTCATAATATTTGTTCATCTTAAACTGAGATTTGGTAAAGATAATTTGAATATCTTCATCAACGATGTTATGCTCTTTGCCATATATATCCTTGATAACAGGAGAGCATTCATTCACTTCGATGAACTTCTTAAAATCAAAAGCGCCAAGAAGACCCTTTACCCACGGTAGCCTAACCATACGGTTTCTACCAAGACAAGGCAACATCATTCCCGCTCCATCAGTATGGGGGATAGGCACATTGCCAGTTATCCTCTTGATGGAGTAGTCCGCATCATCAATTAAATCATATGTACCAATAACATCAGTCTCAAAATCATCGATAACGATAGTCTTATCAATGTCGAATTCATTCCATACATCGGTTGCAGAGTTTGCAAGTGCCATATAAGCAAGGTGCTTATTTGGATTGTTGCCGCCATGTGCATTGATGTCGTCAATCGTCAACCCGCACATAATCGTCTTCTCATGCTTTTTCCAAGTTGACTCTTTGACGAATACACATTTCTTTGTGCGAATCTGTCCAGCGGAAGATGTGAAGTAAATATACTTCTCGCCATTGTATTCGAAACCATTGTAAATCAAGTCTTTAATCATATCGAAATAATAGACCTGAATAACCATGAAGTCTTCGCATAGCTCATCTGGCTTGGCACCGATGGTTCTTGTGAAATATGAATCGAATACAGAAATGATGTTCTTCTCTGATACTTGGTTATCACGAAGCATTCTTGTGTGGTGTCTACCGTCTGACGCAATATTCGATTCAACCTTATTAGACAGAAGGGTAAGTAGTCTTTCCTTAGTTTCGTTGATCTTTGTGTTCTTAAGAGATACCAGATTCTTCAATCGGCGATACTCGCAACCAAGCTCACTCAGCTCTTTGCTATCATCTCCAAACAAAGAAAAATCATATTCGTCCTTAGCAATAGATGCAAGACCATCTTTGTCAACACCGTAAGACTCAAACTTAGACTCAATGTTTCGGACACCGACTATTGTTTTCTTTGTCTTGCCATCATTGCCTTTGATAACAGCGCCATTCAGCAGTTGGTTCCTTTCACTTCTCAGCTTGTGATTAAGCCAGTGAAGGGAGGACTCTCTATTGTCATAAAAGTTCCCAGTGTCTAGGGAGTAGATGTCTATCTGCTTATCGAGCACGTTGCCACCTCCTGATTCTTTATCAATGCAAAAGCCACGTTACATACTAGTTGCAGATCGCATAGATGATACCGCAAACGATGAGAGTGCAGATGAGATTCATATCAGATACACCTTCTTAAATAAAAAACCTAACTTCAATACATAGCATATAACATTATCAGTTAAAAGTAAAGAAGATTTTTACATTATTTTCAAGCATTCTATATCATCCCAATCTTCATCAGCAGCTTCTTCTTGTTTGAAATCTCGCGCATATAGTAGCCCTCACCGCAAGTCATCAGATAGCCGTTCTCACGTTTGTACATATTGCACACGAGAGTGTGGTTGGTTCTCCATTTGCCGTCAACCTTGACTCTCGGCAGCGGTTCATAATAGAGAAGCCCAAGTTCATACAGCACCTTTACCGCCTGCGACATTGCTCTTTCTGAAATACCAATCTCCTCAGCTTCATCACGATAGAACATATTCATGACCTCTGGCTTCTTTGTTCTTCTGCTTTCAACTGGATTTTCCTGACATGCATCTTCGTTGGATAGCCTATTTGGCCTATTTCGTATATTCATCTTAAGGTATGCGTATACACGAAGCAGGATATCGTTGTTCACATATTTGCTCTTGGTGTCATATTCCATAATCTTCTCATACTCATCGAGATATACGATGGCGAAGTAATCCGTATCGCATTCATCCTTGACTTTCCCGTTGTTGAATTCGGCAATACACATCTTGGTATTCTCGATACCGCCGTCAAGAGACAGGTAGCCGAGATCGCAAAGGTCGTTCACGGCAGATGCGAACTTGGAGTTTATTCCGCGACTGTGCCTATCGGAATTCCTGCCGTGCCACTTGACCATCCAGTTGATGTTGAACATCACCTTGTCATCAAACCCTCGCCTTGCAGCAAAAAACATAAATGTCGTAACCAGCATATCATTTGAATCACTGCCGACAATAATCTTTTTGGGAATGCGTATATATACGCCAGCAGTCCCATCAAGCTTAGACTTTGAATCGTATTCATATAAGGCGTTATCAGACAATTTGCCACCTCCAAGTAAACTCAAAACACTTGAATTATACCACACTTTTCGTGGACAACTGAGATAAATCTTTAAGTTGTCCACGTTTTTTGTGGACAAGTGCAAAAAGTAGCCCACTTGTCCACGTTTTTTGTGGACAACTATACCATTATACCCCTAGTTGTCCACGTTTTTTGTGGAAATTTATACATTCCTAACAAAATAGATATATACAAAATAGATAAATATGTCTATGACAAGATAATAGTGATATAGGCATGAGAATATAATGGGGACAAATTTGCATTTCTTATATATAAGACTCACAAATTTGTCCCAAACGGCTTGTTTATTCAATAAGCATCTTTTTAAAAAACAGTCATACCAGAGACATAGAAAGATAAACATCGTAGATATTGAAAGGATAATATCTGTGACATAGAAAGATAGGCATCTACGATGCCAAGATGCAATATCGCGGATATTGAACCATATATATACATATCGCCTAATTATAATGTTATTTTAATTAAGCACGAAATATACGTAACGGTATCGCCAATTATATCTTAATGCTAAATGGCTTTATATTAAGTGTATATTTTTTGTTATTTATATTGTTCTCAACAACACGTCAAATCGAATATTAATAGCTTCTATATCTATGTAGTTAATATGTAGTTATATTTATATATAGCCCGACAGTTTATCTTTTAAATTGCCACCAATTCAATAGCTTATCTTATAGCATATTTATTTGAATATAGATCGCTTTGTTGTATTGGTGTTTATTTGGATGTTTATATGTCTGCAAATATAGATCGTATATGTATTTCGACCGTCATCCTGTGTATACGCATATTAACGGTCTATCTATCACCATTTGGTCATACCGTATATCTTGCCGTTTATAAATTGTCATATATGTAGTTGCATATTGTTGGTATGTAGATATATTTCTAGAGTGATATAGATGAATTTATAGTGGGTCAGATATTTTTTTCGGTTGTGTTTAGATGAAACACATAGCTGGGATCAACAATAAAAAAAACGAACTAAAAGTTTTAATACACCCCCATACCCTTATCTACCTGCGGTTTTGTTGTTTTGTAGCGCGTTTTACTACCCCTACAACGTGTAATAAAAACGGTGGGGGCATGAGTGCAAAAAAAACAGGGTGTATTGCACTTGCAAAATATAGGGGGATATGCTAACGAAAAACCGACCCCCCTAAATATTATCAGTCCCACGTGCGATATGATAAACCCCCTATATGTTATCGAGTTGCTATCATATCGACCCAACCAAACAAAACGTTAGGTTTACCAAACAAAACGTTAGCAACCTATCAACCCGAACAAAAACCCGTATATGTTCGGTTATTCGTTAAACCCGTATAAAACGCCTATTTTATGCACGACACCACCTCTGACCTGCGAAAACTTTGGTAAAACGTTTTATCTTCGCGCATAAGGCCCCGTTTTGCCCTCGCGGGTATACCTATAGGCGATACCCCGTAACGGGGTTTCTGCTGATAGATGCCTATATTTACCCTTATTTACCACTATAGCGATAGCATATAGTCGATTATAGGCTATGCAAAACGGCTAGTTATCGTACACGTGTATAGTTAGTCAACATATGTTCAATAACTACCTCATACCTATACAACGGGGGGTGTTATTTAATACCACTCCGCAAACGTGATCTGCCAGCGCCAAATATGTAGATATTGTGTTTTTCCGAAATTGACGCTTGACACCAACATGATCTTGGGGTATCACGCGCGCATCGTTGAGCACACCTCGCAACGTCTGAAACCGAAATGTGTAGAAATTGTGGAGACGAAGATTGTGGATCACATGCCACCCGCCCCCGTGTAAATTGTAATCACGCCACGAGGGCAACGCCTCGTGAGGCCGCAGGCCATGAGCTACGGGGTGTGGGTCAAACCGCTACCCGTATGCAATAATTGACCGCGTCCATGCGCGTACCTTGAGAGCTGCATATTGACTGATTAAATTGACCCCGCGCCGCGCGGGGAGGTCAAGTCCTACGATGGGCGGGTAAACATTCGTCAATCGTAGAATAGGAGATAACATTATGACCACTAAGCAACTACGGCACTGCTCCGCTCACGTCAATATCAACGAGGGTATGTTTTGCAATAGCTACGAGCTTGTAAGCTATAGCACGCCCGTTGCCCTGCTGGGCATGATTGACGGCACCATCGTTGATGATAACGGCGTTGAGCATGAGCACCACGGTATGGCGCTGCTGCTCGGCGAGGACTACGATTGTAGTAACACTACGATGATGCACGTTCGCAAGTTCTGCGAGGACTACGTAGGCGTATCTGCAACGATAGCAGACCTGCGTAACGCCCTCAAAAACGATAGCACCATCGGCTATGACGTGGCGGTATACCGTGCAAGCTGGGCATAGCGTCAAGGGTACCCGCCTTATAGGGTACCCGCCCATAGTGGGACTTGACCATATATCAGACCGCAGCATATAGCGCGGTGGTATATCATCATCACTGCTACAGTTTGGAGCTAACTATGAATGTTTATTCCACCGCCAACCATACCATCACGTTCACCATCAACACCATCGACAATGACGATTTTCTGAAAACCATCAGCGGCGAAAACTATGTGCTGGTTGAACGCGCCGATATTGACGGCGCTCGCCACGCTCAGCGCAAGGCTCAAGACCTTTATATCCGCAAGGTATTGCAGGTCTGCGAGTACTGCCAACGTGATAAGGAGGTGTACTGCGCCGTTGTAAAGTGGGAGTACTCAGACGAGCTGGGCAACACCTACGAAGCAGGCAAGTTCACTATCTAGCACACCACCACCCGCCACCGTGCCATATATTGCGGTCTGATAAGTTGATAGCCTACAATACGGGGCGCAAGACTGGAGCATACCATGAAAGTTTCCACCGCTCAATTTATGCGCGAGTGCGTTGCACAAACTAGTATCTATATCGGTACGTTTCGCACCGCACTTGGCGAGGGCGACCTTGCACAAAAAATTAACTGGGACGTATTGTCAACGGCGCAACGGCGTAAAGCCGTCAAGAAAAGCTATGGTCTTGACTTTATCCGCGAGGACGGCGAACATAGCAGACTCGATAGCTCGCACACTATCGTTGAAAAGTACCATATTAACGGATACGACTTCTACCGTGTTGCGTGCCTTAATCCAACCACTTTAGAACCTTGGACGTATATTTACTACGCTATCTAGAACTACTACCGTGCGCCCCGTATCGTGGGCTATCAACCAACCAACCAACCAACCAACCAACCACAAGGAGGAACCATGTATACAATCGAATACACGCGCCACGTTTCAGGTGGTTTCGGCTACCATATGAACGCATTTGATGCGACTTTGGAGGTCGATAGCATTTTTGGCGTATTGGACTTTATAAAGTCTAACTTTGAGATGGATTGCGACTATGTTACGGTTAGCTCTATTTTTTGTGGAAGCCGTGAGCTTGACAAACACGAACTGTATCATTATGTGAAGCGGTTCAGTTGGGCAGACTGGGACTATTGGCACCATCCCGAAGATTGGGAATGGTAGAACACTAGGGCGCGGCGAATATCCGCGCCCACGATTGGAGGAACAATGTATCACGTTTACCGTCAAGCCACGATTAAAAACGCATCGTCTGGCAAGGTGTACACTATCACGCTGCGGAAATGGGACGGCCCCGTTTCGCCTTATGATGTAGTGTACGATATGGACGATACGGAAAATGACTACAATCCGGGCACGTACAATGTGTACGAATACGGAACTTTTGACGATGCCCATGCAATGTTCATGCAACGGATTGATACTGCATTGTGCGATTGCTAGAATAGGGGAACTCTATCCCGAGTTCCCCTATTTTTTATGGAAAAAATTATGGAGATTTCATGGTTTTTTCATGGAGAAACCGTGGAGAAAATGTGGAGATTTTGTGTGCGATCCATAATTGTGGAGAAATTATGGAGAATCTGTGGAGATTTGATGGAGGAATTATGGAATCTTTGTGGAACTTTGATGGAGAAAAACCTAGACTGGAATACGGAGAAACCGTGGAGCATTTGTGGAGATTTGACACGCTGGAAAATCATAGACTGGAAAATATCAAAACACACTAAAATGGAATGGTACGCGAAACAGACTGGAAGGTGGAAAAATGTTTCGGAAAATTGTAGACTGGATGCGCACGCCCGAAGGCAAAGAGTACGTAGCTGGAATTATTTTCGGAGCGCTTGGAATATTCGTGGTAAGAATCTTTTGTTTTTTGGTTTGCCTAGTAACTGGATACCCTGCTAACATCTGGAATATTTTCGGCTAGGAAAAATTGGAGCGGGTAGAAAATATCCGCTCTTTTTTTGCGGAAAATGCTACGGAAAAGATAACACTTTGCTGGATAAAATCGGCGCTCTACTGCGGAAAAACTACCGAGCATGGAAAAATTAAGACGCTCAAATGCGTTTTAAAGCGTGGAAAAACAATAGCCCTTAGTCGGACAAGCGCAGAAAATAACATGCCCTTAAATCGCCTTACAGTGCTTTATGCGGATAAATGCCACTAACCTAGTCGGAAAAGATAACGGAACATTTAAGACTAGCGTGGAAGATTATGGAGATTCTATGGTTGGAAAAATAGTGACGGAAAATCTATTGACAGCCTATGCGGAACTATATTATCATGTTGTCTTTTGTGAAAAATACTACGCACGCCCACGGAAAATCAACACGCGCCACGGAAAAATGCTACTTAATTGATGGCAATATGCCACGGAAAAATGATACTAATACCAACTCATTATAATGTATATAACATTATATATGTATATAATGTATACGGAAAATTGTACGGAAAATGATACCTACTTACTAACATTTAAATGATACCTAATCAGTCGGAAAATAATTACTACTAGTCTAGTCGGAATTAAAATACTACTAGAATAATAACGTTACGGAAAATCTATCAATTAAAATGTTATCGGAATAATAACGTATGAATTGCCACGGAAAAAATAACGTTACTTAATCAGTAACGTTACCTAACGGAAAATATATACAACATTATAAACATTATAATGATTATATATTACTAGTCGGAAAATATATGATACGTTATATACGTATGGAATATTACATATATCTAATACGTTATATACATATATAACATTATGCTTAGTCGGAATATTATAATTGCTACCATATCAGTCGGAATATATCCATGATAAGAATCTATCACGGATAATAAATATCTATCGTGTGGAAAAATCGTGTGTCGTGGAAAATCTATTGACGCTCACGGAAAAATCAACACGCAAGTGTTGCGTGATTGTAGTAGCCGCACGGAAAATCTATGATAAAGAACATACCACTTAGATACCAATTATTTATCATGGTTAGGGTACCTAAATATATATATCTAGCTGGACAAATGCCGTGTATCGGAAGATAAACGACTACCCTTAGTGCGTAGACGTTGCACGGAAAATATGCCCTTAAATCGAAAGATAAAACGTTTTATCAACGATTGCAGGTTTGAAGCGTGCGCGGAAAAATGATAAACGGATTAACGCTAACGTTCACGCCAACACGCTACGGAAAAAGTTCGCTAGCACAACACGGAATAAAACGCAAGCGCGGAAGAAAGATACACGATACCAACACACCTACGGAAAAATCAAACGCGAGTACCACACGGAAGATTGAATTGCAATAGCTACGGAAAATCTGCATACAAAATACACACACGGAAAATCGACTGTGGTAGATCACACGGAAAGTTGTGGAGAATACATGGATGGAAAAATTGTTCTTGACATACGGAAAAACATTGAGTATATATAGCCATCGGAATAATTGTGGAGAAAATGTGTGCGGAAAGATTGTCGGTTGCCACACGGAAAACATGCGTATAGTAGTAGTCAACGAACGCGCAACGGAAAGTTTGGAGTGGTCAAGTTGCGGTAAAAGGCGCGGTAACATCCTTACCGCCTAAGTTTATAAGGGGTGCCCGATTATCCTAAAGCGGCGCGGATAATCTGGGAATATATGTCGCATTGAGCGTCCCTAATGGGGCGCTCTTTTTTTTGTGTGGAGAATTATGGAGGTTATATGTACATGGAAAATCTCGCGTACACGTCACGGATAAATGATAAGATGTAATCAGTCGGAGGGACAAAGGCACCGAACATAGCCCACCTATTATGACTTACACTTTCTCTACAGTTCTGTACATTTTAAAGTTAACTAGATGGAACTTTTAGTTGTGTGTGATTGTGTGGATAAAATATGTAGGCATGTGTTGTCGCGCTATCTGGCACGCGAGTTTGGTATCTTATTACTAGAGATAAGCACCAACCGAAAGGACGGACACCATGAACAAGACTAACACCAACAAGTTTTCCGCACTTGTTGACGAGTTCGGATACAAGCTCTTACTTGTCGAGCTTGTCTATAAGCTCGATGATGATACGCTTAGGGATACGTTTAACGTTATCGCCGACAACTGGGATATGGAGTTCACCAAGGATAACACCGAGCTTGTCTATATCAACAAAGACGAGAACGAGGAAGATTGTGAAGATGATTATACGTATAGCGATGATGATGAACCGAGCTGGAAGGAGCTAATGCAAGATAGATACCCTACTTATGATGACGGAACAGTTTTCAGCACCATGAGCGGCTTTTAGCCGCTCTTTTTTTTTGTCTGTGTTTAATTGTGTTGATATTGTGACGGAAAAGATTCTCGACCATATGGCGGCGCGTTTTGGTATCTTATAGATACGGATAGACGCGAGCAGAAAGGGCGAGCAGATGAACAAGTTTGAGAAGATTGTTCTTGATACCGTGGAAGATTGTATCGGTAGTTACGAGAACAGTGTTCAGGACGGCTGGGTTAGCGAGAACGAACTTACGCGCGAGTGGCTGTTTGACGTTGCGCGTGGTGAGGTCACGGCAGATTGTCCGCGCGAGGTTCGCTTTTTGGGTAACGCGCGGATTGACGAGATATGCTATCAGGCGGTAGACAGTTTCGAGTTTCGCACTTGGTAGCTGGCAAGGGCTTATGCCCTTGCTTTTTTTATTTGCCATTGCCAAAAATAGACAGTCCTCTAGCTTAATAATAATAATAATAATAGGATAGGGCGATTTTTGTGTCAAGCGTCAATCTAAAATCTCCACACAATCTCCATAGATCCACAAAGTTCAATTTGAAATTGAACTAATCGAACTAATGCGCAACCTAAATTGAACTTTAAAATTGAACTTTTAATATCGTGTAGAGATTGTGAAGGTAAAGTTTTTGGACTTGGTTTAATCAATCAGTGATAAATTATAGGTACGGAAACCAACTACAAGAAAGGTTCGACCATGAACAAGATGTACTATATCGTTGACAGCAGTGTTGATAACGGCATTATCGCGTTTTGCTCAACGTATGAAAAGGCGAATGAAATGTGCCGTGAGTATTGCGCCGACATTTACGACAGCTCACCAGAAGATGTGGAAAATGTATGGATTGAGGACTACGAGCTTGACACTTGGACTGGCTGGGAGGACTAATCTAAAGCGGGGAGCATTCCCCGCTTTTCTTTTGTATATATCGAATTGTGTATATTCTGTGATGTGAAAGATTGTCGGCTATATGCGCTTGATATTTAGTATTATCTAATCATCGAAAGAAGCAACCGAAGGGGATTGACAATGAATACCATCAAGATTCACACGACCACGGACAAGATGCACGAGTGCGAAAGCGGTTGTATCTATGTGGTTGTTAACAACACGCTTGGCGATATGCGGCAGGTCGCCTATTGCACAACGCGCGAGGTAGCGCATGAAATGCGCGATACGTACTGTGAAGATGTTTTGGGTATTGACAGCGAGTGCGAGGACAGCGCTTATGTTTTCATCGTAAAATACAGTACCGATTGTCTTATCTGCTTTTAATTGTGTTCAGATTGTGGAGATAAAGATTCTCGACAATCTCGATTCAATCTTTGGTAATATGTAGTTGCCGAAAGGAACCACGAGGAAAGGAAACTAAATTGCTGTGGTCTGAATATCAGGAAGAAGTCAAGTCGGACGCGATGGAAGTTATCAAGGAGAATCTGGAGTACGTCAACAGCTGGGACGAGATGTACGACCTGCTTTTCATTGACGATGCTGTGACGGGCAACGGCAGCGGTAGCTACTACTTTAACAGTTACAAAGCCACTGAAGCTGTTAGCGGAATCATTTTTGATTCTGACGCTGTGGACGAGTTCAAAGAGATGGGGTATGACGGCATCCCCACGGAAGAAGGCGCGGAAACTTGTGATGTTATCGCGCGTTGTATCTGCTTGGAGCTTGTTTCTGGCGAGCTGGAAGAGTATTACGACAGCTTGACCGACAATGAGGACGAGGACGAGGACGAGGATTAACCAACCTAGGGGAGCGGAAACGTTCCCCTATTTTTTTGTCTTTAAATGCTACTGATTCACTATCAATATCGACAATGGAATATAAGGCACTGAGAGCCGATTTAAGCCCCTATATTATCGAACTGAATAACTTATACCCGACAGATATTTAACCGTCCTTATTCTCGATTCTGTGGCTTAGAGCGGTAAAAGCGGCTGGACTACCCTAGCGCATTTAACGAATAAAATAAAACAAAGCGGGGCAACGGACAAAATAATATATGGAGAGAATGTGCAGGCGCTTGAATCGTGGTACTATTTAGCCAACGTAAGAGACGCGAGAAAGGCGGCACAAAATGGCGCGGATTAGTTACGGACAGTCTGGTTATGTTGGTTGCTCAATGAGCAAGCGTGCGCAAGAAGCATACGAGCAGGGCGAAATGCCTAAAAGCAAGTGGACTAAAACAGCGATGCTCGATGCAATTGCTGGGGTTCTTTGGTTCGATGATGTGTTGGACGATGATTATATGGACATGTTCAAACAATTCAAGAAGGACGAACTGTTCGACAAGTTCTTTGAGTGGTCGAGCTGGCACCACACGGGCAAGTTTGCCAATGTAACCGACTTTTACGATGTTGACGAGACGGCGGTGCTCGATTTTTTGGAAGGTAAATAAACGATTCTGGCGCTCACTGAAAAGGTGGGCGCTTTTCGTTTCGTTAGAAACGTTTTTTCTTTTATGTGTTCATTTGTGTAGAAATTATGGAGTTCGTAGATCACACTTACACAACTTAAAAGTATGGTATTATGTAACTAGTCGGGAGGACAAAGCGACCTACATACGCCACTCATAATGACTTATTTATTGAGCTACAGTTATGTCTATTTTTTAGTTAACCATTAGAAACTTTTGTCTGGATATAATTTTGTGAAGATGGTATGGAGATAAGTAAAGCATGGTAATATCTAATCAAGAAAAGAAACCAACTGAAAGGCGGTATAGAATGACGTTCAAAGATTTGCGGAATGTTTGGGGCGGCATGGTTAACGTGCTTGTCTATGCTAAAGACAAAGCGCCGCTATCCATCGAGGGATACCCTTTTGATATGGTACAAAAGCGCCCGTGGATTGACGATTGCGAGGTAAGGGCAATTGAACCCGACATGTATATACAACGTGACGGTCATTCGAGTTGTGTTATCAAGCTAGACTATAGGGAATAGCGACAAGCCCACCGAAAAAGGTGGGCTTTATTTTTGCGTGTATATCTGTGTAGATAATATGAACACGGTAAAGTTATGGTACTATTTAATCAACAAAAGGGAACCAACTGAAAGGGCGAACATTGGTTATCTATAAGAATTGGCGCGGTTGCGAAAACATTGATTGGGGTTACTACAACACGCAGGCAGACCCCGACATGCTTTACAATGGTTACACTTTTAACTATTGGGACATTGAGGACGCTTTGTGGAATGAGTTTTGCGAGCTTAACAATTACGATGATTCACAAAGTGGAGAGTTTGCCATAGAGTCTAAGTTTAGCGCTTGGGTTAAAGATAATGCCGAAAGCTACCTAGACGATTGTATCTGTAGCGGGTATTTTGCCAAAGGCTCTAAGTCTTGGCACGATAGCATTTAGATAAAGCGCCCTAATATGGGCGCTTTTCTTTTGACTATTGAGATATGTAGACTTTGTGAATTGAAAGATTCTCGATGTGCATAGGCTCTATCAATGCAATAATAATATCAACCAAAGGGACAAGCCCGATGGGTTGACAATAGCAGAAAGGCAAGAAGATGGACATTAGGGACGAGCAGAAAGTCATTGCATACGTTGGCGGCAAGGAAGTCTATAGCGGCACTTGGCGAGATGCACCCGAGGACGTGAAGGCTCTAGACGGCGCATGTGATTGGTATATCCTTGACAGTATCGAGCAATTCGATATTATCATGATTGCCTAGAGATTAAGGCGGTAGAGATACCGCCTTTTTCTTTGTCGGTATATATGTGTAGACTTTGTGAAGTAAAACATTCACGACAATATAGAATAGATATTAGGTATTATATAGACAAGTAAAGCAAAGCCAAGCAGAAAGAAGGCACCTAAATTGACTAAGCGAGTGCGTCAGAAGGACATACGAGAGGATATTGCATACGGCATCGCCCACGACCTAAGTGCCGAGTATGGGCGCGATGATTGGTATGAGTACACGCGAAACCTCAAGCTACAGTGCATCGCATATAGCCGTGGCACCTATGGCATAAATGGCGCTGAATGGATTAGCCGAGCAGATGGTGAGCTGTATGCTGTTGGTAGTCGTAATAGCACCCTTGCATCGCTTTATTAACCGACTGGAAGGGATGGGAAACCATCCCTTTTCTTTTATCAATACAAATATGTAGATTATATGAATGATCTACAGACATGGCAAACATATGGTAGATTTATATCAAGTTAAAACCTGCTAGAGATTGGAACGACAATGGCAAAAATGCGGCAGTACACCTACCTAGAGATGACTAAGATTGTCAAGCGCAATGGCTATGAATATGCTAGATGCACTGGCGACCACTGTATCTATAAGCGCGAGGACGGCAGCGGCACTATCGTACTGGCGAAAAAGAAGCATATCAATCCATGTATTGCAAGGCGGCTTATCAAAGAACACAATTTAATTGTTGACTTGTAAGCAACTATCGTTGACTTGTAAACATATTATCCTACAGATGCACCATAAAATGCGTTTGTGGGGTATTGCATTTTTTGTACGATAAAACGCGTTATTTGCCTTTGTATTTTCGATATGGGTACTTACTAGGGTCGAACCATTATCGGGGCAAATAGGGGTAAATAACGCGCTCTAAGCCTTTAAATCGACCCTTTTGAAAGTGGGGTACACAACCCCAAAATACACGACCAAAGACAAGATAAGAAAAGTATCATTGGCAAGCGGAAAATTATCCGCCCTTTTTTATTTTCTTGTTTATACTGATACGGAAAAATCTTGCGAAGCACACTTTATCTGTTTTGTATTATATCTATTTTGTTAGGAATATATTCAACTTGTCCACGAAAAACGTGGACAACTTACCCTACTTTGCTATGGTTGTCCACGGAAAGTGTGGACAAGTGGGGCTACTTTTATGAGCTGTCCACGTTTTTCGTGGACAAGTTGAATATATTCCACACTTTGATTATTATTTGTGGAATATCTAACGAGACGGAATATATATCTATGGAGAAAATATGGATCACTAGATTTAAACGTGTCGGATTCGATGCCTTTAGTTATATGTGTGATATACTTTAAGCAAAGCAAGCGCAACACGGAAAGGTTTCATATGTTTGTTGACGGTGACATTTGGGTATCCGATTATTCGGATGTTGAAGAGATTCGGAAAAAATATAAAGAGGGATACAGATTTGTCGGAGATGTTGAGTACGATGTTCCTGTCGTGAAGAATCAAAAGACGTGGTATCGCTTTAAGTCCACAGATGATACTATCAGTGGGTATCTTTATGTGACGGAGCATCGCATTAAAGATGTATTCGATTTACTAAGGACTAACGTTATCGTGCGCACGGAAGATAATAACGTATTTGTATTTCATCCATATGGCATGACGGTCAATCGTAAAAAGACTATCGTGTACAAGCGTGATACCGTGGTGGAATATTTCCCTCAAAAGAATCAATATAAGGGGCTTAGTCCTTATGGTGCCGTGTCGAGCTACGTAAATGTGCATCGTTACCGTAGTATGCGCAATACGTTGGTTAACCTTGGATATATCAATGCGAAAAATTAGCGAAAAAAGTTTTGAAAACTACTTGACAGCTACGCAGAGACTTATTACAATGTTGGTACAACATAAATGATACGGAACAAAAACGAACTAGCTTTTATGTTGCATACCGTCCTTTTCTGGTGTTGGTATGAATGTGGTTGGTGTCTGATTGGTGGTTCTTTCAGGCGGATTGGGGGAGCGCATGAGCGTTCCCCTTTTCTTTTGTGGGAAATTATATGGAGAAAATATGTTAGAGCAATAATCGTGATACTATTAAACCACAAAACAAATCAGACGAAAGGTATTGTAATGGATAAACGCCGATGGGTTATTGCGCTTGACAAGCGCACTGGTAAGCGTATGGAGTTTACTATGTGTGACCTTAATAACGTGGCGTTTTATCAGTCAAAGTATACGCTTGACGGATATGATGTTAAGGTATTGACGGCTAATGAGGTGGCAAAGTTCGCCGATGATGAAAAGCAAAACGGTATCATGTAATTAGATTGGAGCTGTCATGGATAATAATGAGATTGTTGCAGTTGTTGGGTTTGACAGCGCAAACTCTAGCAAGGCAGTAACGTCTTGTTGTCGGAAAGATGCACAACGCTATGCAAAGTATTATCGTTCCATCGGTTATCATGCGCGTGTAATGACATATGACGAGCTAGATAGTTTGCTTGATAAAGAACGCGCGGAACAAGCGCCATATCTATTTGTTTAAAGTTATTAAAGCGCCCTATTATGGGCGCTTTTTTTGTTGCATTTGTCGGAAAATATCAGACATTTGCAACATACATAAATGTGGAGGATCCGTGGAGAAGATGTGTAGACAAAGATTCTCGGCCATATGGAATAAATCTTTGGTAATATGTAGTCAAGGAAAGGCGCTCGGAAAAAGGAGCAGAAATGAGCGATATGGTTTACACTCTTAAGCCCGTCAAGGTTTGTCTTGACGGTGACGATTGCAATGTCTTTGACGCTTATCTGGTTGGATACGGTAGGCGCGGTTTCTGTGAGCAGAATAGCGGCGGCTATGAGCACCCGCATTTCACCAAGCCCGAAGCTATGCGCGTCATGCGTGCGCTGAATCGTGATGCCGACAATGGTATTGGTGATGGTACGCGCTATGATTATCTGTTTGAGACGGATACTTTTATCGAGAATTATGATGGTGATATGATGTTGGTTGAGCCTGATATTTTCGGCATGTATGAGATGGGTATTGATATGAGTTGGGTTTTGGCTTAGGATAAAAGCACGCTTTTAACGGAAGGAAAAACCATGAAGCACGTTGTTTATTACACCGAGGAACTTTGTCGTGGCATGATTGTCGAAGCGGATGATTACGAGGATGCAATTCAAAAGGTTCTCGATGCTGTTGACAATGAGAAGGTTGTCTTAACTGCCGAGGATTACGTTGATGGTTCGGGTATTGTTGACGAGTGCCATATAGCGGAGGATTATGAGCTTGATATTTATCCTACGCTTGAATCGTTCACGAATTAAGACAGCATTTTTAACAGGAGAGATGCAATGAAAACCTACAACGTTATTAACTTGTCTAATGGGAATGACCTTTTGATTTACAAAAGCGAGGACGGCATTGCCGAACTGTATTATCACGATTACTCAAGCGATACAGATACTTTTATTTGCGAAGTAAGCGATGAAGATATTTGTAACCTTTGTGATTAAAATGATTTAACGGAAAGGATAATCATGAGCAGCTTTACTGAATATATGATTGAGCAGATTGAGGATAAGACAAAAAAGAGGGCTAAAGTGTTGCCTATGTGGAGAGGGCATGACGCTGATATTGTTTTGTGCGACATGATGAAACTAACCGACTTTGAGCGTAACGGAATTGCGCAAGATATTTTTCTCGCATGGAAATATAGCGATGAAAGTGGTCGTGACGCTATTGAAAAGATGTTTTATTTGTTTACCGAAATGACATTTGACGCCTTCCTTATGAGATGTGATAAGGCATTGTCTGCTTAAAATAAAGTTTTCAGAGTGAAGGGTGGCTATCATGGATAATACTATTGAAAAGCTCACTGATGTTATTGACAATCTCATTGAATTGAATGAGGAAAATTACAGTGAGGACAATAGTGCTTATCAACGCGGCTATCTGAACGGATACAATGACGCATTGGTTTACGTTCTAAGTCAAATGCGTGTTAAAAACTAGCATACGTACTATAACTAGATTGAAGGCTTATCATGGAAGATATTGACATTGAAAAGATTTGTGACGTTATCACTTTTTTGCAGGATAACGAACAGTACGGTGATGATTGGAGCGATGAAATCGCGGAACTTTACAAGGTGCTTGACGCAATAGAGGGTGTCGTTAAATAGTTGTTTAATCAAGGCGGATTATATATCTGCCTTTTCTTTTAGGTATTTAATTGTGTAGGTTATATGTAGTATCGTGATTCTCAATGGAATAATAGGTATGGCATAGTAATATATTGTTGTCGAAAGGAAAGGGAAGAAAGGAGCAGCGATGGAAAAGACGTTTAGCATCGACCTTAAATCTCTTTATGAGCATATCTATGGCAATACTATCTATGGCTACTGGATTGAGCATGAGGAAAGCGATGATGGGTCTGATGGATACTACGATTTGAAAGATTCATCCGCATTGTATGCTTGTGATGGTGAGGTGTGTGAGGTTGTAGGCGTTGAAAAAGATTACGTCTTGCTTACTTGTGTTGAAAATCGCTCACACAAGTTTGCCCTTACCAAAGAAGAGTTCGGTTTTGTTTGCCACGAATAGGAGTTAAAATGAGTACGCCTGCTGTTACTATCTTGAAGAATCGCGTTTTTGATTGGGAAACCAAAGAGAAGAAGGATGTTACTGTAGCAAAGCTCTATCGCCACTATGACGGATACCTTATGGGGCATGGTAGCGATATTGCCGCTGCTATTGTAAATGCCGCATATACGAAGCGCAAGAAGTATATTCGCTTTGATGGAAAGAAGTGTGACGAGTCTGTTCTGAATAATCGCAACTGGTGCCAGCATTTCCTCAAAGAGTTGTGTAAACAAGACATGGACATTGAGTTTATTGGCAACGATGAAAAACTCTATAGCGATTTTACTTATGTTATTACTGGTGAG